TTGATCCGGGTGGATTATAAGGTCCAGCAGTTCCAGGTGGATTATATCCGCCAGCTGTTGATCCGGGTGGGTTATAAGGTCCAGCAGTTCCAGGTGGATTATATCCGCCAGCTGTTGATCCGGGTGGGTTATAAGGTCCAGCAGTTCCAGGTGGATTATATCCGCCAGCTGTTGATCCGGGTGGATTATAAGGTCCAGCAGTTCCAGGTGGATTATATCCGCCAGCTGTTGATCCGGGTGGGTTATAAGGTCCAGCAGTTCCAGGTGGATTATATCCGCCAGCTGTTGATCCGGGTGGATTATAAGGTCCAGCAGTTCCAGGTGGATTAGAAGGTCCTTGATAAGCTAATGAATATTGTGATTGTTGCATTTGACTTCCAGTGCTACCATAATATTGTGTGGACGTATCAGTAGTTGATGAATCACCTGATACATTATAATAGTATGTTCCAGATGAAGTGGTTACCTTAATGGCCTGTTGTCCACTACTACTATTAATCACTGTAGCAGTAGCCCCATTGGGTCCATAATAAATTGTAGCGCTTCCACTGTTTCCGTAATTAGTGTAGTTTTCAACACTGGATGATGATGATGATGTATTTGTAGATGATTCTTGTGCAGAAAATGTTGCTGGTGAAGATGATCCAGGCAATGTTATTTGCAATGATTGTGTACCATCACTATTTGCTACTACTACAGCAGTGGTTCCGTTCTGTCCATAAAATGTTGAACCAGTTGACAATTGGGTTGATGTTCCCGTATAATGATTATAGTTATCATATTGGCTTCCAGAACCTGTCGCTGCACCAGAATGTAATTGATTGTCATTTCTATTACCATTACGGTTTCCACTACGGTTTCCAGCTGAATTACTATTATTGTCTGTAAATCCTTCTTTTCCATAATTACCTCCTAAAAAAGAACATAAAACAAGACCTAACAATAAAATTAGGAATATAAATAATGCTTCAGTATTCATTGTATAATTTATATAGTGAAAAAATTTAAATAAAATTGATTGGAATTTAACAGAAAATTATTCTTGTAATAAGATATAAAATGAAAACTGATTATGCAACAGCTGAAATAATAGACGATTCTTCTGTTGAAGAATATGAAATTCACAAACCAAAAAAGTTAAAAGTTATAAAAAATAAGTCAATCAATTTATTAAAAAGCTGTTATAATGAAGACCAAAATGTATATGAAATTGGGGTTGATGAAGCAGGACGTGGACCATTGTTTGGAAGAGTATATACCGCTGCTGTATGTTTACCTAAAGATGACACCTTTGATTTTTCAAAAGTAAAAGACAGCAAAAAATTTCATTCAAAAAAGAAGATTGAAGAAGCAGCTGAATATATTAAACAAAATGCATTAGCGTGGCACGTAAGTTATGAAGATGAAAAGAAAATTGACGAAATTAATATTTTACAAGCAACTCAAATGGCTATGCATCATTCAATCCAAGAAGTTAGAAATAAACTAAATACGATTTTAAAGAAAAGAGAGAATTTTCATTTCAGTTATCATTTGTTGGTTGATGGAAACTATTTTAATCCAATTACAACATTTAATAAAATAACCAATAAAATAGAAAATATTCCTTACTTGACAATTGAAGGTGGAGATAATAAATATGCTTCGATTGCGGCTGCTTCTATTTTAGCTAAAGTGGAACGCGACAAATATATTGATAAATTATGTCAAGAATATCCGGAATTGTCAGACCATTATGGCATTGATTCTAATAAAGGGTATGGTGCCAAAAAACATATGGATGGAATAAAAGAACACGGAATCACCATTTGGCACCGTAGAAGCTTTGCTCCTTGTAAGAATTATGTTTAGTATATATATAGTATAAATAATATATTTACTTATCCATAGTATATTTACTTATCCTTTATAACGGTTACTTTTGATATATTCTTTATTATTTTTTCTTTCTTTTCTTCGTCTGTTTCCATTACTTCTATAACTAACTTATCATACTTATCTGATATCTTTGAACAAGAATTTTTATATTCAGGAAATTTCTCACGAAACGCAGGAAGCAACCTTATATTTTTATCAGCCACTTTATTAATAACTTTCTTTAACTTTGTTTTCTGTTCATCTTCTTTTTCCCATTGTCCTTCATCTTTTACGTACATGGTTTCCCTTTTTTTGTCTGTACAATGAATAGGCCTTATCGTCTCATCTAAGTTATTTAAGCTTTTCACAATTATTTTAGAGATACCTTCTACATATCCAATTTCACCTACTTCTATTAAATCACTCAACTGTAATTTGATAGAATCAACAAAATCAGTAATATTCATTGCATTTTTACACGTTTCATTTAAAAAGAAATTTAGATTAAATGCTTTATTATGAGAATTCGTATGAGTAGTGTTATAACTATTATTTGTATTTGCTACACCATTTTTTACTATCTCTAAAATCAATTCTTTAATATCAGTTTGTTCTTTTATTAATAATTCTTTAATGCCTGTTTGTTCTTTTCTTAATTCAGAATTTTCCTTAATTAGTAGCATAATAAGTTCTTTATCCGTTGGTTCGTCTTTATCTACTTTTTTAAGCGATTCTATGCATTTTTTTTGATGCTTCCATAGACCAGATGGGTTACTATATATTTTCCCACACTCACATTCCAATGTGGCATTTTTTTTGATTTCCGCATTTTCCATTACGTTTCCATTGACACGGAGGCTATGTTTTTTCGTTTGACAATGAACGTCGTAGTTACTTTTTTTATAGCATACAAAATCACATAATTTACAATGGTATTCGGCATTTTTGGCATTTCCATTATTATACTATTTGGAAATAAAAAAAAATGCCTAAATTCTTTTTTTCAAAAAATATAAAAAAATTATCATAACAAAATAAAAATTTTTGGTTTAAATTGTGACGATAAATTTTCATTCTCAAGACAAAAAATTTCGTCAGTAAGAGTTTTTTTGGCATGGCGATTTTGGACATTTATTTTTGTCCATTTTTGAAAAGTCAAAATACTTTTCATTTTTTGAAATAAACTATTTTCCCTTCATATGTAGGGAAAATAAATTCAAAAAAAACATGGAACTTAAAGAATTTTCCCTTCTTACTCAAGAGAAAACCCCCGACGCCGGCTTTAAGTTCTTTTTATAATATATTTAAAATTGAAAAAATATAATCCAATTAATACTTTCCCAAAAATAATGACTTAAATTCTAATGCAGAGTATTTATTAATGCGATATTTAGTATTTGATACAGAAACCACTGGATTGCCCCAAACCAGATTTATTGAACCTTCCTTATTAGAAAAATGGCCTCACATTGTTCAGTTTAGTTTTATAATTTATGACGATAAATTAAATGAACTGGTTGAAGCAAAGGATTACATAGTAAAACTTCCTGAAAATATTATTATTTCTGAAGACTCAACAGCTATTCACGGTATAACTAACTCGACGTGTCAACAAAAAGGAGTGTCGATTCGCGTAGCTTTAAGCGAATTCTTTCGCCATTTACTCAATGTTGACGCTTTGGTTGGTCATAATATTGATTTTGATATTAATATGATACGGGTTGAACTATTGCGAATGATTAATGATGAAACAACTCAAGACCATGCTGCGAATCATAAAATCAATTTACATTTTATTACTAATTATAAAAATGTTTTATGTACGATGAAGGATTCAATTGAATTATGTAATATTCAATTGATCAATAAAAGCGGGAAGCCCTATTTAAAATATCCAAAATTATTAGAACTTCACGAAAAATTATTTAACCAAAGTCCAACCAATTTACATAACTCGTTTATTGATATATTAGTGACATTACGATGCTTTATGAAATTAAAACATAACATTGATTTGCTTGATACTTGTAAAACATTTAAAAAATATTCTAACCAACTCGGCATTATGTAAAAGTAGTATTTATACAAAAAATAATAATTATATAATTTTTTATATTATTATTATTCTTATTCTTATTCTTATTATTATTCTTATTATTATTCTTATTATTATTCTTATTATTATTCTTATCCGTCAAAAAATATTTCTTTTGCTTCTCTTATAATATTATTTTTGAAATTAGTAAAAGTAAACTTACTTATTAATCTTAAACACTTTTTATATTCTACCGATTGAATATCTAAGGTTTTGCTAAAATTTTCGAAAGCAGACTTGAGTGTAGTATTGATTTCTTTTCTTATATTGGAAGAAACTTCATTCGCTGATAAAGAAATATTAGATTTATCAATCCAAACATTTCCTTTGAAACTTTTAAACGCATATTTATCAAAAGTTAATTTATATAATACAAGTGCAACGTCAAATTCAGTTTCGGTTTGAATAGCTTTACTTATTACTTCTTCAATGGTTTGACTAATTATTTTTTCTTGCACAGTCACATCGTATTTACTATTGTTGTCCCTTTTTGTAGGTTTAATTACAACTGTTTCATTTATTTCAATGATTTTTTTAAGCCATCTTTCAGTGAAATCAGGTTCATTCACAAATTCACAATCAGCAGGTGGTATAACAACCTTTGGAAATTCTTTTTTAAAAAAGACTTCGTTATTCTCCATATAATTAAATCTCCATTCCCTGAATTTGGAGTGTGATTCTTTTTCACCTTGAATAAATTTATTATTTGTTTCCTCTTCAAATTTTTTAATAATACCAGAAGTATCTTTTGTATAATTATGAATATCAAAAACGGTTATATTAACACACTGTTCAAAACACTTCCTTTTGTAAATATGTTTTTGTGTTTTTAGATGAGCCTTATGATGAGATAATTGACTAGGCGTAGTATCGCATATAGAGCAGTAATACTGTGTATTATTACAAGAAAAAACGCCAGTTTGCACTTCTTCCATTTTATACTATCATATAAGAAAATATTTAAGTTATTTAACGGAAAAAATATTATTTTCTTAAATTAACAGAAAATAAGGTTTTTCCTTAAATTAACAGAAAATAGGGTTTTTATTAAATGAATTCCTATGCCGAACACATCTCACAAATTTCGTCGTGGTCTTCTACTTCAAATTGATTTTGCTCTGGCTCAATCGTAAACTGTTGTGCTTGATGTTTCGCCTTTCTCCTTAAATAATATATTCCTGTCTTTAATCCCTTCTTCCAAGAATAGAAATGCATTGAAGTTAGAGTATTATAAGTTGGATCTTCAATCCATAAATTCAGACTCTGACTCTGACAAATAAAGGCGCCTCTATCTGCTGCCATATCGATAACGTGTTTCATTGGAATTTCCCAGACGATTTTATACTTGTTTCTCAAATGTTCTGACAGCATTGTTAGTTGTTGAATAGAACCTTTGTTTGCAATAATATTATTCTTTATCTTTTCGTTCCAATAACCTAAATCGATAAGCTCTTTCATTAGATACTTATTCACAACAACAAATTCTCCGGCCAAGGTTCGGCGACTATATAGGTTGCTGGTAATTGGCTCAAAACATTCATTAAACCCCAAAATTTGCGATGTTGAAGCTGTTGGCATTGGTGCAATCAATAAAGAATTTCTTAGACCATATTTTTTGATTGATTCTTTGAGAGAAGTCCAATCATACCTTCCCGGAGTAGGTTCCACATTCCACATATCAAACTGTAATATTCCTTGGGACGCAGGAGAACCATTAAATGAACTATACGCACAAAAACAAGGTTCTGAATTTCTATATAAACTAAGCTCATATTCGTTAAATAATTTATAAATACGTTCATGTCTTACTTTTTCTCTATGTTCAGACATACCTATCATACTTATACTGGATGAAGTTACAAGATTTGTTATATTTGATAATTCTGCGAGTCTTTCAATAACGATTTCGTTGCTTCTCTCTAATGCTGCGTGGTAAATGGTTTCAAAAATCAGTTTATTGACTTCTTTCGCTTCCTCTGAATGAAACGGAATGTCCAAAAGAACAAAGGTGTCTGCTAAACCTTGAACTCCAAGTCCAATAGGTCTATGCTTCAAATTACTTCGTTTCGTTTTTTCAGTAGGATAAAAATTCAGGTCAATTACTTTATTTAAGTTATTAGTAATAACCTTTGTTACTTCGTGAAGTTTGTCGTAATCAAATTGCTTTGTCTCTTGATTGACAAATGTCGGCAAACCAATGGATGCTAAATTACAAACGGCTGTTTCTTTATCGTCTGAGTATTCTAGAATCTCAGTGCAAAGGTTAGACGATTTAATGGTTCCCAAGTTTTTCTGATTTGACTTGGTATTAGCAGCGTCTTTATAAAGTAAATAAGGTGTTCCCGTTTCCATTTGTGCGTCCAAAATTTTAAACCATAAATCTCTGGCATTAACAGTCTTTCTTATTTTTCCTTCTTTTTCATATTTTTCATATAACTCAACAAATTTGTCTCCATATACGTCACTTAATCCAGGACACTCGTGTGGACACATAAGCGACCATTTGCCGTTATTTTTCACTCTCTCCATAAATAAATCTGAAATCCATAATGCGTAGAATAAATCTCTGGCTTTCATCTCTTCATCTCCATGATTCTTTTTCAGCTCTAAGAAATCTTCAACATCCGCGTGCCACGGCTCCAAATAGATTGCGAATGAACCATTACGCTTATTGCCTCCTTGATCAACGTACCTTGCCGTATTATTAAATACACGCAACATAGGAACAAGTCCATTTGATGTTCCATTGGTTCCCTGAATATGCGTTCCTTTTGCTCTAATATTATGAATATGTAATCCAATACCGCCTGCCCATTTAGATATATGTGCACAATCTTTTAATGTATTAAAAATACCATCAATACTGTCATTTTCCATAGCAATTAGATAACACGAACTCATCTGTGGTCTCGGTGTGCCAGCATTAAACAATGTGGGCGTTGCGTGTGTAAAATATTTTTGAGACATCAAGTCATATGTCTCCTTGACTAAATTTAATGAGTTTAAATTAATATCATCACCATGAATACCAATTGCTACGCGCATCCACATATATTGTGGTCTTTCTACTACTTTGTTTCCAACTTTAAATAAATAGGCTCTTTCCAAAGTTTTAAACCCAAAATAATCAATAAGATAATCTCTACTATGAACAATCATATTATCCAATTCATCTTTATATTTTTGTGTAAATTCCCAGAGAGAATCCGATATGAGTGGTCGGTTAATTCCGCTGAAATCTTTAAATTCATATAATTGTTTCATTACACAAGAAAAAAACGGATCCGTATTTTTTTGATGATTGGACACTACAATTCTTCCAGCTAATATTGCATAGTCTGGGTGATTTGTTGACATAACAGCGCATTGTTCAGCAGCCAATTCATCTATCTTTGAAGTAGGGATTTTGTCATATAATTGATCAATCACCTTCATAGCAAGAGATTGATAGTTGATATGAATTCCTGCTTCTTGACCCAATTTGCGGATTCTCGTTAAAATCTTATCAAATGTCAAGTCTTCAAGCTGACCGCTGCGCTTAATTACACGCATTTCTGTAGAATGATCCATATTATATAATTGTCGTTTTCGTTTTAAATCGATTTTTATAAAAATTTAAAAAAAAATTGAATTGAATTATTACTTAAATATAAAACAAAATAGTAAGATATAAGAATATGTCGCTAAGTGTAAAAACCGTTAATGTTCCGGGAGTATTTGAATTTGCCGTCAAAATGCGAACAACTGATGATTTATTAGGATTAATCAATCATTATTATAGTCCAAAACGAGTTTTAATTGAACAAAGTAAAATTTATGCCATCCCTGATACAGGACTTTACACTTGGGATGGTATCAAATGTTGGGTTTATAACCAAGAAAAACAAGGATATATGGTATTGTATTTTAAATCTGTTGAAGAGCATAATTTATTAGTAAATTTAATTGAATTAAAAGAAAAAAGAGCCCAAGAAAAAATAACAAATAAATTGTTCAGATTTGATCCACGACAAGGATGGGCTTGTATTGAAAGTTATTCCACATTTGACGAAAGTAATTTAATTGGTTATAAACATTATTTCAAAAAAATTGAAGCAGAAATTAAAAGTCATCAAAAAAACCAACTTCTCCTTAAATCTATTGGCGAATTTAAGAGTTTAAATTATTTGCTATATGGTGCTCCGGGAACAGGGAAAACAACATTAATTAAAGCATTGTCCAGCAAATATAATATGGATGTATATGTTGTCAACTCCATTCACGCAAAGACATCAAATATCGGACAACTTTTGAATCCGGCAAAAACTTTGCAAAAACAAGTAATACTTTTATTTGAAGATTTTGATAGATTTATTGTTAGAGATGATAATAAGGAACTAATGGGTTTGATTTTAAATGCAATGGATGGTTTTGATGACTCGGGAACAACAATTCGTTTCTTTACAGGCAATGATTGTCAAGCCATTTTTGAAGAAAAGGCACTCATCAATAGGATTAGTGGTAAATATAAATTTAGTTATCCCACTTTTGAAATGTTTAGAGCAAAGTTGTTAAAGCTCGGTGCGATTATTACAAATCCCTTTGATGAAGAAAAACTTGACCAATTTATTTCACTCATTGTTGATAAACAAATAACATTAAGACCGTTTACTAATTATTGTTTGCGATATTTATTTAACGAAAATAATTTAGATGATATGATTGAAAATGTGAATAGTTTAATTGAAGGAGCATAAATATAAATTAAAAAATATATAATTTATATATATGAATCAAATTGTTTTTTTACTTTTATTAATAATATTGGCGGTTGGTTTGCCATTCCTATTTAATTTTTCAAATATGATTGAAGGATATTCCAATTATTCTTTAAATCAAGCCATAGGTAAATTTCCAGATGCACAAACCAAAGTGTTGGTTCAAGATACGTATCCGCCAATAGGCAAAAATCAAATATCTAATGATGGTGCCAATGATATTTGGTGGCATTATCCGACTTTTGAACTGGGTTCCTATGCGCAAATAACAAATAATATAAGATACCCAGATAATCCAGATATTGGAAGATGTACGCCGGCGTCTGTGTGTGGTGCCTTGTATCATGAGAAAAACATCGGCAGCAATTATGTTAATCCATTGCCTGCAGTTAATCCTGATTGTGGAACAAGAGTAGGATATTTTACAACAAATGAACAAGTTATAACCAGTTTACCCTATAGGACTAATATGCAAAATATTTTATATTGATTTACTTTTTCTACAAATGTAAACTAATTCAATTTAACAACTTTTAGAAAACAAGTTTCATCCGCTACATATGGCTTTACTGGTTCTTCTTTCTTTACTCGTTTCGTAGGTGCTCTATGCTCATACCCGGTTACTCGTTCTTGCTCGATAATCTTCCAAACCTTTTCCAATTGTCCTACATTATTCTTAAACCATTCTTTGTTTCTCAATACTAAAACACAGCTTAATTTCTCAAGTTTCCAATAAATAAACTTTAGAAATGTATAGTTATAAGGTGGTGACTCGTATTTTTGAACGATGGTCTCTTCCCAGCTACTAATCTCAGTTGGGGTCCATAAATGTAATGGCATATATTCGTAATGTGGTCTGCCCTCGTTGGTATGAAAATGAATGATGATTCCTTTATAGTTGCCTTCTTTTGTCGTAACATAACTATTAAATTCTTCTCCATTTAACGACGAGATAATGGAATCATCGCGATAACTATGATAGTCTGGGTATTCGGCAAATTTGGTTTCTAAGAAATCGCATTCATTAAGGTCGCAAACCTCCATTTGTAACTGCATTTGAACCCAATACTCTTTTTTCGGTATCCCATTAATTTCTCTGTTCACGATATTTTTAATCTCAAGCATTCTTCCAAATCTACCTGTATCTGATTTTATAATAATACCGTCCGGTGACGCACCGATAAATTTATAAACTGGATGTTGAATGCAACCAAAATCTTCTACTTTTGAGCAATATAAATGTTCATATAACATCACAGATAATGGTTCATATTTCTGTCCCCAGTGAAGTGTTGTATTGGTATTGACCATCTTGACTTCATCAACAATCGGTTCCTCTTTTAATGGTTGGCATTTTTCATAAATTAATTGGTTTATCGTATTTTGTGTATCAAATGCCTTCCAAGCATTGCTGGCAGTAATTAAATTCCAACGAAATTCATACCATTCCGAGGTTCTTTGGACTGGCTGTGGTAATTCTCTTAAACGTTGAATTTTTTGTTCAATAAGATTTGTTTCTTGTTCATCCATTTTTTCTTCTAATTCATCCTTATCTTCTTCGACTTCTTCATTATTTTTAATTGATCTCTCAGGATGAAATGTTGTTATATAGATATTAAAAGCATCTTCGAGTAAATCGTTCATGTCATGTTCAATATATTCACTTTCCAAAATGTGATCCTCCATTTGAACATAAAACATTTCTTTAATTTCTTCCAGTAAAATATCATGAAAATGAGGATCAGATATTACGGTTGGGTTTTCTGCCATAAACTCTTCCATAAGGTGTAACGCGGTTTCAACTAGTTCAATGGCATTTTCTTCATTAAAAACATTTGGTTCGTCTTCAAATACTAATGTTTCTATAATGTCTTCTAATGGTTCTAAATCGGATAAGGTTGTCATACTATATATATAATATTAAATCCTTTTAATATAATATAAAAATAGATTTATCAGCACAAATACCAGTGTTAAACCATCACTGGTTAATTTTCATCATCTTCCTCCGAATCGGATGCTTCTTTAGATACCTTTTTTCTGAAAGTTCCTTGAGATTTTTTAGGAGCCAATGATTTAAGAGTTGAAACGCGTTTATCTATATTTTTTAGTGTAAAATGTTTGTTTGTTTTAATATAGTGTAGTGCTGGAATCTCTTTTATAGTGCCATTTTCTTTATCATATACAACGTCCTTAACACGTTGCAATTTTTTGCGATCAATACAATCCTTAAGAAATGAAAATAACAGTTCACTTTCCTCATCATTTAAATTATTAACCTTTTTATATCTTTCTACAAATTCTTGCAGTTTCTTCATTTTTATAGTTTTATTAAGCTTGCACCACGGTTCGTTGACATTATTATTTTTCTCATTTTCAAGAAATTTATCTAAATTAAATAAATTATTTTGGGATTTCGTTTCTATAAGTTGCAAACCATTTAACAACATCGTTTTATATTTAATATTCTTAAGTTCTTGACAGTCGCCTTCATTATTCGTTAAGCTATTTTCTTCCATTTACTATAGTATTATATAACGAATTAAGTTTAACTCAGTTTTCTAAAATATATATTTGACTAAAATATATATTTGACGATGTATATTTATATCAATTTCAAAAAATATATATTAAATATATTCAATTATTTTATATATGGAGATTAAAAGCATAATGTTTACAAAGTCAGTTAAAAAACAATTAAACGAACACCATAAGAAAAATAAGGAGAGAAAAAGAGTTGTTGCCGAAAATTGGACGTTTGTTGTAGACGACTATGCTTATGAAAATCAATTTGAAACAGTCAAGAATATAAAAGACAATTCGTATAATTATATACAGGATAATGAGAAATCAAAAATTATGTTGCAACAAATTAATAAAAAAATATATGGATATAAACAACAAGACATTATTAAAAAACTTTTAAATGCGGATAAATTTATCAATCTACCATCTATTATAGACAAAATGATTGATTGCGAATTGAAATGTTATTATTGCAATTGTGAAATGAATGTTTTATATGATATTTCGAGAGAAATGAAACAATGGACGGTAGATAGAATAGATAACAATTTAGGCCATAATATTGATAATTTTTATATTGCTTGTTTGGAGTGTAATCTGAAAAGAAGGCGTAGAAGCGATGACAAATTTTTCTTTACTAAGCAGATGAAATTAGTTAAGGTTGATGGAAATAATACTTCGTTAGTTTAATAATAATAAATAATCTTATAATATTATTAAACTATGAATGGAAAACAGGATCAACGTTTAAGAGAACAAAATAATGATAATCATATTTTTGGTTCGTATTCACTTAAATGGACCGATGGGTTACCTTATGAGAGATCCAGAAGAATGAAACATCAAATTCAGATGGAAAATGAAGAGTTTAGTAAAAATATGGATAACTCAGCATATTCTTCATCTTTACATCACGATGAACACACTTGGGATATATTAAATCAATCATTATCTGGTTCAGGGTTCAAAGTATCCAACAAAAGAGAAGAATTGGGTGATAAATTGGCCAATAGAGATATGATTCAACAAATTGGCATTAATCCATTTTTAAACCAAAGCAATTATGTAGATGATATTTCCATTAGAGATCAATTTTTAAAACCAGTAAACACAACTCAAGGTGAGATGCGAAGTAATTTAAGCTAAAGATTTTGTGCACATTGAATAAAGCAACCTATTGACAAAGTAAGCAAGGAATATATTAAAAAGCATGACAATACCGCCAGTTATTATTCTAAAGTTGATTTGTTTATAATTTTTAATCATCCAAAATAGATTAATGAAAATAACTATCACTAACATAACAAAGAATATAGCTGAAATAATTAAAAAATAGACACAAGAACTTTTATCCAAAGGACTAAAATAGTTTGACATTAAATCAAGCATTATATTATATATAAAGTTTTTTTATAAATTTAATAATATCTATTTTAAACTACTTAAATAAGTTTTCACTTATGTTAAGTAATGAGTGTAACGAGTAATTATACTACGCAAAACGAATTATTGCTAAATAATTTGATGGAATTTTATAAAAATGATGACAACTTAACTAGAATGTTGAAAATTATCACCGGTGAATCCAAAATCTCTCTACGTATTGTAGATTGGTTCGCGACCAATTACGCCAAAAAGAATTATACCTTATACGAAATAATGAATCCAGCTGGCGAAAAAATTCGCTTCAAAGTCTACTTCGATTATAAGCTCAAATTAAAAGCTTACAGCAAAAGACGTTTTGATCCTTTCTGCCGATGGGAAAGAATAAGTATTCCATATAAAGACGGAAAATGCATTGAAACAACGATCGGTCAATTGAATTTTTTTAAATGGGCGCTTGAAAATAAAGTCATTGATTATATTGACCTGCATTATGATGTCATTGAGAAGGATATGAACAACCGAAATAGCACGTCAAAGAGGAAGGAGTATCTGACGGATAATTCGAAGACACGAAAGAAGAGGGAAGAGTTGTCAATATCCGCTACAAAAAGCATTAAGAAAGAAGAGGTTGAAATTGTTGTCAAGTTTCATTGATGAATTACTTTGGCTTTTAAAAAGTTAAAACGATTGCTTTTGATTATATAAATAAAAGCAATTAGTAAAATAATTACTTAAAGACATCATTTATTATTTATGTATAATGGATACAAATCAATTAGACATAGTTGAGTTGATTGAAAACAACCCGATAACTAAGTTATCAAAAAATTATAATGTTAAATTATTAACAAAAATTAAAGAACATTTCACCGATTTTGAACAACAATTATTTTTATCGAGTTTTTATTGCTATATTAATTGTGATCCAATAAATGATTTTATCATTGATTTAGATAAAATATGGAAATGGATGGGATTTAGTTCAAAATTTAATGCAAAACACATGATCGAAAAAAACTTTATTGAGGAAAAAAACTATAAAAAGTTATCAAACGATATATCAAGTCAAAATTTTGCTCCTGAAGGTTCAGAAGCAAAAAAAAATGGAAGAGGAGGACATAATAAAGAAATAATTTTGTTAAACATAAATACCTTTAAAAAATTTTGTTTGAAAGCAGGAACAAAAAAAGCGGACGAGATTCACGATTATTATATGAAATTAGAAGAAATAATTCAATCCTCAATAAATGAAGAAAATAATGAATTAAAATTACAGTTGGAACAAGAAAAAAATAAATTAGAAAATGTTGACAAAGAAAAAGAGGAACTCAAAGAGAAAACATTGTTAGAACAATTTCCATTAAATACTCAATGTATTTATATCGGATTAATTGATAACAAAACTCTTGGAAAACCGAACAGTAAAATGTATCATGAAACAGTGATTAAATTTGGTCAGAGTAATAATTTAAGTGAAAGAGTAAAAACTCATAAAAAAACATATGATAATTTCAGATTATATAATGCTTTCAAAGTTAAAAACAAGATTGAAATCGAGAATTGTATCAAAAAGCATAACACCTTAAAAAATCGTTTACGAATCATAACTATTGATGATATTGCTCATCGTGAATTAATTGCATTGGACGACGATGAATTTACTCTTGACAATGTTGAAAAGTTGATAAAAGATATCATCAGAGAGAACGAATATAATGTTGAAAATTATAATCTACTTCTAAAAAAGAATGATGAACTACAAAATGAAATTTATAAATTGAAAGACCAGTTAAACGAACAAAATAAATTGCTTGTAAATAGCAATAAAAAGATTCAAAAGTTAGAATACGATGTTACGGAAGATATAAAAACGAAAATAGCAAGCAACTACGCCATTTGTAAATACGGTTATTTTTTATACGCTTATCAATATGAAAATATGCGATTTATTTGTTCTATTACAAGACAAAAAGATTATGACACTATTCTAAAAAACCTCAAAGAACTATACCCTACAGGTGAGATGATACATCAAGTCAAATGTTCATATCCTTTGACAGAAAGAAATATGATGTTTATATTGAAACAGAATAGCATTTCATTAGGTCAAAATAAGTTCGAGACCTCATTAGATAATGTAAAAAAAATATTAGACGTTTCTATCAAATTAGAAGAGTTGTTAATGGAACAATCTAAAGACATAGACACTTTGTTTGATTTGTTATCTAATACCAAAAAAAATTTAACCGATATTTCAGGTGATCCAGAAATTCCTGTTGTTAGAAAAGCTAAGCGTTCTATTGACCAAATCAATAAAGATACGGGCGAAGTTGTTGCCACACATGAAAGCATAGAAGCAGCAGGACGAGCATGTGGTCTTACTACAGGAACCGCAATCGGGTATGCGGTAAGAGAGTCTAGACTTTGCCATGGATTCCTATGGCGATATTCGGGTGTATCAAAAGAACAACAATTTGCCGAACAACCCGTCATAAAAATTTGTTGTAAAAATGGAGAGAAAACATGCTTCAAAAATATAGCAGATGCTGCTAGAGATGCTAATATATCTGCTCCAGCGTTAAGAAGACGTATTCTAACAGATGTTCATGTAAATCATTTTCATTGGATATTTGATAAAAACGCCTGTCATTATAACTAAAATATTCACATTATCTATACAGATATTATGAATAATATGCAAAAGAGATTTTTATTATTTTTATTTGGTTGTGTACCATCACGTTTAGCGCTCGTTTATTTAGCGAAGAATATTTCAATTGATTCCTTACCTATATTAGGTTATTTAACAACAATAATAGGAATCGGTTTTACCTATCTATTTTTGACAGGTTCAAGGCAAACAGGAGTTGAAGTTTTTGGAGATAAAATTTGGTGGAATAACCTGAGACCCATTCATGCTATATTCTATTTTTTGTTCTCTTATAATGCAATCAATAAAATAAGGAGTGGTTGGATCTATTTATTAGTCGATGTTCTTTTGGGATTATTCAGTTTTCTTATTTTTCATTACATAAATAATGATTTTAAAAAACTTAAAATAATAACTTAAATAATAAATATGGGACAATCGCAATCAACCTCCATAAAAATAAATTATGAAGATGTCCAATTTATCATAAAAAATCCTGAAGGCCATTTATTAATTAATACTCTCTCCAACTCGGAACAAAATTGTTTGATACAAAATACGATGAATAGCAACAATGAAGAGAATATTATTAATAATTGCATAAAAAGGGGAGCAAAAGATATTAAAATCATTATTTATGGAAAAAATAGCAATGACGAAAAACTATATAATAAATATAATCAGCTGACTTCTCTCGGATTCCAAAATGTATATATTTATACTGGAGGATTATTTGAATGGTTAATGCTTCAGGACATCTATGGAGAACAAGAGTTTCCAACTACAAACAAAGAATTGGATATTTTGAAATATAAACCCAATAAAGTACTTAATGTCCCGCTTTTGGAATACTAATGATCTATTTACATTTTTTATATATCAAAGGTGAAGAAAAATGTAAATTCAAAATTTTATATAATTTTCGTTATTGTATAAAACGGAACTTGTGATTTTATAATATTCTATTTTATGTATGTTTACTAATCTATATTTATTTTGATAAAAATATTTAAGTATGTAAATGAGAAAAGGTGTAAATTATGAAAATATAAATAAATTAAGGTGAAATAAAAAAATTATATTAAGTGTACCACATTAAATTTTTAAATCAGTAAATATTAAACGTATACTGTGTAACCTGTTTTTGTTGAATTAATAACTAAAATAACTAAACGTAAACTGACACCCGATTGCGCAGCTGATGCACCACTTATTACACCACCTGTTCCCACTGCTATTGAAAAAGTTTTATTTGTAGCACTGCTGTGTAAATAAATAATTTGTAAATTATTTTCAATAAATCCAACTTCTAATAAACTAGCCAATGATGGAAAAGTAAATATAAAGTTTGATGTCCCCGTATAATTATAACTGATAATACCATCTTGTACTTCTAATCCTGTTAATAATTTATCAGTTGTACCACTCGAAGTTGTCACGGTTGGTTGTCTTACAATATAGTTGCCAACGGTGATAACATTTCCTAGTACAGTGAGATTATTACCTATAGTTAATGTTCCTACATTACTAAACAATTCATTCGTACTTGTATCATAAGATGTTGGGTACATATTGGTTCCTGTCATTGATCTCATAGGGTTTATGTAGGTTGCTGAATTATTAGCTGTAATAGATGTGTTAGATGCGTTCAATACGATGGAATTGCTTGATTGATTGTTATTAGATGCGTTTGAACCGATACTGATTGCATAATTGCCTAATCCAGTAGTTCCCGCATTATTTCCTATAGCGATAGATCCAATACCTTGTGTAAATGTTCCTGCATTACTTCCTATGTGAACGGTTGAATTAGTTTCTACTTGATATGAGTTTGTGTTTGTATTCCAATATAAATAATTTGAATAATTAGTTCCGCTAGGTAATACAGTACCTGTAGGTCCTGTACTTCCAGTAGGACCAGTTGCACCAGTATCTCCTTGAATTCCCTGAGGACCAGTAGGACCTGTTGCGCCAGTATCTCCTTGAATTCCATTAGCACCAGTAGGACCTGTTGAGCCAGTATCTCCTTGAATTTCCTGAGGACCAGTAGGACCTGTTGCGCCAGTATCTCCTTGAATTCCATTAGCACCAGTAGGACCTGTTGAGCCAGTATCTCCTTGAATTCCCTGAGGACCAGTAAGACCTGTTGAGCCAGTATCTCCTTGAAATCCCTGAGGACCAGTAGGACCTGTTGCGCCAGTATCTCCTTGAATTCCCTGAGGACCAGTAGGACCTGTTGCGCCAGTATCTCCTTGAATTCCCTGAGGACCAGTAAGACCTGTTGAGCCAGTATCTCCTTGATTTCCCTGAGGACCAGTAGGACCAGTTCCGCCATCACAAGGTTCCATGCAAATGTATTCTTCGTTGAAATTCAATTTATTATTAACTATGCGCAGTGACATATTTAATATATATATATATATTTATTTATTTATTTATTTGTTTCACCTATGTATTATACCATTGTAGATTTAAATTGGGAAAATATTTCCTAAATTTATACCGATATTTTTTTTTAAATGTAGTATTTTAGATCTTAAATGGTGTAAAGTATATATTATCATACTTATTTTTCTAAAATGTATAAATATGAAAATATATATTCCAAATTTACTTAAAGACGTGATACACTATATCATGAAGGAAAATTCTCGTATTTTGAAAAAATCATACATTTTTTATTCTCTACATATGAAGAGAAAATACTTGATTTCAAAAAATGAAAAGTTTTTTGACTTTTCAAAAATGGACAAAAATAAATGTCCAAAATCGATATGTCAAAAATACTCTTACTGACAAAAAATTTTGTCTAGATAATAAAAAATTATCGTCACAAATGAAACCTTAAATTTTTATTTTGTTATCATAAAATTTTAAATATTTTTGGTGAATAAGGATTTAGGGGTTTTTCTATTGATAAAATATCAATGAAAATCAATGATTTTTACCCCAAAAAACCCCAACAATTTGTTTGCGAAAACTGTCACTTTATTACGTCTAATAAAAAAGACTATTCAAGACACCTTCTTACGAAAAAACACGAAAATAGCAATTTTCAATGTTTTTCAATGGAAAAAACCCCAAAAAACCCCTACCAATGTATATGCGGTAAGATATATAAAGAATATTCTGGATTATGGAGACATAAAAAGGTTTGTAAATTTGACGAAAAAAATAACAATAATTGTATAATTTATGAGAATAAAGATGATAAATTAATTGAATACCTTATGAAAGAAAATAAGGAAATTAAAGAAATGATTTTAGATATAGTTAAAAACGGAACACACAATACTACTAATACTAATATAAATCATACCAATTCTCATAATAAAGCATTTAATTTAAATTTCTTTTTAAATGAGACTTGTAAGAATGCTATGAATATAAGCGACTTTGTGGATTCCATTAAATTACAATTGAGTGATTTGATGGAAGTTGGCGAACTTGGTTATGTAGAAGGTATTTCAAAAATCATTGTGAAGAACTTGAATAATTTAGATGAGACTGTTAGACCAATCCATTGCACAGATAAAAAAAGAGAAACTATGTACATCAAAGATGAAGGACAATGGAATAAAGAAGATGAAAAGAAAACGAAGCTAAAGAAAGTGATTAATAAGGTGGCTGATAAAAATATAAGATTGCTACCAACATTTCGAGAGAAATATCCAGAATATAAAAATGCTTATTCAAATATATCAGATAAATATGATAAACTAGTTATAGAAGTAATGGAAACAGACGAAGAAAAGAAAGAGAAAATAATCAAAAATATTTCAAAGGTTACTACTATTGCTGAGAAATAACAATAAAAGTTATGGGAAGTTACAAAAGAAGATTTTCTTTAAGTTCTTTTTCTAATTTATTATATAAAAGGTGGAATTTCAAAAAATGAAAAGTATTTTGACTTTTCAAAAATGGACAAAAATAAATGTCCAAAATCGACATGTCAAAAATACTCTTACTGACAAAAAATTTTGTCTAGAGAAAGAAAAATTATCGTAACAAATGAATCCTAATTTTTTTTATTTTGTGATGATATTTTTTTATATTTTTTGCGGAAAAGGATTTAGGAGAATTATCTTTTCCTATTATATAGGAGAATGGAAATAAATTTGTCCTCAAAAATCCCACTAAAATATTCTTGCGAATTATGCCACTATTATACGTGTTATTCAAAAGATTATAAAAAACATTTGATTACGAAAAAACATATATCAATGTCCACTGGAATAAATGGAAATGTTGAGGAAATACAACAAGTCCTAAATTGTCCAAATTGTAAAAAAAATTTCAAGACTTATTCTGGGCTATGGAAACACAAACAAAAATGTAATAATTCAGAAAAAAATAATAAAGAAGTTAAAAATGAAGAACCCACCGATAAACAACTTATCATGATGCTAATTAAGGAAAATTCAGAATTAAGAAAAGAACAAACTGATATTAAAGAATTGATATTAGAAATTGTTAAAAATGGAGTAATGAATAATTCACACAATACTACTACTACTACAAATTCTCATAACAAAGCATTTAATCTCAACTTTTTTTTAAACGAAACATGTAAGAATGCCATGAATATTACTGATTTTGTAGATTCCATAAAACTACAGTTGAGTGATTTGATAGACGTAGGTGAATTAGGATATGTAGAAGGGATTTCGAAAATTATTGTGAAAAACTTAAATAATTTAGATGAGACGGTTAGACCTATTCATTGTACGGATAAGAAAAGAGAAACCATGTATATTAAAGATCAAGGAGAATGGACCAAAGAAGATGAAAAGAAAACCAAGTTGAAAAGGGTGATTAATAAAGTAGCAGATAAAAATATAATATTACTTCCAGCATTTCGAGAGAAATATCCAGAATATAAAAATGCATATTCAAAGATATCAGATAAATATGATAAATTAGTGATAGAAGTAATGGAAACAGACGAAGAAAAGAAGGAAAAAATAATCAAAAATATTTCAAAAGTTACGACTATTGCTGAGAGATAATTGGGAAGATAACTGGTTGCTTCGCTTTAGAGTCGCTTCGCTTTAAGTAGGTTTAATCTATTTATTACATTAAAAAGAGTTTTCGGAAAATGAAAAGTATTTTGACTTTTCAAAAATGGACAAAAATAAATGTCCAAAATCGCATAGTCAAAAATACTCTTACTGAGAAATTTTTTGTCTAGATAAAAAAAATTTGTCATAAATGAAATCTTAAATAAAAAATTTGTTATGATATTTTTACACATTTGGACATTTAAAACGCCGACCTTTTTGTTTTTCTTTTTCTATTTATTTTTCTTTTAGAAATTTTACGTCTTCGATTAGTTTTTTTCTCTTGTTTAATTTTATTTTTTTCTCATTTTTACGTGTGTGGTTTGTTTTTCTTTTTCCACCATTCATTTCATCCGTTTGGTAACCTTCATCATCTGATACAATATTGTATCCATTAGCATTAACATTTGGAGCAACATTTATATAATCGTCAGTATCATCTTCTTCGTAAGGAATTATATTTGGTTGTTGATTATTAGGAACATTTATAATATTTCCATTACAACCATAATTATTGATTAACTTTCTACAAATAGGACATTTTTGTGATCTACGTGGATTTGAATTAATTACAATTTAAACGCATTAAGGGTTTATTTTCTAAACATACAGGACATTCACAATTTTGATTACAACATTCAGGTCTATTAAATATTCCACCTTTCATATATTTATATATATAAATATATATATATATATAAAATGTATATAAATCGGCGTTTTAAATGTCCAAAGGTTTAAAAAAACCTAAAGCAGATTTTTTATTGACAATATATAGCAATGATTTCCTGCCAAAAACCTGCTTCAAATTTTACCGTAAATTTTGCGACTATGGAACGTCTAAGAAAAGTAGTTATGAAGATCACTTAACCAATAGAAAACATCAAAAATCAATCCTTGTCATTGAAAACCTGCCAAAATCGGATGGTGTAATTAATTATTTTTTATTCAAATTGCGAGTGTACTTGAATAATTTGTTGAATTGTCTTCTTGTTTCATAAACGCGTTTTGTATTATGCCATTTCATCCTTTTGAAAACATATTTTAATTCTTTATCTATTTCTACTAATTCATTAGTTTGTTTATTAAGTATAAATTCTTCACAGTGTAAAGCATTTATATATTTGTATTTTTTGTTAATTATAGTAGGTTCATATAAAAACCCTGGGTTTCCACACAAATTTTCGTTATTACGACAATGAACAGCAAAATTATTTATTAACGAACTACAACTATTGGTTTTGTAAACTTTATCTTGAAACATGCTACATAATCCTAATTCTGGAGTTTTTCTTGGAATAAAAAATTTACAAGTTGAACATGAGTTTTCAAAAGAATATACTAATTTTAGCACTGTAAATAATAGAATATAACTCAACATATATTATATTATCATCGTAACTTTAAATATCTTTTACAAAAGATATTAGCATTTTTCCTTTATAACCTCTAAATAATTGTCAACTCCAATATTAGAAAGCTCATCTGCTCTTTTATTTTTATCTCTTAATACATGATTAAATTGAATTTTCTCAAAATGGGAAGCAAGTTTTTTAGCTTGTTCATTTAACGCAAATAAGTTTGCTGAACGGCATTTATATAAACCCGTCATTTGATTTATTACAAGCAAACTATCACCTTCAACATTTAGATATTTAAAATTTAGTTCTTTCGCTTTTTGTAATCCCAATATTAAACCAGAATATTCTGCTTGATTATTGGTATAATGATCGCCAACAAAGATACTTTCAGCCCATATTTCCTTATCAAAATGATATATCACAGCACCGGCTCCTGATAAACCAGGATTGCCTCGACTACATCCGTCAAACATTAATTTGCAATCATATTCGGGATATATTTTCTTTGAACAAACTTGTTCCTCTTGTTTTTTGAAAAAATGATTAATTTTTGGTAGCATTTGCATAATATTATAATACTATAAACCTATTTATATTATTTTCAATTTTATATTTTACATTTTCACTTAAATATATTTTTATTAACTAATATAAAGGATGTTACAATTCTTTATCATTTTATCGTTTTTTGCGAATTTTGTATTTTCAGAAACAGAATGTCCTTATGTATCTACAATTGGAGACAGACGTAGTAATAAAGATAAATTAAGATTAGTTCAGTATAATGTAGAGTGGTTGTTTATTGATTATTATAGTCCAATGAATTGTCCCGGAACTGGTTGCACGTGGGTTAATCAAAGTGAAGCGGAGATTCATATGGATTATGTGTCAAAAGTCGTAAAACAATTAAATCCAGATATAATTAATTTTTGTGAGATCGAAGGCTGTGATGAATTAAATATTTTAAAAGATAAATTAAATGATAAAACATATACGCCATATCTAAAAAAGGGTACGGATACAAGTACCGGTCAAAATGTAGGCATGCTTACGCGAATTGACCCGCTAATAAGCTTATATAGAAGTGAGTTGAAACACAATTACCCTCTTCCAGGATCTAACTGCGGATATACTGGTTCTGCAGGATCTTCTGGTGTCAGTAAACATTATATAACGGAATTCCGGTTCAATGAATATAATATTGCCTTTATAGGTGCTCATTTACTAGCAATACCAACCGACTCTTCAAGATGTGCCCAAAGAGAAGCACAAGCATCAGTATTACAAAGTGTGATTTATGATTATGTTAATAAAGGGTATGAGATTATTATGATTGGCGATTTCAATGATTATGATGCTGAAGTTTTGGATGTAAACAATAATAAGCCTACTTCAAAAGTGCTTGACATCTTAAAGGGATATCAAGGCGATTTAGCGGGACATTATAAACTTTATAATGTAGCTGAGGAAATTAAACAAAACGAACGATTTAGTGATTGGTGGGATTCAGATAATAATTGCAAAACATCTTCGCAAAAAGATTATTCAATGATTGACCACGTTTTAGTGACTGATGCTATAACAAAAAATATTGCAAATGTTTATATCTATCATGGTTATGATGAATATTGTGGCAAATATAATTCTGACCATTACCCGGTTGTCGTTGATTTATTACTGTAAATATAAATAGATAATAGATAATACATAAATAGTATGTAAAAAATATACTATTTATAAAATTTTGTTCAGAATACAAAAATACCAGAAATATCAAATACTTGTCCTAAGATAAAATTTCCTTCAATGTTTCTATATTTTTTTTTGCATTTTCGTGTAGGTGTAAAGAGACGTTTTTTGAATAATTTGTTACAAATAAACCGTCACTTCTCAGTGTAAATACTCTATTGTCAAATAAATGAATAGCATATTCAAGTGCTTCTTTATAATTTAGCTTATCTTTATACATCCCGTAAATGATGCATCTATCGATATCATAGGAAGCTAATAAATCGGCTTCTCTTACAATATGATAAGCTAATTGATATTCTCCAAGATCAGTATATCCGTTCTTTTTTACCTTTGAATACGACATCGTCCCTATTATTTTTCCCATAATATCCAAGTCAGATGACGACATATATTCGGATAAATACGATTGGTATCTCATAATTCCTTCTTTTTCATCCATATATTTTTTATCACACATATCATGACCTATAGAAGTGATATAAATGATTTCTTTTTGTTTTTCTAAATAAGGATTATTTATTACTTCACTTTGATAAATTTTTTTTGCAAATTGATATACTTCCATGCTATGTTTAAGTGCATGAGATTCGTCTATTTTATATAGTTTACTTGTTTCGACCACATAATTAAAACCTCTATTTATTAAATTGAAGAGTGAAATTGTCGTTGTTGTAATCTTCATTAACAATAAAATATAATATATATTACTTTTTATATTAGTTTTACACCCTTGAATATTTATTTTTCCGATTCAATTTTATTATATATAATCACAAATTTCTGTTTCAAATATATTATTAACTTCTATAATGCGAAAAGGTTTTCCACATCCACATATTTTGTTCTCTCTAACATAATAATCTATTTTATAGTATATCATTAAGTTATTATCAATTCAATTTTTTCTTCTTGAGTATTTGCGTTTATTTTTTCTCGTATTTTTTCTAGTTTTTCGTCGTCTTCTTTTGCCTCCAAGTGGATTTATTACTGGCAGTAATCTACCATCAAAATATCTAGATTGTGGATTTTCATCTTCATCTTTGGTAATTGGTTCTTTCATCTGAATGCCAATTTTAATGGTGTCGTATAATTTCTGAATCTCTTTTGGCTCAAGATACAAATTATAAACTTGTTCAAACGCTTCTCTCTGATTATTTTTGACAAGATTTCTAATAAAAGAAGCTGAATATTCGGATGGATTTATATCTGCAATATTTCGTGTACCTACTCCAGTAGTTTTTAATGCCTCCATTCCCTTTCTCTCTAATATTATTCCATTAATGGATTTAACATACTCTTTTGTTCTAAAGTTATCAACTATTACATCTAAAAAGTCGGCTCGGTCTCTTCCAACAATAAAAAACATATTGATTTTAGGAATATCTTTATCTATATAATCATTTTTTATTACGCTATAAATAAAGCTAAATGGGCTACCCATGGAACAAAGAATAACGATATCAAAGTTTTCTATTTTAAGTTTCTTTGATGGATCGGTTTCAGAATCTGCTAATTGATTTTTATAAGATGATATCATTTTATCTAATATGGTTGATTTGTAAGTCAAATCTACCTGACTCATTTTATTTATAATTGCTGCGTCTAATTTATTTTTTGCTTTTGGTATAGAAGAAGGATTGCAAACTAAAGGATTTTTTCCGTCTAATGAACTAGATGTTATTATGTATGCTTTATCAACATCAAGATCAATGGCTTTATCAATCATGGTTTTTATTAACTCTAAATGGCCCGGTGTTGGGGGATTCATTCTTACAAATGAAAAAATAAATGTATTTTCTGGTGTATAGTCTATGCTCATATATTAAATAGATATAAAATGTTTAATAGATTGAATCCATTCTTGTAAAATTTCCTCATTTTCATAAATATTGTTATTTCCATCCAAAATAAGTTGGTCTCCACAAACACATTCACTTGAATCTTTATCTAACATATTGTCGTGATATTGATTACAAGAATTCAAATAGTCAATTGGAATATGTTGTTCCCCGTTCCTATGTCTAGTAGCAATTCTTAGATGACAAATTTGGGGATCCGTTTTGACGTAGATAATCTTATTCACTGGAAACTCTTCAGCAAAGGTATTGAACCAATTCAAATAAATTTGATAATTAATATACTCAATTTTGCCGCTATCATACAACATTTTAGCAAAAACCATTTTATCAGTAAATAAACTTCTTTCCGTAATAATAACATATTTTTTCGTTGTATCATTTCTTATTGATTCTTTTATTTGAGAAATCGTATCTTTTAATAATTTTAATCTTGATATATAGGCCATCATTTGGAATGAAAATGAATATTTATTTTGATCAGCATAAAATTTCTCCAACATTGTAACACCATTTTCATCCTTGATTTTACTCCATTCGTCAACGGGTTCCTTTAAAAATGTGACATATGTATTTTTGTCAAAACACTTTTTAAGATTTGCAAGCAGAGTGGACTTGCCTGAACCAATATTCCCTTCAATTGAAACAATTTGAATTTGGCAGCTCATTTTAATTATTATTTGTCATTTCTATTTATATCTTTTTTATTTTTCAATTTTATATAAAATTAAATAAAAAATTGATATTCTAAATACATATAAAAAGAGTAGTATAATATAAATAATTGAACCAGCAATATGGATTTAAAACAGCGCAAACTGAACAAGTCTGAATGGGATTCTATTGAAATAACAGTTCCCGATTCTGAATTACGTGTTTTAAATTTGATTGTCAAAGGATTTCATAATGTTAATATTCGCATAAATTATAGTGTTTCTATCTTTACGCATCTAAAAATTGATTATAACGAGAAAATGGAAGATTATATTTATAATCGTTATTTGCGCAAACAGGTGGATATAATCGAAGACAAAATGAAATCAATTATTCCCAGTTATAAAAAAATGTCTATTGATATAAATATTAAACCCAATTCTTCTGACCGTATTCGTTTAGAACGCTTTGACGAAAATAATGTAATTAAAACGGATATTTATGAATTTGTTTTATTACATCATTTACACGATTTATTAACTTTTATTATAAAAAATTCTGAAGACTTGTCTAACAATAATAACAATAATAAAAAGATTCATTTTCATTATTATACATTGTACAAACTTATTCGTAATGATATTTTGCTGTTAAATCGTCATATTAAATATTTAATAAAAACTACGTTGGAATTATTTGAAGATAGGATTGATAAATCAATGATTATAGAAAATGCGGTAGAATTTATTGAAAAAAACGAGAGTTTACTGAAATATAATGACCTTGAGTTATATGAACATCAAAAGGAAATATTCACATTGATTAAAACGCCTAGACCAAAATTAATATTATATATGGCGCCAACAGGCACAGGAAAAACATTAACACCAATTGCGCTTTCAGAACAGAAGAAGGTTATCTTTGTATGTGCTGCGAGACACGTCGGATTGGCATTAGCGAGAGCAGCAATTTGTGTTAATAAAAAAATCGCTTTCGCGTTTGGTTGTTCCAGTGCTGACGATATTCGTTTACATTATTCAGCTGCAAAAGAGTTTACAAGAAATAAAAGAAGTGGTGGAATCGGAAAGGTTGATAATTCAGCAGGCGATAGTGTGGAGATTATTATTTGTGATATAAAGTCTTATTTGCCTGCTATGTATTATATGTTGGCATTCTTTGAGAGTGAGGATATAGTTACTTATTGGGACGAGCCAACGATTACAATGGATTATGATGAACATGAATTTCATAAGACAATTAAAAAAAATTGGAGCGAAAATTGCATTTCTACGATGGTATTGTCATCGGCTACTTTGCCTAAGGAAAATGAACTGACTGAAACGATTCCCGATTTCTTGAATAAATTTCCGGGCGCTGAAATTTGTAATATTGTAAGTCACGACTGTAAAAAATCTATTCCCATAATCAATAAAGATGGATTTGTAGTGCTGCCTCATTATTTAACGAATAATTATGACGAATTATTAACAATAGCAAATCATTGTGTAAATTATCTCACTTTATTAAGATATTTTGACTTAAAAGAAGTAGTAGAATTTATATCATTTGTCAATAAACATAACTATGCAAATAATCGGATGCGTTTAGATAGACATTTTGAAGATTTAGATAGCCTTAGTATGAAAAATATAAAAATTTATTATGTTGAGATGCTCCGAAATATGAATCCACAAAATTGGCATATCATTTATACCCATTTTGAAAAAAATAGGACACCAAGAGTTTTAGAAAATACAAATGTTGATACAAAAGGAACACGAATTCAAAAAGTAAAAAGTGTGGGTCCAGGTATAACTTCAACGCAGTCCAATTCTTTAGCGGGTGCTCCTATTTCAAGATTAGCATCTGAACAAATCAGTAGCTTCTTAGTAGTCCCACAAGGAACTTCAGGCGTTTATGTTACGACAAAAGACGCGTATACATTAACAGACGGCCCAACGATATTTATTTCAAATGATGTTGAAAAAATAGCGAAATTTTGCATTCAGCAAGCAAATATTCCAAATGCTGTTATGGAGGAACTTATGAAAAAGATTGAATATAATAACATTATTAATAAAAAAATTTATGAGATTGATAATCAAATAGATGATATAAAAGAAGGAATTGAAAAGCAAGTTAAAAATAATATTAATGAATTTCATAAAGGGGTTCGTGTTACAGGCAGAAGCAAATCAAATAAAGACCCAAAAAAGTTGGGGAAGGACATACCCGATGAGTTACAGAATAAAGGCGCTCTGAATAAGATGACACAAGAAGTAAATGGTTTGAGAGCATTAATTAAAAGAGTTACATTAAATGATACTTTTGTTCCTAATAAAAAACAACATCTTGAAAAATGGGCACCTGATATGTCTATTACAAATGCATTTACAAGTTCGATTGACGAACAAATAGTTGCAGACATAATGACATTAAATGGTATAGACGATTTATGGAAAATTTTATTGATGATGGGAATTGGTGTTTTTATTAATCACGAGAATATTAGTTATACGGAAATTATGAAGAAACTTGCAGATGAGCAAAAGTTGTATATGATTATTGCAACGAGTGATTATATTTATGGAACAAATTATCAATTTTGTCACGGATTCTTGAGTAAAGATTTAAATTTAACGCAAGAAAAAATTATTCAAGCTATGGGACGCATAGGAAGAAATAATATTCAACAAAATTATACAATAAGATTTCGTGATGACTCTCAAATTGCGAAATTATTCACAGCAGACACTGAGAAACCAGAAATAAGAAATATGAATCTATTGTTTAATAGTTCGAATGTAAAATATCAAGAAGGCCAGTATATTGAAGATGCCGAACTAACAAATGATGAAGACGAAGAAGGTGATTACGCTTAAAAAGAATAATAAAAAAAGAAGCAAGACAAAGAAAATTATTTTATTATAAAAATTTATTTACATAGACAAATGATTTCTGTTACTAACATGATAAAATTTTTTATTTTTATTTTTATTTTTATTTGAAAAACAAGTTGATTATTATAAATCCATATTTGTAATAATCAAATTTATGCATAAAACAGTTTCAGAGAATATTCATTTTATCCATTCATTATAATTCGAATATAAAAGGCAGTATTTCTCCATTTAAGAGAATAAATATCTCGTAATGTATAATCTTCGTGATAATTTATTTTGGGCGCTTCTTCACCTTCTGGTTGTCCAACTTGAATAATTTCAATTTTGTTATGTATTTCTTGATACTCGCCCATATAGACGTTGACAATGTCAATAAAATCTTTAATAGTAGTATCTGGAGTAAAAGACAAATTAAATGTTCTCTCTGTATAACAAATCTTAAAGTAAAATGTATAAGTTTCGCTTGCTGATGGCATATTTAGTTGGTTAATATATTAATATTTTATATATTATTTTTATTTCATAAATTTATTTCAATTTTTTGTTAAATTGATAATTTGGTTCCTAGTTCTTTATAGTAAAATCCGTTATAAGATAAATTTTGATTGATACATTTTGCTAATGTCTTATCACTTATCTTAAGTTCTTTGATACAATCATATTTACATATAAATTCTCTAACTAATTGTTGATTTAGGTCATATTGGCCTACGCCATTTTTATACAACAAAGGGTTACCCTTTTTTTCCTCAAATTCGCAAATTAAATCTTCATCACAATTATTGTATAAAGTATAATAATGTCCGTTAGTTAGAGTATTATTTTTTACAGGATTATCCAACGCTGATGAACTTTGATAACCATTTAATTGTGCGGCCGTTTTCCTATCTAAATAAACATTTACTATTTCTGTTTTTTCCGCGTTTAGTTTCGCAATATACCCAATATTTTGTATTTTTATTTCTTTCGTTGGTTCAACAGAATGAATACTATTTGGGTCTAAATTTCTCTCTACTAAAAGCCAACGAAACCCACGATAAATTGTATTTTCTTGAATAGCCTTCATAATACTTGGTCGTTTGATGTTTTTATCTTCATTCATTAATTCTGTTACGGATTCATAAACTTTAATGAGCTGTAAATTTTCAGGATTGATTTTTTGAAGTCTTGGTCCTAATGTTGGAAGTTGTTGATTGAAACCAGTTGTAACCCTTGTTTGCTGAGAATTTAATTTGTTTAATATTTCTTGGTTTGATTTTTTTAGGTCAAATATTTCATTTGACAATTGGTTTACCATTTGTTTTAATTCGGATATTTCATTGCTATTTATTGGTTGAATATTGCTTTGATCTGAATTTAATTTTTCCTTTAATAATTGATTTTCAAGTAGCAACTCACTAACTTTATAATTATAATTATTAATGTTGTCGTCAATAATCTTAATTAAAGAGCTATAAGTTAATTCTTTACCAATTAAAAATAATTCATTTTCCTTTTCATGTCCTTCTATTTTTTTATATTTATGCGGATAAATTAAGGTGTGGTTATGTAAAAAACTTTCAAAATCTTTGCTCTTATCGACAGAAAAACAGTTTAATAATAGAATTTGTTTATGCTTGGATTTGCATTCATTATATCTCTCTGTAATACCTTTTCTACTTTCACCGATTTTTACAACATACGTTCCGTTTTCATTTGTTTTAACTTTAATAATATAGATCATATTTCCTGATGTAGCATATTGCTTTAATAAAAATTTTTCATTATCTAATTCTTTTTGTTTAATTAATTTTTCTTCCATTTCTTTGTTTTTGTTTTCAAGTTGCATAACTTGTTTTTTAAGTTCTTCACCCTCTTCTTTTGTAATGTCAAACATAATATTTTCTAATTTAATAAAATATTCATGAACTTCATCTGCTTTTTTAGTTCCTGCTTTTAAACAAAATTTTTTGAAGGTTTCAATATTTAACATAATTATTTCTTTATTATGCCCACCTCTATTATCTTTTTTTGCTCCCGAATTTTCTGCAGCAAAACTTTGGTCAACCGTTGGGTTGAGCAAAACTTTATAATCTTTATTAATTAAAAATAATTTTTCTAATAATAATTTGGCTTTATGTTTATAACTAAAATCTAACCATTTCCAAACATTATCTAAGTCAATAACAAAGTCATTTTTTGCATCATACTTCAAATAACAATAAAAACTTGATAAAAATAATTGTTGTTCATAATTGGTAAAGTTTTGCTTTACTTTTTCAATTACTTTGCTATTATAATCACCTGAAAATTTGGTGATTGGATTGCTTTCGATGAGATTTACAATATCAAAACTCATTTTATAAGTTAATTATATGGATATCTTTATATTGTTTTTTGCTTTTAATATTAAAATACAATATAAGTATTTTATTTTTAATATTAAAATGTATAAATTCCAACCACACGATATATGGTACTCAGTTAGAATAGGCCAAACCACCCATACCACTCATAATGCGAAGCACGTTGTAGTTGGTAGCATAGACGCGAACCTTAGCAGTCTTGGTTCCCTCAACGGTGGCATTAGACAAGACCAATTGAAGTGTGGCATTATCAATGCGTGAGAAATTGCACGTGCCCGAGGGTTGGTGTTCTTCGGGGCGAAGAGCAAATGAGTAAACGTTAATACCTTCATCAGGGTTGCGGGTGTGGGCTTGGTAAGGTTGAACCCAGGAGAAGTAGGTTCCTTCACGCTCAGAGAAGCGATCTTGGCCGTTAAGTTGGAGCTTAGCGGTGACGACTGGGTTTTGGCCCCAGCAGTGCATATCAAGAGAGGTCTCAGAGAGAACAAAGGTACCGGCATCAGACACACCAGAGTTTTCAAGGTGAGCTTGTTGAGGAATGTCCTCAAAAGCAGGAGAAACACCACCAAGATTGGGTTGGTTGTAAGGGTTGGAAGGACCGTGCCAGTATCCAGTGAAACCTTCACCAGGGATGTAATCAAGAGCACCAGCATCATTGAATAATCCACGAGCATCAATGTAAGCAGTCTTGTCAGCAGCAATGGAAGCTGGACCGCCGAAAGCATGGATGGCGTTAGGAAGAGCATCAATGGCATCAGTGTAGTTGAAAGGCTGAGCACCGAGAACCTTGAATAAAAGAGCATCACAAGTTAAGGATGAGCAGTAGTCAACGTTCTGGTCAGGCTGGACAACCCAAATGAGCTCCTTAACAGGATGGTTGAAGTTCAACTTGATCTTGTTGGAGGATGAACCAACAGATTCGTCACCAGTGAACTGAAGTTGTGAGATCAAGTACTCGTGAGGATTCTGGGCCATTCTGCGACGCTCATCGGTGTCAAGGAAAACGTAGTCAACATAGAGAGAAGCAGCAACCAATGACTGGTTGTAAGCAATAGTGGCAGGAACTGGACGACCAACAGCGTATTGAGCACCAGTGTTGGTATCTTGGCAGTTCAAGGTAGTGACAGCCCATAAGCATTCATCGATAGGACGAATATCAAGGTTGATCTTGACCTCGTGGTACTGAAGAGCGATTAAAGGAAGAGCAAGTCCAGGGTTTGTGCAGAACCAGAATTGAAGAGGCACGTATAAAGTTGTCTCAGGAAGAGCGTTACGAGGAGCGCAAACTTGGCGAGGGGCCAAGGAGTCACAAGGGGACTCAACATCAGAGAAAGAAGGATCAGTGATGAAGGTAAGTTGAGTGGTGTTACCAATCATCTTGAAGTAACCACGTTGTTGTTCAGAGGTCATCGTGAGTTGGTTCCAGATGTGCATCCAGTCACCATATTGACGATCGATTCTTTGACCACCAATTTCAACTTCAACCTGAGCAATGAGCTGCTCACCTGGGAAATCAAGCCAACGGGCATAGACACCAGTGTTTTGGCCACTGGTATAGTTTCCAAGACCCATAAGTTGGTTGATCTCGGGAAGAGTAACTTGTAAGTAAGTGCGGTAAGCAAGATCACCATTTCTGGAGATCACACATTGGACACGACGTCCGAAATCGGCTTGACCGTTGAATGTTTGTTCAATTGATTCGATGGCAAAGTTAGTGTATCTACGATAAGTAACTTTCCAAAAAGTAATTTGAGGATTACCTGTACATTTCCTCTACCTTATCTTTCGACAAGGATTAGACTATATCTTATGAAGAATTCAAATTTAGTTTTTCTATTTGTGAAGTTAACAAAAATTCTTCCGAAAACCATTTAGTCGTTGAACCTTCTTCTTTAAATTTTTCTAGTTGTTTAACAATATAATTTATCTGATCAATATCAATATTTTTTTTGGATGAATTATAGTTTATTGTTACTGGCATCATATTAGACCAATTCCAGCACTTTAATTTTTCATCTTCTATTGTTAGATTAAATTTACATACTGGTATAATGTGATCAATTGACCAATACGAGCCATAATTATTCCAATTCATGTCTGATGTGAAATTATACTCTAACCATTCTCTGAAAAACTGAATGTTACACCCAATGTAATTCATAGTAGACGTATTTTTAGTTAAAACAGATCTTAAACGAGCGGCTAATGATTTTTTAATCCTGTAGTTCATATTTGTTTTACTTTCATTTCTACACCACTCTGTTTTTTGTTCGGATAAAAAGGATGGATAACAAGATAAACAAATTTTTCTTTTATAGAATTTCTTGAGTTTTGCAAAATTTTTTAAAGATTTCTCTTCATTACATTTTTCACAATTAACAAAAGTTTCTGCTTTTTTATTTCTTACATTTTGTTTTCGTATTTTATCCATCTCATTTAAACATTTTTTACACGTATTGGAATAACTATTTTCATTATATTTTCTAAAATAATTGATTTGTTTCGTATTTTCACATTTTATACATTCTTTGGTTAACAGGAATGTTTCATTTTCCATTTTATTAATATGGTCCATATATTTATATTGTTTAAAACTAGAAATTTTTAATGAAGCTTGGATGCTCATTGCCCATTTCAATTAGGTTAATACCTAATATCATCTTATTCATTGTTACTATACCCAAGGTTTTTCTCTTGGCCACAACTTTCTCTCAAAAGTTGTTTAGTAGAATAAGTTTTAGGGGTTTCAAGCAATTTGATTTTCTCACTAGGGTTATTCTAATTAAGAAATTCTTAATTTCCCTAATTAATGTCCGTGGTTCTAAAGAGTCCACAAAGGGGTTTATGAATATCTTATTTTTTCGATATTCCCCGACATTTTTCTACCCTACAGGCTTTTAAGGTATACATCCTGGGCTCCATAAGCGACGAGTTGCATTAATCCACCTCCCATTTTATAATATGGCTAAAGAAAAAAAAATTTTGGAAATTAAATTAATTAAAATTTAAATTAATTTAATTTTTTAATTATTTACAAAAAAAATAATCTATGAAAATATTTTGTTCAAATCTAAATTGGTTTTCATAAATTTCAACAAATAAGCATCCTCGAGTACCTCTTTTTTTCCTTCATGATTTTTTGAGAAGACATAAGAATCTCCGTTTTTTTTAATAGACCATCCTTGCTCTATTGAATTAAAAAGTAGAAGCATTTTTTGAAATTTGATTGCATCTATTTTTAAATGATTATTTTCTAAATCTTTCAAGGATTCTAAATTAATATTGAATTCCATTAATCTATTTAAATAAAAGTTTCATTTCTTTTAAACTTATAATTATACAGTTCGATTATGATATAGGTTAAATTTATTATAAACAGAATATATATGAGCAACGAATATTTAAGGTCTTTTGTGATTGGTTCCTCGTGTCTTGTATTTTTACCCTATTTTTATGCGGTATCCAATTTTGATCCAAAGCACTTCAATTTTGATTATAAAATATACACTTATTTTGCCCCGATAGCATTAGGTTTAATGAATTTGATATCTTTATTGATGGCTAAAAAATTTCATATTTCTCGTAAAAATAGATTTTTATATACCAGTATTATCGCCCCAACATTAGTATTATTAACTGTTTTATATTTTAACATTTATAATTATACTCTTTATGAGTGGATTCAACATATCCTTAATTTATATTTGTTATACTTTATAGTATTTAATTACGTTGTGTTTTACTTAGATAAAAATGTTTAATCATCATTAGCATTGTGCCAGTTTAAAGAACAATTTTGATTCTTACATAATTTATGAGCATCATTAGTATATTTATCCCAAAATGGAACGGCATCAGGATTACTTTCACCAAGCATATGTTTATGCTCATCAATATGTGAAATACCCAAAATGCCTGTTTCTGTATATACTTCTTTAACATAGTTTCTTAATTCAGGGTTAATCATGTGTCCATAACGGAGCATATATCTGTCAGGTATTATGCTTACTAAATTAGACCATCTCGTCGAACAAGCGACCGATATTTCTGTTTTATTATAAACTGCATGAAACCACGATTTGGGATTATATAATATGTCACCTTCTTTTAAATCAACTTCGTATCTCTCGGCATATTTCATTAATGGAAATTTATAGGAAATGTTTTCTATATCTTCGTCCATATTTAAAAATCTTGATTCACTCGTCATATAAATACCCTTTTTACTAAAATGGGGATATATTAATGCCAACTGATTCGGATTGAAAAATGTCCATTTTTTTTCACCTTCTATCATTATGAAAAAATTATTTGTATAGGCAGCGTGCAGTGCTGTGCCAGAACCTTTGGTTATTCCTACGAATAACTGCTTACTATCATTTGACATATATCCATCTATCAAGTTTTTAATTATATCCATATCAGAATCAGGCAATAAATCATTATAATAATAAAATAAATTGGTTGAATTTGTAATATAACATTTGTTTTTCTGTATATTTTTAAATTCTGTAAAAATATTATCAGGACAACTTTCCTCTGAACTTGGGCTCATATAAACTTTGTTATTTCCTGCCTTTTCCATTAATTTATCGAATTTCATTGTTTCAAAACACTTTAAATTCGCTCCTCGAATGACAAATGGATAATTATTCTTTAAATATTCTATTATTTTATGTTTAAAGTCCAAAGAATCTACATTAAGTATTTCAATTTGTGTTGGCTTATCGATCACTTTACCATTTTCAGTTAACCATTTTAAATTTCTATCGCAAATTTTTATTACTTCATCTCTGTTGATGCTATTATCGCCAGTTGGTATACGTTTAAATATAGCTTTATTAAATTCAGCGTAAAATTCTAATGGCATAACCGGGTTAAATCCGTTTTTCATTGGAGAACAATATTCTGGAAACCATTGCCAATAATAACCATAATAAGCATATAAATCATAAATCATAAACATTAAATTGATATTTATTCTTCTTATAAAAATCAGATATACAATAACAAAAAAAATAAATATAGCAAGATATTTATATTTATTATAAGATTTATTCAGTTTCACCATATATATATATATTAAATGAAAAAAATGTTAATATCTATTGCGTCTGTAAAATCTAGAATAATGTTGTTCTTCTTTTTCTAAAATATTAAGACTACTTTTAACAATATTTCCTTGATCGTCTGAATAGTAAATATTTTTGATTTTGTATCCTTTTTTTTGGGGCATTATTTTCATCATATGAATACAGTTTGCGCAGGGTTTAGAATTACCTATTTTATTATTCTTGGAAAATCTTATAACCAATAAGTTGATGTTTATTTGTCTCTTTTTAATAACTAAAGGTTTAAGTTTATTTATGGCGTCTTGTTCAGCGTGTATGCCAGGTTTCTTTCCATCTATATCTCCCATTCTATTAAACCCAAAACTTAAAATATTAGCCTTTTTCAATACATTTTGATTTGCCTTGTAAAATACAGGATGCGTGATTATAATTCCCGCACAAGCAAGATAGCATTTTAGATTCACCGCCCTCAAGTGAAGAAATATCGGTATTAGACGGCAAACAGAAACGCTTTAAAAACATAGTATCAAATATTGTGTTCATTATGTTATTATATTATTATAGATTGGCTTTAATTTCATTTCAATTTTTATTTTTACAAATTTACGCTAAAATTTACGATAAAATTTACGCTAAAATCGAATAAATAATTTCAATATATTATAAATTAAATAAATATCATTTAAAATATTAAAGGAGTTATGTTGTCTTTTAAACCAAAGGCTAATAAAAAGATAAAATTTAATAAAAAATCTGCAGTTACACTTGACACAAAACATAAAGAAATATTGACTGAATTTTCACAAGATGAATTTATTATAAAAGAGTATAAATGTGAAATATATGATTTGAAAAAAAAATTAGAGGATGAAAATGAAGCTCTTTCGGTAGAAGATAAATTAGAGATGAACGACAGAATCTCTGAATTAAAAGAAACCATAAAACAAATGCAATCAAAAAAGAAAAATTATTTTCTTGACAACTCAAAATATATTTTTGAATATTTTGAAAACAAAAAAAATATATCCAATGGTGCATTATGTCAGGCAAACACAAGCAAATCGAAAGCGATTAATAAGTTTTTTAAAATAAAAGAGGAAATAGATAATGAAATGGATGCAACACAAAAAGACAATCACAATATTGTCGTAAAATATTTAAGTAATGTTAGTGATGATTTTTTGGATATAAATAATTTTGTATATCAGTCAGATATATGTCAAGTTTGTCATAAGGGCGAATTAATACCACTTGAAGAAGAAGGAATAATGGTTTGCAATATGTGCTCAAGAACGATTCCATATCTTATTGAAAACGAAAAACCTTCTTATAAAGAACCTCCTAAAGAAGTTTGTTTTTATGCTTATAAACGAATAAATCATTTTAAGGAAATATTGGCACAGTTTCAAGGTAAAGAAACAACACAAATTCCTCTGGATGTAATTGAAAATATTAAATTACAAATTAAAAAGGAGAGAATTGAGATTTCACAGATTACAAATATAAAAACGAAAGAAATTTTAAAAAAATTAGGTTATAATAAATATTATGAACATATTCCATTCATAAAAGATAAATTAGGAATTAAACCACCCGTGATGTCTCCTGAATTAGAAGAAACATTATGTAATCTTTTCGTTGAACTTCAAGCACCCTATTCTAAATTTTGTCCAGACGATCGTGTTAATTTTTTAAATTATTATTATACGGCTTATAAACTTTGCGAGCTTTTAGGTGAAGATAAATATTTGTCACATTTTCCTATGTTGAAAGATCCTGAAAAAAGAATGGAACAAGACGTAATATGGAAAAAAATTTGTCAAGAACTGGATTGGGAATTTATACCCACTATTTAATATATTCTTTATTCTTTATTATTTATTCCTTCTTTCTTATAAATAAATAATAAACTAATTAGCTTTGTAAGGGAATAGCTTCAACATATTCGTATTGTAAATGGAATAATTTGGGTCATAACTATTGGCACCTACTCCGTTACCAAAACACATTCCTCCTCGTTGCTTACGTGTTTTCTTGATTTTTTTCCCACGTCTTTTTTTGGAATTTTTTCTACGTGTCGCGCCGCCAAAATCCTCCTCAGTAGTATAACCAGATGAATCACTCATATTGCTTATGTTTAATTCATCAAGTTCCATTGGTCCTTGAGAAGCAGTGTCAAATGGTTGTGAATACGTATTTACATTTACGTTGGGATTTACATTTGCATTAGCATTTTCAAAAATATGTTCATTTAATAATTCAGTCATCACTTGTTCTGCTAAATCATCCGAATTACCACTAAATCCGTTGGACCCTTCGTTCGTTATGGCATTAATTTTTTGCATAACCTCATTAAAAGAAACGCCTAAATCAGTAAGGCTTTCAATCTGATATTGACTAAACCCGTTGGCTTGTAGCTGTTGTATTTCTTGTTGAGTAAACGCGCCACCTTTCATTGTTCTACGTGTATGAGTTTTTTTTTGTTTTCTATGTCTACTATTTCTTCTATGTCTTCTATTACTCTTATGTTTATTGCTTTTACTTACTCTTTTTCCCATAATATATTAACGTTAGATTTTAAATCTTTTACTTCTAAATAACTAATAAAACGTATATTCTTTTGAAACTATAATATGTTAGTAGTGTATCAATGTTGTATTTCATTACTTATGAATTATTTATAGAATAGTGTTTAAATTATTTTCATAAAAGCATAGTTTTATAATTTTATGAAAATTAATCATCTAAGTACCATAAATGCTTAGAAGCCTCCAGGAAACTTTACTAAGTTTGCACCAATACCAAATCCGGCACCACCTCTAGCTGATGCACCCATCGATGGAACATATGTATCAAGAATGCTAAATGTGGCGGCGGCGGTTAAAGCAATCAACACAATTTCCTCAATATTCAAGGAACGTTTAGGAATAGCGTAAGCAGCAATAGCAACCATTAAACCTTCAACAAGATACTTGATAACTCTCTTAACAAGTTCACCAACGTTTATTAATCCGTTCATTATATTAAATACTAAGAAAAAATAATTATTGCGATAAAAAACTTAAATATAAATAATATAACTAAATAAAATGGATCGTTCTAAAAGTAAACAGTCTAAAAAGACCGGGTTCGAGAAAAAACAGATAAATGGAAAAGAGAATCCTAAATATGTTGATTTATTGGAAGAAGACAAACCTATCGCCAATCAAAAATTTGTTTGTATGTCTTTTTGTTCTCCCGAAAAAATTTTAAAGCAAAAGGAAATTTATTTTTTTGAAGAATTCCTAAAGAACTGGGAGTTCAATAAGTCAATGGAAAAGTTTCTTCAATTTATTAATTTTATTTCATTTAAATACAATGTTTCTTTTGAAGATTTAAATAAAGATTTCAAGGAATTTGTTCAAGAAGAGAAGAATAATTTGGCAAAATCTAATTTAGCGGATGATTACAAGACTTATTTAGATAATCACGAAGATGAACTCCAAAAGAAGTTTGATATCGACAATAATTTCCAGACAAGCACGAGAGGTTTGAAAATAAGAGGTGTTTATCCAACCCAAGAGGAGGCAGAGTTGAGATGCAAGATGTTGAGAGAAATAGACCCAAACCATGATATTATGGTTGGACCGGTAGGAATGTGGATGCCTTGGGATCCGGAAGCTTACAAGACAGGTCGGGTTGAGTATATGGAAGAGGAACTGAATCAATTGATGCACGAGAAACAAAAGAATGAAACGAACGCGAAGACTGCTTTTGAACAGAGAGTTAAGGAGACGAAACAAAAAGCCATTGAAGAAAATATTAAGAAAGCTGAAAAAACTGGCAATACATTGTCTCAAACGATTGATAAAAATGGAAATTTGATAGGCGTTAATAATGCAAGCACGCAGGAGTTTGCTCTGGGAGAACAAGAAAATATTTCAACCGCTGATATTTGTAAGGAATTGTTTGAAGGTGAAAATATTGTTGTCGGTAAGACTGATTATGGACAGAGCCAATTAAAGTCAGGACCTTTTGCAAATAAATAGAATTGTAAATACATAAATAATATATAAAAGCATATTTTTTATATTATTTTATATTTTTTATATTATTTTATATAATTTTATAATTGTCTTGGGACAGCCTCCTCTTTTTTTTGGTTTTTGATAGATCATATTGTATAATATTTAATTCATAATTGTATAATAAAAATCATCTATGATAGTTTTGTTCTTAACACTTCTACTCATTTTAGCTGCAGACATTCCTTCATTCAAAGCTGCTTTGGCAATAGTATCCCATTTACATAATATTTCGTTAGTATCTTTATGTTTTTTGTATACTTTTTTACCAGTTGTTGAAATATAACTTGATTTATTAGTTTTATATTTTTCTTTAATATTTAAACCATAATAACCTTCATTACTTCCTTCATCTGTCCAAACTGTAGCTTTAAGCACATAAGGACAATTATTTAGATAATCTTTAATTTCTTTCATGTCGTTATCTGATAAAGGCTTATCAACCATTGTTTTCCAATTTTGATATTCTTTCAAAAGAGTTGAATTTAATATTTTTCCACAATCAGAAAACTGGCACATTTGAAATATGAAAGTTTCAACGTCTGATTCTTCATTTGTTTTTTTGTATTCTATTGATTTTAATTTAATGCCTATGTAGCAATGTTGTCCTTCTATTCGTTTTGGTTTAAAACGAGTGTCAAGATAATTTTTAAGTGAATGGAACATTTCTTTAGTGGGTTTTGTTTTATTCCATATCCTAAATCGTCCTTCTAAATTAACAGATTTTTCTTCTACATCTCCACGAACGATACAATCCTTATCAATAAATTCATTAAATTTTTGAGTAATTTCGTCTTCAGGCAACAATACATTTTTATAAACAGATTCTTCTTGTTTTGATTCTAAAATAAACTGTTCTTTATATTTATTCAAATGATCATTTAGATTAATAATTTCAACATTTTTACTAGACAATTCTTTTTCTAATTTGGCGATTTTTTCATATAAACTATTATTTTCTTTTTCTAATTCTTCATTTCTATTAGTCAATTTATGAAAATTTTCAATACTATACATTTTCATATGTATAATGTCTTTTATATATTTGGTTAACTTATCAATGGTAAAATTAGAACTATTATAAGCTATTATTTCTGTTTTATTTTTACCGTTAACTTGGATAGTTCTCATATATTTTTTAATTTTTGGATCCGATTTAATTAAATTTTCAATTTCTACTTTGTTTTGAACCTTGAAAGCGTTTATTAGATTGAAATTATTATAATGTTTATGATGATATTGAACTCTAACTGATAAATCGTTTGTATGTCCAAATTTGATTAATGATTCCTGTTCTTCATTTGTATTATCAATTGTTCCAATATATATACATTCAGTATTGACTGGAAATTGTGCTATAATAGCTTGTTCAACAGCTTTCAATTTTTGTTTTTCTAATTTATTTTTTTCTTCTTCAGCTGTTTGTTTAATTTCTAAAATAATGTTGTCTTTTTGTTGTAATTTAATTTTTAATTCAGTAGCTTCTTCTTCTAATACTTCGTGTAAAAGTTCTTCTAATTTTATAAAATATTTATGAATTTGTTTTGCTTTTTGGGTTTCCGCCAATAGGCAAAAAAGTTTAAATGTTTTAATATTCAACATAATTATTTCTCTATTTTGACCGCCATGTTTTTTAAAATCTTGCTTATCCTTAAGGTTAAGCGAGTTAATATAATCAACATCTAATTCAAAATGTTTATAAAGTAAAAATGTTGCTTTTTGTTTGGTTGAAAATCCTAACCATTTCCATACATTATCCAAGTCAATCACAAAATCGTTTGTAGGATGATAATTTAAATAGCAATAAAAGCTAGTTAAAAATAATTGTTGTTCTTCATTTGTAAATTCTGATTTAATTTTAGATAATAATTTATGATTATAATCATTTGAAAGTTTAGTGATGGGATTATTCTCAAGTAGATTAACAATGTCTAGTTGTTCCATATTATAAATTATAATAGTCAATTGTCTTTAAGTTATTATAATTTGATTTTATTAATAAAAGCAAGATTTTAAGAAGCAAGTTTACCACTTAGTCGTCTTTTTAACACTAATCTTGGGTCCAGCGCCTCTTTTTTTGGTTTTCGATGGGTCATATTGTTCTTCTTGATCTTCTTCAGACATTCCCTTGGATAGCTCCCAGAATTCCTTAGAACCTAAACGAAATTCATTATGGTCATCTGCTTTATACCAAAACACTTGGTCTTGTAATTTATTCGATTTTGAATTATTATTAATTACAAGGCACTCATAATTCTCAGTACATTGGTCCATGACTTGACAAAACGATTCAAATGTAGGGAACATTCCTGCATAATTATCATAAATACGCTTTCTATTTGCAATATAATTTTCTCTCAAAATGAATACATAATCAATATTGGTTCTTAGTGTCGGTGGAATTCCCAAAGGATATTGCATTGTGATGACTAACATAATCTTCCAATGTCTCCCATTCATAAATAAAAGGCGCATCAATTTATCACGAGACCACGTATTATCATATAAACAATCATCTAAAATTACAAATGCTCTAGGATCAATCGTTGATCGTTTATAAGTTTCTATTTCCTTTTTAACTTGTTTTAATACGGTTCTTTGACGCTTCAAGATGTTCTCAATAATGGCAGAGTTATATTCATTGTGAATAAACAATCTCGGCACCATTTTGCCGTAAAATCCGTTACCTTCTTCCGTTCCTGATATAACTGTGCCAATGGGGATTTCTTGTTGATAATATAATAAGTCTCTAACCAAAAATGATTTGCCTGTATCACGTTTTCCAATTAAAACCACAACGGGTCCCTTATTTTCAGTTGCTTTAAATTGAATGCTTTTCATATCAAATTTTTTAAGCTCAAGGCTCATTTCTATAATATTTAAAAAAGAAAATATTATAGATTTTAAACGCTAAATACTAAATGTAAATACTAAATGTTAATGCTAAATAACAAAATTAAACTGTTTATCATAAAATTCTTTATTATTAATGTATGTTGAATTAAAATCATAGTTTGATTCGCATAAAGAAAATATTTTATCTACAATATTTTTAGACATTTCTTTATTAACATAGAATGAACTCACGTAATAGGAGAAATAAATCAAAAAATAAATATTCATCGGAATATTTATGGTATTATGATTCTCTATATAACTTATAACACTGTGTGCTGTTGTAAAACATATACTGTTTTTGCAAGAATCCAAATCGGTTTTAATTAAATTATAATACAAATGTTCAAATTCATCATTCAACGTCCTATAGTTATCATTAATAAAAAATTTGGTTTTTAATTTTGAACGAATATATTTATTTAATAAATCGCTAAAATAGGGTTTGTCTAATTTGCACTTTTTAAGATAAAGCGACTTTAACAAAAATTCGCAGCACTCTATACATTTTTCGTAATCATTATATGTAAAACTATTATGTATAAAATTTCTTATAATACTTTCTGGATACTCATGCACATAGTTATAATTCGTAATCATCTGTTGATAATCACCATAATAATGTTGAAATAAATCTGGATGTTCAAAATAAACTGGACTATATAATTGTTCATCTGCGTGTCCATAACCAAGTTCTAAATAATATAAGAATTTCTCCAATATATAACCACAAACTTTATACATGTATTCTTTGTTTCCAGTGAAAAACCCACTACACATACTACACCTGCCCCACTTGAAATATTCTTTGACGTCAACGATAAGTTGATAAGGTATATAATCAATATAACACGTTGAAAATTTGTCTCTTTTTACAGCCAACGCATCGTCTAAATATTTTAAGTTATTATACCCCATTCTCTCTATGCAAAAATTTATCCAACAAAAATAATCACTTCCAAATGGATTTGATGTTATGGTTTCGCGTAACATAATATATCTTGATATGCAAAACAAATAATAACTAGCAGTATTTCTATTGTCAAAATGATATGGATATTTTTTTCTATTTTCATTAATTTGATTTCTATAATCACAAAATGATTTTCCATTCAAAATAATTTCATCAAATTCGATAACTTTATAAACCGTTTTTTTTCTCAAATATTCCGGACGTAAATTGTAAATTTTGTGATAACTTTCACTATCACAATAAATAACCAAATTATATGGTAAATTCAATGTCGACAATGAATGTGATAAATAATATGATTTATCTCGTTTACAAATTTCTGTTGAAGCATCTGGACACTTGGTTAAATTAAAATAGGCTGTTACCAATGTCCACGATGAGTTATCATTTTTATAAAATAGATGGTCACTGTTAAATGTAATAATACCCGTTCCAGACCAATGTCCCAAATGTGATATGTCATATCTATAAGCATAATCCATTTTATACCAGAAATTATCACGCATTTCTTTGAAATACCAAATGTCATCACAAACAATAAACCCGTCATAATTGTTTTCTTTTAAGAATAAGATAAACTCATATTCCATAAACCCGTTATGTGGGTCTACATCCAAAAAGATAAATGCACTTGATAATACAATAGTCTTCCATTTCTCTCTACTTTCATAATTTGTCATAATATCATCTATAATAAATCGTATATTCTCCACTTGTTTTTTGTCTTGAGAAACCTTATCTAAAATATCAAATGTATATACAAGATTATTTGGATTATAGGACAAAGCTATTGCCGATTCACCGAGATGAGTTCCTATTTCAACTATATGTTTATCGTTAAATAAAGTAGATAAATAGGCCAACAACTTGTAGTGTTGATCACCTGGATCCTTATAAAAATCGTCTCCTAAATTTATTTCCTGAAAACTATTTTTCAAATCTATTTTTTTTATCAATTCTATATCTAACAATTTGGCGTATGACATTTATAAAGAATATCTATAACCCTTTATATCCTTATATTTTTATATCAATATCTTTTTATATTTTGAATAAAGTTTAGAATAGATCTTGAATTCAAAAATATCCTAAATTAAACGAATCAGAAAAAATGATTGTTTGAAATGTTTTAGAGAGAATAAATATTTATCCAAATAATTAGTTAAAAACACATTTAATTTATATTTTAATTGACTAAAGATGATAACAATCCATTATCAAAAAAGGAAAAATGCCGATATTTTTAATCGATTTGAGGAACCCAGTTTACTTTTTCTCTCCAAAACGCAAAATTATATTCCTATTTATACCAAGTTTTTTAATTTAAACGAATCAAATTACAACAGTATTAATCTAAACAATAAATGGTACATTTCAAATATGAGTGTCGAAGGAAAAATAGAAGAAAACGATAATCTTTTTATGTGTAGAATAAAAAATATAGAAACCAGTAAGGTTAAGGATAAAGCTGTATTTTTTAAGATGGCGCCTTTATTAGACCCATATAAATATCTCATTGGTAAATATGATGTTTCCAATCCTAAACTGTTTAATTTACCTAAGCTTAATTCTACTGCAGAAGATTGTAATCCTAAATTTATTGATGTCAATAATTCTGCTTATGTCGATGGCTTATTTTTATTTTTGTCAGGACAATTAAAAAATACATATAAATTTATACACGGTGTGGAATACTATGGTTCTTTTCTTGCTATTAAAAATGAATTTAAAATCAACGTATTTGACGATATCGATTATTTGAATAGTTCTGATTTTTTTAATAAACATAAAAATGTATTATTTAAAATAGACGATTATGAACACCTATTTCAACAAGAACAAACGAAATTAAAAACATTATCTATTGGCAGCAATATTACTTTAAATTCATTGAAATCAGTTGATAATGAAATGTTTGATGGAGTTTTTGATGATATCTATCATAATGATTTGACAGATGTTAAAATTCTTGATTTGTCATTAAATTTAGTTAATATAACCCACGAAAATGTAATAAATGATCATCAAGTAACATTAAAAAGTAGCTCATCGTGTTCATCGCGTTCATCACATACAAACGAGAGTGATTTAGATTATGAATGCGAAAATTGTGATGAAACAGAAAGCAATATACTGGATTCAACTTCTTATGAAGGAATTGATGAAGAACTTGATGATAACGATAATGAAGAAGATGATAATGATGAATTGGATGAAGAGGAAAAAATTAATGTTTATATTCCCAAATTTCCAGTTCAAGTTATTGGAATGGAATATTGTGAAAGTACTTTTGATGAATTAATTTTAAACAATGAATTAACAAATGAAGAATGGTTGTCGGCATTTATGCAGATAATAATGATACTTATTACATATCAAAAAGCATTTAATTTTACTCATAATGATTTACATACCAATAATGTAATGTATAATCAAACGGACAAGAAATTTTTGTATTATTGCTACAAAAAAAAGTATTATAAAGTGCCTACCTATGGAAGAATTTTTAAAATAATTGATTTTGGTAGAAGCATTTTTAAATTTGATGGAAAAATTTTTTGCAGTGATAGTTTTCAGACTGGTGGTGATGCAGCTACTCAATACAACACTGAACCTTATTTTAACGAAAAGAAACCAAGATTAGAGCCAAATTATAGTTTCGACCTATGTAGATTAGCCTGTTCCATTTTTGATTATATTATAGACGATTTTGAAGAGATGAAAGATATTAGTAAAATAAGAGACCCTGTCAAGCGACTCATTTTTGAGTGGTGTTTAGATGATAAGGGAATTAATATGCTTTATAAAAATAATGGTGTAGAGAGATATCCCGATTTTAAATTGTATAAAATGATTGCAAGATGTGTTCACAATCACACACCACATGCACAGTTAGAAAGACCTGAATTTGACCGATTTTCAAAAAACTATTGTGAAATAAATGGAGAGATTAAGAATATTGACGACATAATAAATATTGATAAAATTCCATCCCATATCTAAATTTCATTTTTTCATTGTATTTTTGATTACATTTTTAGATTACATTTTTTGATTGTATTTAATACTTTTTCTTCGTTATAAAATTCATAATAGATTTATATATATATATATTATGAGTACTTTTGGATTTATAATAATAAGACACGTTCATTCTGAGAAAACAAATAAATATTGGAATCAAAATGTAAAACTGCTTAGAACCTTTTATCCATTCACTAAAATTGTAATTATAGATGATAGTAGTAATTATGAATTTGTAAAACAGGAATTTGAATATACGAATTTAGAAGTTATACAATCGGAATATCCCAGAAGAGGGGAATTATTGCCTTATTATTATTATTTAAAACACAAATTTTTTCAAAATGCAATCATTATTCACGATAGTGTATTTTTTCATAAAAAAATTCATTTTGAACATCTTAATGGTGTCAATGTTCTTCCTTTATGGCATTTTCATTCAGATAAAGAAAATGTAGAAAATACAAAAAAAATAGTGAGTTGTTTGAAAAATTCTTATTCACTCCAAGAAAAATTGTGTGGAGATGTAAATATTCTAGGATTGAAATCGAATAAATGGTATGGTTGTTTTGGTGTGCAATCATATATAAACTTGAAATTTTTAGAAAGAATTGAACAAAAATATGGAATAACCAGACTTATTTCTGCTATCCATTGTAGAGCAGATAGATGTTGTCTTGAGAGAATATTTGGAGCCATATTTTGTAGTGAATCACCAAAATTGATTGCTAGAAAATCTTTGTTAGGTAATATTATGACATATCAAACTTGGGGTTATACATTTGATCAATATATGGAAGACTTTAAAAAGGCAGCTATACAAAAAGTTGTGGTAAAAGTTTGGACGGGTCGTTAATTATTAGTTAGAGAGATTTTCTAAAATGGAATCTTAACTACATCGAAAATAAGAGAGAAAATAAAATATTTGATTTTATATAATTTATTTTCTAAAACCCTGGATTATCTGTAAAAACGGGCGTTACTTTTATTGAGCCGCCTTTTATAACTGGATTTACTTGGTCTATTACAAAGTGAGCAATAATTACACTAAAATAAACCAAAAAAGCATCTCGTATTAAAAGTTTCAACGGCTTACTTTCTTTTTCAATATATCTCATTTCTAAAAACTTGGCTAATAAAAAGGTAATAGATATAATACCAGCTACTACAAATGTATTTGTCATTTATTTATTACTTTATTTAAGAACAAACTTATTATATATTTTACGCAATTCAATCTAAAACCTCAATTTCATCTATTAATAAATCTGGTAGCAATTCCAATTGCGGTTCTTCGATATTATGAATATCTAAATTGTCCAAATGAAAGCTGTCTTCCAAGATGGTCAGTTTTTCATTATTATCATCGTCAACTACATTTTTTCGTTGTTCGTTTCTCATAGCGCTAATTTCTTCCAATCGTTCTACATTTTTTGGAGCGGAAATTCCTGATACACCATTCTCGGTTTTCACATAGTCAATATCATTAAAACTAACACCACTTGTTTTTGGAGGAGCTGACTCTGCAATAATAGGCTCGTGTGTTACTTCTTCTTTGATTTCTTCAACTACATCTTCCTCAATCGATTCATCCATATATGCTTTTAAAATAGCCTCAACTGGGATACTTTCTCTCAAAGTATTTAGTATGCATTCTTGAACAATGATTTCAAGTTCTCTATAATTTTTTTGAACCTGTAAAGGTTGTATATTAATCTCAAATAAATATACATTTTTGTATACTTTTCTGGCAACATTTACATAAACCTTATGAATAAAATCGTCTAATTTTGGAACATTAATATCAATCTTCTTCTGCTTTTGTCCTACTCTCATTGCAGTTAAAATTTTGAGCTGAATAATATGCACACAAGTAACCAAATCCTCTAAATAATTACATCCTGATTTTTCACAAATTCTTTTTCTCTCATTTTCAACAATTTGTTGATTCCACTTTGGAATTCGTGATATTAGATTCTGAAATGTCATCAAGTATTTGTCCATTTCATTATTGTCTTTACAAAGTTTAATTGACTCCTCGAGGATTGACTTATAACCATCAATAATTAAAGGTGTTAAAAGAGTTACTAGTCTGGCTCCCCATTCATTTTTAGATTCGTGAAGTGCACTTACATTAAAGTCGTCCATTTTACATAAAACTTATATTTTCTAAAGATACTTCTGAACTTATAAAAATAAAATTTAATATAAATAATATTAAAAGTTTCTCGTTCCTAAACTCTCTTCTTACACGATTAAAACAGTTTAATAATTCATATCTTTTATCTATATTAATTATCCTATCTAAAAATTTTGTATTTTCTAATAAAGTTAAAATATCTAATGAACTATAACCTCGTTCATAAAATTTGGTAGACAACATCATTAACTCTTTTATAGAAGCATTTGTGTTCATTAATTTTAAAATTTCTTTTTTAAGAGAGTCGAGCTGCTGCGTTTTTATGTCTTTCATATTAAATACTTCATTTAAATTATATTTATAAAGATTTACAGATTGACCGTTTATAACTGGTTCTGCAACATATATCTCACAAAATCTTGATAAAATCGGTTTCATTAAATTATATTTATCTTCTGCTACAATAAAAAATCTAGTATTATGACTAAATAATTCTATACATCGTCTTAAGGCAGATTGTGCATCCATGGTTAATTTATCAGCATTTAACAATATAATACTTTTAAAATTGTTGCCACAATTTGAGTTAATATGCGTCTTTGCAAAAAATTTCAATTCTTCCCTAATAAATTTAATGCCTTTGCCTTGCGAACAATTTACATACATTACAAATGATTTTATTTTCTCTCTATCACTGTCATAAATTTTGTGAATAAATTCGTTAACAATCGCTCGTTTTCCACTTCCTGTAGGACCATGAAAAAGTATATTGGGGATTTTGCGAATCTCATAAAAGTAATTTAATTTTTCTTTTATAGTTTGATGAATATTTAATGACATTAGGTTACTATATTTTACAAAATGTTTTTATATATAAATCAAACGTATTTATTATTTTACTGATTTTTTAAAAGATAATTAACTAAGAATTTATAATATTGATCGTAACTCATATTTGGTGCTATTTTATGTTTATCCATTGTAATAGAACAACCGCCCGTATTTAAATAAGAAACATCAAACTCTTCTATTCCATAATCTAAAGCGGTATGCACTATATCTTCTACCTCATCTTCTCTTTCTGGTTTAACGTGTAAATGTAAAGAAAATTTTTTTATATCAATCCCCATTTCATAAATCCTACTCATTATATAAATGAAATCTTTATTTGTTAATGAACCACACGTATCTGCCAGACATATTTTATCAAATTTCATACTATTTAAATAAGATAATTCACTGAATATATCGTCCATTGAAATTTTTCCTTCAATTGGACATTCATTGATACAAGATACATATACTTTTGTATTATATTGAAAACATTTTTTATATAAAGAGTATTCATCGAGTAAATGAAACATGTTATTTAAATGAAGCGCATTTTGGGTTTTTGTTAATTTTGTATTTTTAAGTTGAAAACTATTTGAAACCGATGTTATAAACGATAAATTTTTGGCTCCAAATCTAAGGGCTGTTATTAATTGTTCTTGATTTGGAATTAAAACATATTTATTTTTATTATCTTTAATAGAATTCAATAAATATTCAGTATCTTTGAAAATGGGCAATACTTTTGTATTTACACAAGAACCAATTTCTAAATTGGTTGGATTATATTTGTCTATGATTTCTTTATAAATTTGTATTTTAGAATCAGTGATAAAATTTTTTTGTTCATCTAATGTTAATCCTTGTAGACCATCTCTTAAAGTAACATCAAAAGGTCTTACATTAAGGAGTTTATATAAATATTTACTTGTTAATACTTTGTTGCTTTCACAGAATTCTATAAACGAACGTGCTGTTGAAATCGTATTCATTATTATATTAATAATACGGTTATTACTTTAAGCATTTTTTATAAATCATTTTTTAGTAATTTATAAAAAATATTAAACGGAATTTGTTAATGAATGTGTATATGGATTATTTTTGAATGCAGTTAATATGTCAGGATTAATACGTTCACAACTGGCACATTCATTATAATATTGTGGGACGTGGATAGCACCATAAGTTTGAACAGATGGCGGAAGAGATGATAATTTTGAATAAGCAGGATTAACTCTACCTGAAAATCTATCACAATCATCTCTGCAGTGTATATTCATTTGTTGGTTAAATATTTGTGTGCCCCCTTGGTTTGGTCTATTATAGATCGTTTGTGATTTAATATCATTATTATGTTGTCTATAGGCAGCATCATAATTCATATCACCGTAACCAGTAGCATAACCACCAGCAGCAGTATAATATTCTGCACTTGTCGTATCTCTTTGAGTCAAATCGGGTGCAGTATAATTATTCACATAAATGCCATCATTTTGATTATTTATATTGAATGTAGGTGCATAAAGAGTAGTTTCCTTAATAGTGGTAGGTGTTGTATCTTGTGGATTATAAACAGGACCTTTAACCATTGATGATGTTCCTACATCACCATATATTCTTACATTATTGATGGTTTCGTCTTTTCTTGTTGGCCTAAAAATATCCATTAATGGTGCGACAACTGCGCCGATGGCTCCACTAAATCCACTTCTGATTGTATCGGGCTGTTTAACGGTAGAACGATGATTTTCATAATTTGTGTGACTACGTAAAAAGGAGTCTTTATCAGTATGATCCCCTCTACCTGTAGCGGTTCCGTGATTAACATTACCTGTTAACGCTTCGTGGCGTTTTGATGGTTCATAATTTTGCGGAGCAGTTGCAGCTTTCACATCAATGGCACCAGCTGGTCCCATATATTCAATGGGAATGTCGTTTCTTCTAACAACGCCCATCTCTTGAATAGGTCTTAATGTTTCACCTTTAGATGCGCCTGTTGTTGTGAACCATCGATCCTGTGTGTTAATGAAAAACGTATCTGGTCTCTGTTTTTCTACACGTCCTAACATCTGCGTTGTTGCGGGCGTTTTAATAAATGAATCAGCTGGACCTTCATGCCCCAATAATTCATATTCTAATTTAGGATTCGTATCAACTCTCAATTGATCTACAGTTTTTGGTAACCATTTGTCACGTGCTTCCATACCAGAGTTGTAACCATTTGAACCATTAATACCATAACCTTTATCCAAGCCGGGACCCACCATTATACTGTCGAATGGTTTTACATTATTATTTTTCATACCTGGATTAACACGCGATTGATAGAAATCAGATTGATTCGGCATACCATAAGCCCATTGCATATTTTCTTCGGGTTTAAACAATGGTGCCTGCTCAATCTTCTTAATCGTTTGTGAACCTGAACCAACCATATTATCTAAGACCGTTTCGGCAATATTAACATCATATGAACGCCCTTTAACTTTGCCACCATTAAAAGGAACCATATTGTTATGTTTAAATTGATTTGAATCTAAATAATTACCAGTTAGAGAGAATATTTGTTGTGGATTTTGACCGATTGCCACCCCTTGTCTCTCCTTTTGTTGATACAAGTTTTGATTAAAATATTTGTCTGTTGCAACATTTGGGTTAGGATAATTTTGAACAGTATCGACCAATTGATTAATATTTGAAACGGGAAAATTTTGAGGAGGAATATTTGTATTTGGTAAATAATTTGTTCTAGAACCCATATTTACAAAATTTTCTTGTGTCATTTTTCTAATTTCTTTTTTAGCACAATCTTCATTTTTTTGATTTGATATCACATACATGCCACCTAATGCTATTAAAGGGACTGCTATTTCCATATTTATATATATAGAGTATTATATTTTAATTCAACTATAATAATCTAAAACTTGAAATAAATAATATTAAATCATTTTACACGAATTCGTTTGAGCACAAGTCGTAGGTCCACCGATGTAACTGCCTCTAATTAGATTATAACTTGATGGCAACATTTGTTTTGTTTCATCTAAAACACAATCCCTCTTTGGCGTGAAGTAATCTTTTTCTAAAATTCTTGTGCTTAAATTATTTTGGAATGGAAGACAAACATTTACTTGAGGATTTAGCGGTGGATATTGCCAATCGGTTTGCTCTAAATCTCTATACCACCAAGCTGGATTGGTTGCTCTTGATTGTTCGGTTGTTAATTGACTACAAGTTGGATATTGAATAGCTTGATTGGCCACATTATATTTTTGGTATTCATCTTTTCCTAAACAATCTCTACTTAAATGTCTATTTACACCTCTCAAGTCACTTTCTAAATTAATTGTATTTGTTCTTAAGTTAGCCCCCCACTTTTGCGGAATAATTTGCGGATCTTCCATATAACAAGGATTTAATCCATTCCCTGGAACATTTAGAATCCATCTTCCTGGATCAGTTGATTGCTGTAATGATTTTTTTGTTCTACAATCATCATATTTAAATCTAGTAAATGCCATTTTATATATTTATTAGATATATTTTAATTTAAATACTTATTTTATTTATAAAATATTATGGAACATTTAAAATCAAAGCCAATATTGTGTTTAAATATGATTGTTAAAAATGAAAGTCATATTATTCAGCGATTATTTGATTCCGTTTCACCCATCATAGATTCTTATTGTATTTGCGACACAGGCTCTACAGATAATACTGTTGAAATTATTCAGGATTATTTTAAACAAAAAGGAATACCAGGTAAAATTGTTAATGAACCATTTAAAAACTTTTGTCATAATCGCAATTATGCTTTACAGGCTTGTATTGGATTATCTGATTATGTGTTGCTTCTTGATGCAGATATGGTTCTTGAAGTAAACAATTTTGATAAATCAATTCTCGGTAAAGCTGATAGCTTCAGTATTCTTCAAGGCAATGATTCATTTTATTATCAGAATCTGAGAATAGTAAAAAACAATGGTTTATATAAATATGTCGGCGTCACACATGAATATATTGATGTCCCTAAAAATAATATAAATATTGGTTTAGATAAAAAAGACATTTTTATAAGAGATATTGGGGATGGAGGTTCAAAAAAAGACAAATTTGAACGTGATATCAAGTTACTTCTTGAAGGAATTAGCGAAGAACCAAAGAACGATCGTTATCATTTTTATTTAGCCAATAGTTATTATGACTCTGGAAGGTTTGACGAAGCTATTGATATGTATAAAAAGCGTATTGAATTGGGTGGATGGAAAGAAGAAGTCTGGTATAGTTATTACAGAATCGGATTATGTTTTCAAAATATGAATCAATTTGCTGATGCATTATTTTATTGGTTAGAAGGGTATAATTATTATCCTGAACGTCTTGAAGGAATATATGAAATAATTAAACACTATAGGATTGTATCAAAGCATAAATTATGTTTAAAATTTTATAACTTGGCAAAAGAGATTCTTGATAAAAATGAAAATAGAAATTCTTATCTATTCTTACATAATGACGTTTATACACACAAAATTTATTATGAATATACTATATTTGCTGCTTATAATAATATTAAAAATATAGATAAGGAAATTATTACCGTATTCAATCATTCCAATAATGGTTCAGAAGTAGACAACATTTTATCGAATATGAAATTTTATAAACAAATTTTACAAAAAGAATACCTATTTAAAGCGGACAATACGATTAATTCTATTATTAATGGAGAGAATATTCAATTAATATCTTCATCTAGTTGTTTGATTAAAAATGGTAATAACGATGGTTATTTATGTAATATAAGATATGTGAACTATTATATTGAAAATAATGGTGCATATAAAAATTGCGATAAATATATTATTTCTGTCAATAAATTGGTAGAATTTGATAAAAATTTAAATGTCATTAAAGAAAATTGGATGGATTTATTTTTTGATGGGCGCACTTATATTGGCGTTGAAGATGTAAAGATTTATTACGACAATTATAAAGAGAAATTATTGTATATTGGAACAGGATATCATTCAAATAATCAAATTGGTATTGTATCTGGTGAATATAATTTAAATGATTATAAGTTTGAAATCAATGAATTAAAACAAACATTTAATAAAACATCGTGTGAAAAAAACTGGATTTTTGTAGATTATAATAATGAAACGCATATTATTTATAGTTGGCATCCTTTAAAAATTTGTAAACTTGAAAATAATAATATAAATATAATTGATACCAAACCTACTCCTAAATTCTTCTCTCGAGTTAGAGGTTCAAGTTGTGGATTCAAATATAATAAAAATGTTGGGTGCAGTCATATTGGTGGTGTTAAAGTTGATATGATAGAAACAGAAATATGGTTTATGAATCACATTGTTTCTTATGAAAGTCCTCGACATTATTATCATATAATATCTGTATTTGATAAAAATATGAATTTGTTGCGATATTCTGCACCATTTAAATTTGAAGGAGAGTCAATCGAGTATTGTTTGTCTATTGTTGTTGAAGACGAAAGGGTTCTTATGAATTATAGTACGTGGGATAGAACAACACGAATTGGTGTTTATGATAAACATTATATTGATACACTCTTGGTGCATTAGTTTTTTATACATAAAAATAATTTTATAATATTACACCGACCGAAAAGAAAAATGAGACAAAAACATATTAAAAAATAAATATAAAATCTGATTCCTTAATCTTTTCTTTCGGTATTTATAACTTTGGTTCTATCACTCGTCTTGTGATATGATTAATGTTTTCCTACAAAATATCGTAGGCCTTTTTCTATATTGTATCCATTCTTTCATTAGATACAAGATATTTCTACTACCATTCAAATCTCGGTTCATTAAATGGGAATGAGACGACTTACTACACTTCGTGCAAGTTAGTAATCCGTGTATATTCACCATACCTTCTCTAAATGGTCTTGGGTTTTCTCGTTGTTTATAATAACATGTTTCACCTTCTAAACAAAAACTACACATTTTAGATGTTTTGAACTCATCCACAATACATAAATTAAAATGTTGAGCTAATAAGTCCTTTAATGATTTGTTTGGCGTAGGCATACAATTTTTCATTTGTTGTGTTTGTTGAAATGAACCAAAACCAATAACAATCTTTTTACCAAATGTTCGTTTTATTTTATTGATTAAAATACTTTCGCTTTTCTGTGTATATGTATGGCTTCTCCATCGCAATTTTCTAAATAATTCTTGTTCGTAATATTGATGTAATTCTTTATTGATTTTGTTTCTTACTTTTAAATATTCTATAAACTTATCATAATTACAACTCATAGAGCATGTTTGGTTTAATGGTTCTTCAATTTCTTTGATATTATTTTTGTAAAATGATTTCATAATTATTTGTCTTTTCTTTTTTGCGTATGTATCTATTCTTCGTTGCATGTTGGTATATTTTAATGTATTGCCTTTTTCATCTGTCATAAACATAATCGTATTTTTGCCAGGGTCTATTGCTACTTTATTATAATCTTTCAAATGGTTTAATTCTTCATTGGATAATTCAGTTATGTAATCATATTCATTACAGCTTGTCTTATTGGTTTGTGGAATAGTTTTGTCTTTCATATCTACTCGTATAAATACCAAAGAACAACCAACACCATCAGTAGAAAACATATGATTAAAAATGTATTTATTTGGGTTCATTAGTTTATTTATTTTTTCCATATCAAATAACGAGTTCCATATGAGTTCTTTACTTTCATTCACTTTATCCAATAATTTACCTTGTGTGGTTTTGTGTTTCTTTGTATCAAATAACATGGTAATAAGTGTTTTTGTATCAATATTCATATATTTTGGAATAAGTGTTTTTCGTAAAGGACAAAACTGAAATAATTTCTTTTCTTTTTCTTCTAATCTCAAACTCATATAAATCAACGGAAATAAATAATGTTGTGGGGAGCATTCCAAATCATAATACACATTCTTTTTTATTTTTTCTGGAATAAGAAATGGTTTGTTTGCATCTTTCCATAATTTATATTCATTTTCAGTTTTATCAGTATTATTCATAAGGTCATCAAATATAGATTTCGTATTTTTGTAAAGTTGTTGTCTTTCTTCTTTGGTTTGATTTACCTTTTCAAATTGTATATTGATAAATCTTTTCAAGTGTTTCGCAAAATGTGTCTTGATATTCGTTTCCAAACAAGTTAAAATAGCAGTAGCCGTATAACCAATTGTATTACCGTATTTAGAATAAGATAATTTTTCACCTTGTATGGTTTGTTTGTAATGGTTTTCATAAAAAAATGTGAGTTCATCATTATTCAATTTCTTTCCGCATTTATTACCAACCGAAATTGTCTTAATAATGTGCTCTATAAACTTATCATCTATTTTTGGTAATGGTTGATTTGTATGATATTTATGTAAAATATACAATCTCAAAAATTGATAAGCGTGCATCACAATAAGATTAAGATTTTTGCAGTAGTTATTGAGTGTAAGTATTGTTTCTGTATCCAAACAAATACTTTTAAGTGATGTCTTAATCACTTTCAACGGACTATTTGACTTTTTCCGTTTTTTCATTTATATAATTACTAAATATAATTTCTTTAAGTAATTATACGCAACTATTCCCTTTTCTAAATTATTTACTTTTTGTAATAAAATTGAAACAAAAATATATAAAAAATAAATGATATACTATAAATCAGTTTATTTAAAAATGACAACAACTATTTATACACTTGAACTTGAAAATAATAAATATTATGTTGGAAAGTCGTGTGTTCCAAAACAAAGAATCTTGAAACATTTTCAAGAAGAAGGAAGTGAATGGACTAAATTATATAAACCAATTAAGGTTTTATCACAAGTAAAAGGAGACGCTTTTGATGAAGAAAAATATACCTTAATTGCTATGGAAAAATATGGAATTGACAATGTACGCGGAGGTTCATATTGTAATGTAAAATTAACACAACACGATAAAGATAAAGCATTACAAACTATTCGCTCAATAAGTGATAAATGTTATAAATGTGGTAAGAAAGGACATTTTGCAAAAGATTGTTGTGAAGATTATGATATTGATGCTAATGAAGAATATTGTAAAAAGTGCGGTTGGGTTCATTTTCCTAAAAACGAATTATGCGATGGTAATTATTGTGGAGCTTGTCATGGAACAGGTGAAAGTTATTGGAGTGATGATTGCTACGGAAGTTGCTTAGAATGTTGTTGTATAAATTGTGGAAATAAACATAAAAATTGTAATTGTCGTGAATGTGATAAATGTAAAGAAATTATTATAAATAATGAAGAACATAATTGTTATAAATGTGAAAAATGTTGTGAATATAGTTTATATGATAATCATACTTGCGAATTATGTATAGAATGCGGTAAATATAATAGTTATGTTTCAGTCATATCACACCATAAATGTTGGAATTGTCTTCAAAAATGGTGCAGTGATTGTTTTACTAATAAAGAAAGATGTGTTGATAAACATACTGGAACTATTTGTTGTATTTTAGGTAATTTTGGTTGCGATGGAAATTATATTGGTGCGACACATAATCACTAATCACTATTATTAGTTTGTTGTGTGGTTTTTATCTTTTCTTTCTTTTTCAAATAATAAGTGCGTCTGTATTCTTTTAATTTTTCTGGGTTTTCTTCTTTCAGCTTTTTCAAGTAGGTTGTTCCTTGTTCTTTTATTTTATCTTTATTTTTTTCATAATATCGTTTGTGATTATCTCCATTTGTATATTTTTTTAATCGTTCTTCTAACTCTTGGAGTTTGTTTTTTAATTCTTTGTTTTCTTTTTGGAGTTCGTCCATTTTACTATTATTATAAATAATTATATTTTTAAATATTTATAAGCATATTTATTATGAAACAACATACGGAAGATTACAAATTAAGTGCAGTCCAATATTATTTGAAACATAATAACGATATGCGTGATACATGTAAGATATTTGATTGTAAATATCAGTCATTAGCAAGATGGGTTAAAACATATAAGAAAAATAAAACCTTACAACGAAAAACACGCAAAAATCATAATCTAAAAATCACTCCAGAAATAGAAAAGTATATCAAAGAATATGTAAGAAAATATCCAACAACTACTTTATGGGAATACTCTAAATTGGTTAATGAAAAGTTTGGGGTTCATTTAACTGATAGAAGTATTTACACTATTTTACATAACAATAAAATAACACGAAAAAGATTGAGAAGTAAATATTACCCAGAAAAAAGAGAAGGACAAGAAAAACAAGATTTAGCAGAGTTTTATAAAAAATTGGAAAAATATGATTACACTAAAACAATATGTTTAGACGAGACATCAATTTATTTGAATATGACACTTTCTTATGGTCGTAGTAGAAGCGGAACAAGAGTTATAAAGAAAACAAATAAATACCCATACAAACGATATAACCTATTATGTGCTATAAGTGCAAATAAAGTTATTGGTTGGAAATTATATCCAGAAAGAAAAGGAGGTGTAAAAACAAGTGATATTTTAGAGTTTTATGATGAGTTTATTAAAGATAAATACAAAAATCATTTAGTCATTATGGATAATGCGGTTATTCATAAATCCAAAATAATAAGAGAAACGATTGAAAATAGTAAAAATGAATTATTATATTCAGTCCCTTACCACCCAGAAACAAATAGTATTGAAGAGTATTTTAGTCAGTTAAAACATTACATCAAAAAAGAAAGTCCAAATACATATGAAGATATTTATAATACAATAAAGGAAATATTAGAAACTAAAATAACAAGGGAACATTTAACGAACTACTTGAAACATAGTTATAAAATATACAAATAAATAATTATGCGTTTGTCTCATTTTTCTTTTCGGTCGGTGTAATAATTAAAAATATTATAATATACTAGTTAAATGTGCACTACCTTTGTTACAGCTTATTTGAAAGTATATGATGAAGAATATGATATTTCTAGAACATTTGAAAATAGATTAAAGCACTTTATATTATTGTTAGAACTTGGTATAAATATATGTATTTTTGTTGAACCAGAATGGAGAGATAGATTCATTGAATTTGAAACAAAATACAATAATTTAAAAATTGTCCAGTCTATGAAAATTGAGGATACTGAATTATATAAGTTAGGAAATAATTATTCGGAATTAAAAGGGTTGCCTGCAAATAGAAACATTAAAAAAGATACCAAAAATTATATGTTTTTAATGCTGGCAAAACTGGAATTTCTTAAAAAAACAATGGATATAAATCCATATAATTCAGACTATTTTTGTTGGTTTGATTTTAGTTTGCCATATATTTTTAAAGATGTGAATAGCACATTGTTAAAAATGAAAAAGATTTCCAATACTACATTTAGTAATAAGTTTATTTATGTACCGGGTTGTTGGAATTATAAAATAAATGACATCAACCTCATAAAAAATGGTGTAATTTGGCGATTTTGTGGTGGGTTTTTAATTGGAGACAAAGAATCGCTAAAACATTTTTATGCAATGAGCTATGGGTTTTTTTTAAGTTTTTTAAATCTAAGTAAAACACTGGTTTGGGAAGTTAATTATTGGGCATGGTTAGAAGGATTGGGGCTAATTTCGCCTATATGGTATTTAGCAGATCACAACGATTCAATTATAAATATTCCGGAATTGTAGGCTTTACTTTAATTGTAAAAAGTGTAATAAGAATATATTTTTAATTTTCAATATAAGTTAAAACAACTTGTGCAGTATAATTTCCTGCCCAAGTTGAACCATCATAAGTTCCACCAGTAAGAACAACCTTAATAGCACCAATAGCAGCACCACTAATAGTAAAACTATCGGTATAACTAATATAACTTTTTGTTGAAGGGGTAATATTATTAGGGTCATATTGTAGTGGTGTTTGGTAAAATCCATTAGACCAACCTAAAGGTGCTTCTGTATCACTATTAGAATTCAAACTATCTAATACTTGATAAGATAATGCAGCATTAGCATTATAACCACTAATTACGGCATCAAGGGACATACTTACTTCAATCTTCCATCTTTGGTTTGCCAGCATTCCAGTAATAGTTCCCAAATCAAAAATAGGGTTAGATGGACTGCCAAATACTGAAAAAGCACCACTTGAATAAAAGCGTAATGGTCTTAAACCTACATTATTATAAAAAATATTCGTGGGTGTTACTTTCATTACATTACCCCCACCATCATCTATATCTATTTCATCTTTAGTTATTTCAGTATTCGCACCGGTGGCTGTTTCTTCTAACTTAATGCGGTGATGAGTGGCGTCATTTTCCATTATAGTAGTTAATGTATTAGCAGTTGCCTTATCTAAATAAGTCTGTTTAATGTAATGTTCTTGAGTTAGATTATTATTGAATATTTCTTGCTTTGATGTTTTTACGAGATTATCCATATTCATTTCAAACCTATCTTCATCTAAATAAAAATATTCATTAGCAGTGCCGGTATTCATTATTATTCTGTTTGAAGTTAATGTTCCTACATTGTCACCAGCTAAAGTATTTATAAAAATAATAGATTTATTATTCATATCTATTGGTTGGTATGCTTCTATTTGAAAATCAGCACCATTAATACGCATAAACTCTTGTAAAACATCATTAGCTCTTACTCTAAATGCAATTGAGCCATCAACATTTCCAGCAGTATTGTTTCTAATTGCACTTGTTATATTTGTATATTCTTTGATTGGATTGCCAACCTCATTTGTTTTCGCAAAAGAACTTACTTCACTAATTATAGAACCATTTGAAAATATATTTTTATACATTCTTACGCCAACACCGCCACTAGCAGTATCATTTTGATTAAGTGTTAAAATAGGATTTGCTATTCCACCAGTCGTAGATTGATTTAAAAATAATTGTCCGCTTGTCCCAGCACCAGTAGTGGTATAACTTAAATAATTACCACTTGTATTAGGAAATAGCATTTGAGTAGTATTTACATCAAAATTATCGGCAGTTAAAAATAAGTTTTGATTTGTTGTAATTGATAAGTTGTTTGCTGGATTTACACCAGTATGGTCTATTGTATTACTACTTATAATATTTGTATTATTTGCATCAGTAATAGTTAAACCAGTTGGATTTGAAGTATTTGTAAATGTCCCATTATCTAAAATAATACTATTGTTTGCTATATTTCCAGCAATTAGAACAGCACTCAAATCATACACGATTGATGGTCCAGTAGGACCAGTAGGACCTGTCGCACCGGTTGGACCTGTTGGACCTGTTTCACCTGTATGACCTGTAGGACCTGTATGACCTGTAGGACCTGTTGGGCCGGTTGCACCTGCTTCACCAGTCGGACCACCTGCTGGTCCAGTGGGTCCTGTTTCTCCAGTTGGTCCTCTACATCCTCTTCCGGTTGGTCCAGTTACTGAAGGTCCTGTGGGTCCAGTCATCCCTCGTTCACCAATGGCTGCAGGTCCAGTAGGTCCAGGTGGTCCCACAGGTCCCTGTGTTCTTAAATCGCAACATTTTGAGGCACCTAAATATTGTGGATAATTTGCGTAATATCTTGACATTATATATAATAATGATAATAAATTATTATTTATACGTTAATTATGTTAATTAATTGTAGTAATCTTTCTTTATCTACATTGTTATAGTCAAATAAATACTTATTACACCATTCAGTGCTTTTATTTGTAGGTGAAACATATAATTTTTCTTTGTTACCAATATAACCATACTTAATTAACTCTTTTTCTGGAATAACATAAAATTTTCCGTTTTTACAATGTAACCAATACAAATCATTGTCACCTTCTTGATAACACTGGCTTTTACATTTTCCCTCAATTCTACATTCATATTTTTTTAAGCAAAATAAAAAAGAATTGGGATTATCATGCACTATTGAACCCACTTTTTCTTGAACTCTTTTCTCTCCAATCTTAAAATCATAAACAAGTCCTTCTACGTCATTGTTGATGAATTCAATAAAGTCTATTTTATTTTCCCTTAACTTACGATATTCATGTTCTTGTCGTTGAGTTTTGTTTGTTGGAGTATTCAATGTATCAAAATCAAACTTATTTGTAAGTTGATAATAACTAGATAGTTTTTCTATTACATTTTCAGTTGAAACCTCATATTTGTTATACTTTGATTTTTGAGCTATACCAATGGTCTTTAATCCGGCAACCTCTTCATATGAGATTAACCACATTTTTTTGTCTTCTTCACAAATACACAATAATAAACAATTATCATATTTTCCATTATTTAATCTAAAATAATATTGGTTTCTTTCAGTTTTTTTATTGGTTGATTTAACCTGAATTCCTAACCACAAATCTTGAATATCGTCAGTCTTTTTAACAGCTATATCAGCTTTACATCCATCAAACAACTTAACAACGTTAAAATGTTCGCTTACTAAATCTTTAAAATAGTTAATACATTTCATTTCTTGTAAACAACTATTTTTATTGTCTTCTAATGCTCTAAATTTCTTTAATTTTTCACCTGTATTAATATTTACACATTTAGGGCAATAAATACCTTGATTTATAGATTTAAAATTTTGCCAAGAAACTTTATTTTCGTGACCACACGATGCAATATAATTTAATTTTTGTTTGTTATTCACATAATAACTGTTAAATTCATCTTTCGTATAACACAATTTACAGTTCTTACTTTCAAAATAAGATGATATTGATTCATAAGACGGTATTTCTAATGCACAGTTCCTACATTTTATACCGTGTCCAACTAGAATTTCTTTTACTGAAAGTTTATTATTATGACCACAAGAAGCGATATAATCTAATTTTTCTAATTGATTGGCATAAGATTTACTTACCAATGTACAACTCCTTTGAGAAAATATATCTTGAACTTGTTTGTATGTATATTTAGTAGGCATAGTTATATTAAACTAATAGTCTTTATATTAGTTTCATAAATATTTTGTTGTAGGGTCTACCCGATTATGCCGAGGGCAACGACGCTAGACACATCCGTATGGTCCCCAAACTCGCAACGTTATACTTAACAACCAGAGGCAAATCGTTCTCAAGATAAACTTCAATTTGTTGACATAAATTAGTGCATTTAATGAAATATCCAAGATTCTTAAGCGAAAATTCACCTTGAATGATTTTAGACGAATCGGGCTTTGATATGAATCCCATACTATCATCCGATTCTGCACGATGGATTTCGGCTGAAGCAAATTGACCAGAACATCTAAAAATAAGTTCATTACCAACAGATTTAATCTCAAGTTTATCAGAAATGCACGACAAATCACGTATAATCTTTTGGAAATCAGTAGAAGGCAAATTAATAATAGAGGAAAACGCCACATCCGGATATTGTAGCTCCTCTGGGTCTGGCTCAATCAAACGTAGCTTCTGCGTTTTGCATTGTTTAATTTGTCCATTTTCATATTTAAGCGTTAAATAAGATACTATTCCGTCGACATAATCCGAATTTTCAATATAAAGCGTCAATGTTTCTTCATTTTCAATCGTATTAATCAACTTGAAAAGATGAAACATGTTGACACCAATAATTATTTTATCCTTTTTACATTCATAAAATTCAAAATTCTGCGCTTCTAAAAAAAGATGCACTAAAATAGTATGTGACTTATCCATATTGATAATTCTCATACCAGCTGGCTCAAATGTAATATTTGTCTCCAATAAAATATCCTTTAAAGCAGTCATAAGGGTTCTAAAGGGAGCGATTTGTACTGTTTTTATCGTAAGAACATTTCCTTCCGTTGATGACATAATTTGGTTCTTATTTGAAAATGCGGACATTATAATAAATTGTAAATGAAAATCTTTAAATACTTATGTTTCTAAATATTTAACGCGAATTCTTTCAATAATTCTATAATCTATATTCTATATATTATATTATTATATATGGAATGATGAGCAAAAAGAAAACAAATGTAAACATAGGTAAAAAACGTAAATCTAAAAATGATATTAGAAAATAAATCTATATTTTTACTTTTGGAACCCGTCTAGTTCCGTGACCATGCTTCTTTCGTGCCTTTTTGGCTAAAGTTAAAGCCTTGGAATTTGGTTTACAACCTTTTTCTAAAATAGAATAATCCACTGCTGCTGCTTTCCCAGACGTAATAGCGCTTGCTAAACGTGCTATACCCCAGGATTGCGCCGTTTGATTTGGACGTGAACCAGAAGAATAATAGGCTCCTGCTCCTTTATTGATTATTTTTGCTAAAGCGGATTTAGAACAACCAGATGCTTTTGCGAGTTCGTTTGTGGCACCGATTTTATCAACATTATACATTTTTTCTGCTTTGACGATGTGGTCCGATTTTTTAGACTTAAAGGATACTACTTTTGGTCTTGAATGATAAATTCCTTTTTTATAAAGACGACGTGATTTCATAAGTTCTTTACTCTGTTTTTTTCTATCTTTGCGTGTTAATCTTTTTGGCAAATATCGTAAATTTATTTTCATATAATATATGTAAATATTTTACATTTATTTACATATTTACATATTTACATAATGCTTATAAATAGTACATTATAAATAGTACATTATAAATACTATTTTATATGTTTTGCTTAAATGGATTTAAAAACAATTGTATGACTTATTGCAATGGCCGAACCAAAACGCATCGATTGTTTAACTACGGTTGAAAAACTTTATGAAAAATATAAAGACAATGAGTATATGTTGCAAAGAATATATAATCACGTTCACGTATATTTACCAAATACACTCGAAAATGAGTCTAAAAACCGCGAAAAAAGACAAAATTTGAATACCTATCTATCTGAAGAACAACAGATTTTTATGCAAGTTTTTTTAAGTAAAAACAATTATTATTATCTATCGAATAATAATTTTTATTATGAATACAATGGAAAAGATTTTTTCATCGTTAAAGAAGACGAAATTATTCATAAACTTTTGTCTTCAATATCCAAGGATAGAATTCTGTTACAATGGAAACACAAAACGAAAGCTAACATTATAAAACAAATTAAAGAAAGAAATCTTTTTTCGTGTATTCCCGAAACCGACACAATTCAAAATATTTTAAATGCACTTTATCCCGCATTTTTCTCATCTAAAAATGCAGCCAAATATTTTCTTACCATTATTGGTGACAATATACTTAAGAAAAATTCAGATTTGGTATTCATTTCAAGCCAAAAAATGAGACAATTTTTAGATGAATTAGAATTAGTTGCAGCGTGTTCAATTGGGAACGGTAATATTTCTTACAAGTTTGTAACAAAATATCATGACACACATTCTTTTCATAATTGCAGACTGGTGAAAATGAATGAAAATTTTTCCAATGAGTATTGGAGAGAATTGCTGAAAAGAATCGGTTTAAATTTATTATGTGTTGCTGCTCATTATTCTAATAGACATATGAATTCAGATAATTTTTTAAACACGAAATCGGATGAAGAATTAAGTAATTATTCATACACATTAAAAAATACCACCGAAAATGGATTGATTGACAAATTTATTGAACAATTTATTGAGAAAACTTCGGATGATTTTAAAGTTGAATGGAAGAATTTACATTTTGTCTGGAAACAATTTCTCTTTATCAATAATTTACCAAATGTTATTTTTTCTAATAATTTGAAGAATTTTTTAAAAAACAAAGTTACATTTGATGAAGAAACAGATTCATTTGTTGGAATAACAAGCAAACATCTACCTTTATACAAGCATTTTATACAATTCTGGACTGAAACAGTAACAAGTTCTTCTTCTGACTTTGAGAATGAGCTTGAAGTTGAGGAAATCTGTTCTCTGTTTAAATTATGGAGTAAAACAAAAAGTACAATCACCGAAGAAAATATTATTAAAATCTTGAAACATTTTTTCGCGTGTGAAATTGTTGAAGACAAGTTTATTTTAAATGTTACGTCCTCTATTTGGAATAAATCCAAAGACATAGAAAATTCACTTCATTATATAAAAGAACAAATCAAAGAAAACCATAAATTGTCTCTCATTAGCTTTGATGATTTATATAATTTTTATCATCATTATTGTAGCAATCATTCTATGAAATTTGTAGTGAGTAAAAGATATTTTGAGAAATTTTTGTATTTTAAGTTGTCAGAATACATTGTTTATGAAAAATTCATCAAGACCGAATGGGTGGATATGTAAAAATGAATATCTTTTATAAAAACAAATTTTTTATAAAAACAAATATTTATATAAAAAATAATTGTTTTATTTTTATGCAGCATTGCCAGCGACGAATTGAAGATCAACGCCTGATGTTCCTACACCTTGACCTTCATAAGAATGAGGGGACAATGGTCCTCCATAGGCCATACCTCCTCTCATTTTTCTACTTTTACGTCCTTTGTGACCTTTATGACCTTTGTGGAATAATTTGAATTCTCCTTTCTTTGCAACGTATCCAAGTTTTTTAAGATGCTTAATTGTTTTCTTTCCTGAAGCGTGTTTTTTCTTTGACACAATACGTCCATGCTTATTCATCATCAAATGACTTTTGGTTAAACCACCAGAAGTTTTTTTGGCAGTTCCGTGCCATACTTGAGCGCGAGTTCCTGTAGTTTGCATTATAAAGTTAAATGAGAAAATAATTTTTATTTATTTATTGTTAAACGCAATCAAAATGTCAAAATCTATTTATTGGTGGCATACCGCTCCCGCCAGGCATACCTTCCATTCTACCTAAATAATTAATGTTTAAGGGTTGACCTAAATAAAAATTTCCAAATTGAGTGTTTCCACCTTTTCTACTCGCTATTACTTGTGCAATTCGTGTCGCATAGGAAACTTTAGCAGATGATGAGTTTGAACCTGGATTATTTTTATCATACTTATCCGGAATACATAAACACGTTTTTATTTTTCCTTCATCGCCATATATTCTATTATATTCGGCTACATATTCTATTATGCGAGATGTATCTTTTCTGCCTCCAGGTCTAAAATGTCCATAAGAATACATTATATAAAATCATTATATTTTTATTAAGGATATTTACACCCTTGAAGATTTGAAATGTTTACATTTGAACCAATAATAGAAGCAATTTTTGGAGCTTATTGAGGTAAATAGGTAAACATTACAGGTCTTCTCAAAGGAGTCGAAGCAACTGATTCACCAGCTAAATTAACTGCTTTTACACGTATATTATATTGTTTATTATTTTGTATTGGAACTGAAAATGGTAAGACATTACTGGAAATATCAATAAAAGGTTCATCGTTTAAAGAATAGGTATAGGTTATTATTTCAGAACCATTAATCTTTGGTTTTACAAAATTCACTAACATACTATTCAATGAAGTTGTTACATTTCTTATAACGGGTGGTCCAGGTGGCAATAGGATATATCTTAATGCTTTACTTGGTAACGAAGGTGGCGAATCACCGCCAAGTAAATTAGTTGCGATTAATTTAATAGTAAATATTTGATTGACAGGTAAATTTGGTATAACTAAAGGTAAGGAAGTATTAGATAAGTCCAAAAAATCAACATTTTTATTTAGTGCATATTTGAATTTTGTAATGGGTGAACTACCTTCAACAAGAGGAAGTCGTAAATTTACTACAGCATAACAAGTAGTGTTTGATTCCAAAAATAATTCTGCGCTATTTATAGTTAATCTGGAAGGAGGAACAGGAATTACAGCAGAAACCACATTAGATAAAGGTGAATTACCTCGTGCATTTTGTGAGGCTATTTGCACATTAAAAACATTACCTCTAACTATGTTTGGTATAATTATTGGGTTGGTAACACTTGGAATTACTGTTAATCTTCTGCCATTAAGAGTATATACCATTTTTGTAATAGGTGACCCATTTGTTTCTGCAGATTGTGTATAATTGACAATAAATGTAGAATCAACATTTGAAAAAGTAATACTATTAATAATTGGAGCAATAGGGGTGCCCGATTTAAATGCAATGATATTAGAACGGAAAGATAACCCTTCACCTGTATATGAGTATAGTGACACAGAATATACTCTATCTATAATTAGACCGCTTATTAAAATAGGGCTTTCGGTAAAATTAGTAATAATTGCATCACCACTATTCAGAGAGTATCTATAATGCAACACTTCTAATCCGCTATTATTTGGTTCAAAATAAACTAATACAGAGTTCAATCCAGGTTCTACAGACGTTATAAATGGTCTTGCTTGTCTTACTCTGAAAGTAGCTGATATACTTGCTGAATTATAATTTTCACTACTTTCTTGTGTAGCTGTAATAACACTATTTCCCCCACTAACAATATTTATAGTATTTTCAGAAATAGTGGCAACGGATGTATTAGAACTTGTATAAGTAAATGAACCTGGGCGATTAGAAGAAGGGTCGACAATATTAAAAGAACTGTCTCCAAATATTTTAAATGGAACAGTAAAATTTGCTAAAGTTGTTGTTGCTTTATTAACTGTAAATGTAGTTGTGATTGTTGCAGAAGTAAAATTATCTGTCTCTGCTTGTGTAGAGGTAACATTGACAGTTCCAGCACCAACTATAGTTATCGTGTTTGCAGCAATAGTTGCAACAGATGAAACTGAAGTTATTGTTGCATTATTAACTGTAAATGTAGTTGAGATTGTTCCAGAAGTAAAATTATCTGTCTCTGCTTGTGTAGCAGTAACAGTGACGGTTCCAGCACCAACTATAGTTATTGTGTTTCCAGAAATAGTAGCAACAGATGAAACTGAAGTCATTCTAAATTAATATAATTATTTATTATTATTTTATTGCATATATATATTAAATTTTTAATTATGTAAATTTGACTTGATAAGTAAATGATTGGAAATTAAGTTTTATCAGTAAATACATTAAACAAAGAGTTAATATTTTTATAATAAAAAATTGATTCTAAAAAATAAATTAAAAATAAAGACACATTAACATAAAATGAGTTCTAAAGAGGCTAATAATGAATTGTTCTTCGATGTTCAACAGAAGACGGATAAACAGCATATCTTAGATAATCCGGATACATATATCGGTTCTGTTGAAAGTATCGATGCTGATATCTGGATTATCAGTGAAGATGGTCAAAAAATTGTTGAAAAAAATATTAACTATATTCCTGGGTTATTCAAGTTATTCGATGAAGGCATTGTTAATTGTCGCGATCACGTGGTTAGAATGAAGACCAAGGTTGACGATAATGTTGAAAACGCGTTACCTGTTACTCATATTGATATCAGCATTGAACCCGACGGTTCCATTACAATGATTAATGATGGAAATGGAATTGATGTTGCGGAGAAAGATGGAATTTGGATCCCAGAACTTGTCTTTGGCCACTTGAGAACTTCTACAAATTATAATAAAGATGAAAAGAAAATTGTTGGTGGTAAAAATGGGTTTGGTTTTAAACTTGTGTTAATTTGGTCCAGTTATGGTCGTATTGAAACGGTTGATCATATTCGCGGATTAAAATATATTCAAGAATATAAAAACAACTTGGACGAAATTTGCAAGCCTTCTATCACCAAGTGTAAAAATAAACCATATACTAAGATCACTTTTAAGCCTGATTATACCAGACTTGGAATTTCAGGTTTAACCCCAGATATAGTTTCATTGTTAAAAAAGCGTGTTTATGATATTGGTGCAGTTACTGATAAAAATATTAAAGTTAAATATAATAATGAGTTAATTCCTATCAAAAATTTTGAACAATACATTAGTATGTATATTGGTGATAAATCAACATCACCAAGGGTTTATGAAGATAGTGGAGACGAAGGAAGATGGGAATATGCTGTTGCTCTCACTCCATCAGATGAATTCGTTCAGATTTCCTTTGTAAACGGCATTCATACGTCTAAAGGTGGCAAACACGTTGAATATATTTTGAATCAAATTATTAGAAAATTAGTAGATTTTATTGAGAAGAAAAAGAAGACCAAGGTAAACCCAAATACAATTAAAGAACAGTTGATTTTATTTCTAAGATGTGACATTGAAAACCCTGCTTTTGATAGTCAGACAAAAGATTATATGAATACACCATCGTCTAAATTCGGCTCCAAATGTGAAGTAAGTGATAAATTTATTGAAAAGATTGCGAAAATGGGTGTGATGGACGCCGCTTTACAATTGACTGAAGTTAAGGAAACGAAGGCTGCTAAAAAAACAGATGGAACAAAGTCTAAATCTGTTAGAGGAATTCCTAAATTAACCGATGCTAATTGGGCTGGCACTGAAAAGTCGTGTCATTGTATGTTGATTCTTTGCGAAGGAGATTCAGCCAAGGCTGGCATTCTTTCAGGATTATCGTCAGAGGATCGTAATATTATTGGTGTTTATCCTTTAAAAGGTAAGCTACTGAATGTTCGTGGCGAACCTGTTAAAAAAATTGCTGATAATAAGGAAATTGCCGAAATTAAGCAAATTCTTGGCCTCGTAACTGGTAAGAAATATTTGACTTTGGAAGATGTTAATAAAAGTTTACGATATGGAAGGGTTCTCTTTATGACCGATCAGGATTTAGATGGTAGTCATATTAAGGGCCTTGGCATCAACTTATTCTCTTGTGAATGGCCTACACTTGCACAAATTCCCGGATTTATTGGATTTATGAATACCCCTATATTGAAAGCAAAAAAAGGCAGCAACGAATTGAATTTCTACAATGACGGAGAATTTGAAGAATGGAAAGAAGAAAATGATATGAAAGGTTGGACAATTAAATATTATAAAGGTTTAGGAACAAGCACAGGTAAAGAATTTAGAGAGTATTTTGAAAATAGAAAAATTGTTGAATTTCAGTTTAGTGGTAAAGAATCGGATGACGCAATTGATATGGTTTTTAATAAGAAAAGAGCGGATGATAGAAAAGACTGGTTAAAGTTCTATGATAGAGACGCTTATCTTGATACAAATAAAAATAGTGTTTCTTATGAAGAATTTGTGAATAGAGAATTAATTCATTTCTCTAAATATGATTGTGATAGAAGCATTCCTAATTTGATGGATGGTCTCAAGATTTCACAGAGAAAAATTGCATTTGCCGGATTTAAAATGAACCTCCATAAAGAAATTAAGGTGGCGCAATTTTCAGGATATGTCTCTAAAGAATCAGGATATCATCATGGCGAAGCCAGCTTAAACGCTGCTATTGTTGGGATGGCTCAAAACTTTGTCGGTTCCAACAATATTAATTTATTCATGCCAAACGGACAATTTGGAACCAGATTGCAAGGTGGAAAAGATAGTGCGTCTGAAAGATATATCTTTACACAATTAAATAAAATTACTAGAACGATCTTTCAACAAAGTGATGATAATATTCTTGAATATTTAAACGACGATGGAGTATCTGTCGAGCCGATTTATTACGCTCCAATTATTCCAATGATTCTTGTCAATGGATCAAAAGGAATTGGAACTGGATTCAGTACTGATATTATGTGTTATAATCCTTTACAAATTATTGATTATTTACAGAAAAAGTTAAGACATAATGAACCAATGGTAGCTGCGCTTGAACACGACATTGAGTTTACTCCTTATTATGAAGGATTTAAAGGTCACATTACAAAGATTACCGATGACAAATTCTTAATCAAAGGAATATATGAAAAAGTAGGCGTTGACAAAATCAGGGTCACAGAATTACCAGTCGGTTATTGGACTGAAGATTTTAAAGAATTGCTCGAGCATTGGATTAGTCCTGGTGAAGATAAAGATAAAAATAAGATACCAGCCATTATCAAGGATTATGAAGATATGAGTAAAGACACGAGTGTAGATTTTACCATTACATTTGTCAAGGGAAAACTTGAAGAATTGGAAAATGCGAAAGGTGATTATGGTTGTAATGGTCTTGAGAAACTATTGAAACTATACACGACCAACACTACAACGAATATGCATCTATTTGACGCTAATGATACATTACAAAAATTTGAAAAAGTCTCTGATATTATTGACTCTTATTATGATGTTAGATTGAAGTTGTATCAAACGAGAAAAGATTATATGATTGAGAGCTTGGAACGCGAATTAATGATGCTTACGAATAAAGCTAAATATATTAAAGAAAACCTTGATGGCACAATTGATTTACGTAAAAAGAAGAAGGAACAAGTTGTAGAAATGTTGCAAGAAAAGGGTTATGACACGATTGATGATGAGCCAAATTATCACTATTTGACTAAAATGCCGATGGATTCTGTAACAGAAGAAAATGTAGAAAAGTTAAACAAGGAACGCGGCGATAAAGAGATTGAATTAGAGACTGTGAAAACGACTACTATTAATAAGATGTGGCTCAATGAATTAGAAACGTTAAGAGTTCAGTATATGGAATATAAAGAAGAAAGAACCAAATTAATGAATGGTGAAGATGTAAAACCAAAAAAGAAACAGGTGTCAAAAGCAACAATAAAGAAAGTTGTTAAAAAACAAACTATAATGATTGAAGATGATTAGTAACAAATATTATAATATAAATTTTACTTAATGTAAAGAAGTTTAAATATATATTTTTGATATATATTCAAATACTTAATAATAATACTGACATTTTTTGCTTCTAAGACTGTTCTAAAAACTTGTAATTTACGTATTGTCAATTCTTTTCAAATTGTTATAATAGATTTTTGTTTCTACACTGGAGAGAAAAATAAAGAAAATCATTTAGAACCAACTCTTTAACTCAAGCTGTCGATCATTATTTGATGCTTGTACTGGATGTGCAATTGGCACAACTAATGTGCTAACATCATCTACATATTTCATATAACCCTGAGCTTCACTATATACTTGTTGCACGCAATAATTTAACACAATCTTATTTAGCTCTTCAATTTGTTGTGAAATATTAGATGGCATATTTGCTGAATATTGTAAGAAAACACTTCTCATTATAATTTTAATAGAATCACAATCTTGAGGACCAATTACATATTGACCATTGGAGCGATGATAAACTCCCGCTCTTATACCATTTTGAATGATTTGAATATTCTCTTGAGAGAAAAAAGCTTGTGATAAAGGCGTTTCGTTCCATAATCCTTCTGTAGCATTCCTAAAGGTTACACATTGATTCGCTGGAATTTTATCATACATTTGAAATAATTCTGTAGTATTTGGTGTTTTTATATTTACACGTCCATTATTTACTTTATTCATTTTATAAAATAAGCAAATAGAAAAAATTATATCTATTTATTTTATATGGATGGCTTTCAAAAGTTTATTCTTTTTGCCGCTATAATTATATTAATTATCGCTCTGGTTTTTATAGGAATTGCTCTCTCATATGCTACTGATACAACATGGCCACCAATGACACCTGAATGTCCTGATTATTGGACGATGGATGGTTCTGGAAATCTACAGCAATGTATTAATATAAAAGATTTAGGCACTTGTCCTCCTAAAGGTGGAGAAAAACATTTAACAATGAATTTTAATACTCCTGCATTTACTGGTTCAAATGAGATGTGTTCAAAATATACATGGGCTAAAAATTGCAACGTTTCGTGGGATGGAATAACTTATGGTGTTGATAATCCTTGCCAGACAAGTTAGTTATAACAAGACCAAAATATTCTATTTATATTATCATTACTTTATGTATAATGATAATACAGATTTCTGAATTACCTTCGGAAGTTATTCGTTTAATTCATGAATTTATACCAAATAGTAAGCGGGTATTTGTTAATAAAACATTTTACCATTTATATCATAGTACTATAAGAAAGACTATACCATTATATGAAAATTATATTCGTGACATTATAAGAAGAGACAACAATTTTGTTTTTGAAAAAGTGGTTCAAGAGAATATAGATTTCTGGCTGCGTAGTAGAGAATATACTTATAAAAATATAATTTTCAGGAATTATCTATATTTTGTAATCCATTTTTGTATTGAAAATAATTCTGAACGTTGCAGAAAGTTATTATTAGAATTATTAGAAAAACGTGATTTGTGTAGAAATCTACATAAAAAGAATGTTGTTAAATATATAAAATGGAAAAACTAAATCTTAATAAAATTTTAAATAGAGAAGAGCAGGAAAAAGAAATAAAAAATATTCTAAAAGAATTTGAAATGAATAAAAATAACTTATTATTTAAAAAAGGCATATATATTTATGGCGATCCAGGCACCGGAAAAACTACCTTCGTTACAAATATTCTTAAAGATTTGAATTATGATATTATTAAATATGATGCTGGCGATATACGAAATACTTCTGTTATTGAAGATATTACGAAACACAATATGTCTGACAAAAATATTATGAGCTTGTTTAATAAAAAAATTAAGAAAATTGCTATTATCATGGATGAAATCGATGGAATGAATAGTGGTGATAAAGGTGGAATCAATTCACTCATTAAACTTATTCGTCCCAAAAAAACAAAAAAGCAGAAATTAGAAGAAGTCACAATGAATCCTATAATATGCATAGGCAATTATAGAGTAGACAAAAAAATAAAAGAGCTTATGAAAGTTTGTAATTCTGTTGAACTTAAAACGCCAAATGAAAGCCAGGTTTCTAATTTAATCAATGAATTGATGCCTTCTATTAGCAATAAGATTAAAGCAAAACTAATTTCTTATATTCAAGGAGACATTAGAAAATTGAATAATATGTATCATTTTTATAAAAATAAACCTCAACTTTTTACGTATGAAATTATTGATAATGTTTTTCAAATTAAATCCTATAATGATGATACTAAAAAAATTACTAATAAACTTATGAATGAATATTTTCCTCTTAATGAGCACAACAATATTATGAATGAAACGGATAGAACCAGTGTTGGATTATTATGGCATGAAAATATCATTGATAGGATTGAGAAACTTGAAAAAAGACAATCGATACCCTTTTACATTTCACAACTTGATAATATTTGTTTTGCTGATTACATAGACCGAATTACATTTCAAAAACAAATTTGGCAGTTTAACGAAATGAGTTCTTTAATAAAAACATTTAAAAACAATAAATTGTATCATGAAACATTTAAAAAGAAAAATAAATTTACTCCCACTGAAATAAGATTTACCAAAGTTTTAACAAAATACTCGACTGAATATAACAATTCACTATTCATACAAAAACTATGTCAAAAACTTGGTATGGATAAAAAAGATTTATTTGGATTTTTTATTGAACTCAGTAATAAACATGAAAATAATGAAATTATTTCTATTCTTGAAAACTATGAAATAGGCAAATTAGATATTAATCGTATTTATAGATATATTGAAAAATATATTAAGGAAAATGCCACTGGCACAGCTGATAAAGAAATAGATGATGAAGATGACGGCGATGAATTAGAAGAATAAGTATTTTACATCTTTGGACGGGTAAAATGAGTATTCGCTGGTGTAAAATTCTTTATAATATAATTTTTATTATATTATAAAACTATAAAATTTGCCTTCCCATTATTGACCACGGTTTTGTGTCGTTGACGACTTTAAGGTTGCTAATCTGGCGTCCCTCTTTTTTTCCCATTTAGAAACGGTTTGAGGATCTATAGTAATTTGCAGGTGATTCGCATAATGTTGAGGAGATGCATAAAATAATGTATTTGAACCATTCGCACTTTTACATTCTCCGGTTGCCAATGCTGTCTTAAAAAATAAATCCTCGTCCCTCGAACCTACAATATAATTTAGATATTCTCCAGACTCTGCATCTCTAATTCGGCTACCTGTCCCACCTGAAGTATAAATCTCAATTTTTTTATCATACTTTCGTCCATCTTTTCTTAGAGCTTTTCTATAAATGACATTATATGCTCTATCCATACGCTTTTTCTTATCTAACATTTTATCGTTATCTTGAACATCATAATCATTTGGATCCATGGGATTGTAATAATCGTCCTGATACATTCTATCTATTTATATTTTATTGTGAAAAGTTGTCTTTAAATTGTTTATGTGTTTGTTATATTTATTACTTGTACATTATTGGGTGAATCATTATTCACTGTTTCAACTTTACGTTTTTCCATTTGTATGACAATTAATTGTTTAATTTTATTATTTAGATATTCTACTTGTTCCTTTAATTTAGTATTCTCATTTGTCAGTTGCTGTATAATCATTGCTTGTTCATTGATTTGTTGTTGTGCACCTTGTGGATTGCTAATCATAGCTAATTTATTCATTGTTTGTTGATACTCCATTTGTTGTCTTATCATTTCTTGTTGTTGATGTGCTCGTTGTATCTTAATTTCTTCTAATTGTTTGGTTACATCCGGTTTATTCTCGGGTTTTCCTGGATTATAATTATCCAATATACTATCAATATCTTCCATAAAAAATTGTAACGTTTCAGCTTCTTTTACAAAATCCTTTGGCAATATCGTTGTTTCGTGAATATGTGGACTTGGCATTTGTTTTAGCAATTCTTTTTTATCAAATGAATTTTGAGTATGGGAAAATACTAATATAGTTTTCATAGGATCTAATTGCACAAAAGGGACCGTATAATCCTTTAAGAATTTTTTTTCCTCAGCAACACAAGATTCTTCACTAAACTTTGTTTGATTAAGTAATTCTCTTTTAAATGCAAATGTTGCAGCGGTTGCGTGATTTGGACCATATGGACCAAATTGATACATTTTATTTATATGTTTAAAATAGATATACATACAACTTGAACCAGCACATAATGCTTTACTATCCTTTAAAGTGTCTACGGCGTGACTAACTCTGTCAACTGGATAATAATCATCATCATCCATATAAACAATGATATCACCCGTTGCCTTTTCATTGATTAAATTTCTCTTCTTCCCTAATGTCAATTTTTTGTCATATTTAAAATATTTAACATAAGGAAGATGCGCTACTAAATCCTCAATTTTATCTGTCCCGTCATCAACTATAATCCATTCCATTTTATCTCTCGGATAGGTTTGACTCTCAAAACACTTGATTGCCATTGGAATAAAGGGTCGTCTGTTAAAGGTTGGAGTACACACACTGACAAAAGGTTTCTTAGGCAATTTGTTTTTCTTACCCATTTATTTAAATAAATATGGATTTTTTAAGTCCTATTTATTTCATAGTTATTATTTTATGATTATTATTTATAAAGTCTTACTTATTTTTTTTAATTGGGATGTTATATTTCCTCCTTTTTGACCAAATAGTAAATTATATAAAAGTCCGTGTTTTCTGCCACTTCTGCTTTTATCAATACACTTTTTAATTGCTTGTTCATAACTTACTGCGGGTGACAAATTTTTCTCTGGTATTGGTTGGAATAAATTGTTAGATAATCCTCCATAATAGATTAACATGAGAACAACGATTGAAAGTATACCTGGAATTGCCCCAAGATTAGCAAAGGCCAATAATACTACAAATAAACTTATTATGGATATAACTGGTAATTTATAATATTTAAGCGTTTCTTTAACAATTGTTAATGCTGAAATTTGTTTTCCATTCATTATCGCTTTAAGAAATAATGTAGATATTAAAGAATTATGATAAAATACCACTGGAATAATAGAAACAAAGGGAAATCCAAATATCAACAAACAAGTAAATAAAATTACGAGTCCTAATCCAAATAATGAGTAAATTGGACTTATTATTGTAACATCTTCCCATTGTGGCTTACCATCGCCAGATGCATTGGCATTTGTTTTGAAAAACCAAGACATTTTTGAGAACCACAAATAGATGAAATAAAGTGTATTTACTAATATTCCAAAACTATATAAAAACGCACATAGAATTGGTCCTACTCCAATAATTGCCGGCTCAGGAAACGATGTGTTCATAAAATTCATAACCATTGTTATTAATGTATAATTAAATTGCAATATGGATTCAGCAATCGAAATAAAATAATTGGCTAAAAAGTGTGAAGATGGATTTTCTTTATATTGTTTAAATAGTTCAATAACTTTGTTTTTAGAATTCATCTCATAGGGTATTTCCATTTTCATAGACATTTCGGGGTCAGTAAATGTCGTAAAAATATTGGTTTGTATGGGGCTCGGTTTAATTAGCGGTTCATTATCTGTATAAGGTGCACAGTTAGGTTCAGTTGGCAATATATTTGCCTGAGCTATTTTACATAAAAAGAGTATTAAGCCACCACTTGAAAAATAAAATAAAACAATAAACATCACGATGATGATAGATAGTAGAAAGCTTCCAGCACCAGATAAATAACTTTCTAAAGATGAACCATTATTTTTCTTTTCATCTATACTACTTGCATCATTAGAATCTGAATCTGACATTACTTATATTTAATTGATATAAAAAATTTAATATCCATTTATTATATGAAATTCAAATTTTATTCGTTATTTTTGCCATTCGTAGCATTGTTTTTGTTGTATATTATTTTTAATAAGATTGATTATTTAGTTAAGCAAAAATATATTGTAGAGTGTTTTGAAAACTCACAAACAAATTCACAAACAAATTCACAAACAAATTCACAAACAAATTCACAAACAAGTCATACCGTTAACTTACCATTAAATACCACATATAGTTGTCAAAATTTTTGTGGTCCTGCCGCAAGATGTGCTATCACTGGACAGCAGTGTTTAGCTGATACGGATTGTTCTGGCTGCCAACCTTATTCGCCTCCTCTTAGTAAAACAGCTGACTGTATTCCAGGAAATGATGACGCCGGAAAATTAACCGTTGGTGTTACACCCACATATTCTCCATTAACAACAGGTTATGGCACCAAAGAAAGAATAATTACAAAAGATATGTATTCTAAACCAACACAACCCAATTTTGGTTATGATACTTGGGGTCAATCGTTCAATGAAAGCCAAACTCTATTTAACAAACGTTATAAACCAAATCAATTACAATATATGCCTAATTATCCTCCAATGTATAGTATAACGGGCGAATTTATAGGTGATGGACCTTTGCCATCCAATTATTAAGAGTTAACTCTTATTGATTACAACTTCCTTAACTATATTTTTAATGATTTTGTCTTGTTTTTCAATATCATTATTTCCCAGACCACCCAGAACTTCAATCACTAATTTACTATAATGGTCTGAATATTTAGATTCACTAAAATTACAACCTGGATGAAGTTCTTTATATTTTGGTAAAAGTTTTTCGTTTTTGAATGCAACAAGTTTAATTGCCTTGCGTAGTCGCTCCTTTTCATCGTTATCTTTTTCCCATTTATTTTCGTCTTTAATATAAATTACTTCGCGTTTTTTATCAGCACAATGAACAGGACGTTTACTTACGTCCAATGCTTTCAAATTTTTAACAATAATATTAGATATTCCTTCTACAAATCCTAATCTACCTACATCTTCCAAGTCTGATATCTGGAGTTGGAGAGAATCCACGAAATCAGTAATATTCATTGCATCTTTGCACGTTTCATTCAAAAATACATTTAAGTTGAATGTGTTATTGTTATTATTGGAATTATTTAACTGGATTAGGGTATTGCTGGATACATTTCCACACATTTCTACAAGTTTATTTGCAAGTTCTTGATTATGTTTTTGAGCTTCATTATTTAATGTTATAAGTTCTTTATTTTGTTTTACAACTTCTAAAACGAGATTGGTAAGAGATTTTAGATCCTGTTCGGTTTTGTTCTTTTTCACTATACACTCCTTTTTATGCTTTGATAACCCTTGGCTAAATTTATAATATTTACCACAAACACATCTAAATTCTTTTTTATTGTTTTGCTCGTTTTGCTCCAAATTTTGAATCCCGCTCAATCCAAAATGTATCCTTTTGTGTTTTTCGGTTAAAAAATGTCTATCAATGTTATTTTTCCGTGACGTGAAATAGTCACATTCTTTACAAAAATATAGGCTGCTCGTTTTTTGCTCAATGCTCGTATCCAATGTATCCATAATGTATCCCAAGAAATTATCTTTAAGTTTTTTATAAAAAATTTTTGTCGTCACAAAACGAAAATTTTTTAAAATATTTCCACACCATAAATTTACATTATGGTCACAAATTACCCAATTTTCATAAAATATTTTGGTTTTTCATTTTTGGACATTTTTTTTGTCCATTTTTCAAAAGTCAAAACACTTTTCAAAATTTGAAATCGGCGATTTCCCCTTCATATGTAGGGAAATAAAAACCGGTTGATTTTTAATAATTTATAAATTTCTCCTTCATTATGTAGTGTCACGACCTTATTTTTCCACCTTTGGATAACTTAAGGTTATTTGGTTATTTGATTATTTTTTGTAAACTCTATTTTGTCAGTATTTTGTAAAACATTTTTTATATATTTACCACAGGGACCACAATGATCTTCATTGGCTAAATCTATTTTATTATTCAGCTTTTTATTACAATTTTCTATATTCCATCTACCTAATGGTGTTTTATATTGTTTTCTTTTTATCAAATTCAAAAAATAGAAGATACTATTTTTCATTATTTAATATTATACTACTTTTTGCTCTAAATCCATTTTTTATAATTTAAAACGAGTTCAAGTTGGTTATACCTCTACCAATAATAAGACCATGGATATCCTGTGTTCCTTCATAGGTATTGACTGCTTCCAGATTTAACATATGTCTTATAATGTGATATTCATCTGAAATACCATTCCCACCCAAAATATCTCTTGCAGTTCTGGCTATATTCAACGATTTTAAACAGTTGTTACGCTTAATAATGGAAATCGTTTCAGGAATCATCGTTCCACCATCAATCATTCTACCAACCCTTAAAACCGACTGGAGTCCCAATGTTATTTCACTCAACATATCCGTTAATTTTATTTGAATCAATTGGTTAGATGCAATCGGTTTGTTAAATTGTTTTCTCTCCAACGCATATTCTCTTGCTCTTAAATAGCAATCTTCTGCAGCTCCTAAAACACCCCAAGCTATGCCATAACGAGCATTATTTAAGCACATAAATGGACTTTTAAGACCTCTTGTTAATGGCAACATATTTTCTTTTGGAACTTTTACGTTTTCCATGAAAATCATACCTGTGTTCGATGCTCTTAATGAAAACTTGCCGTCTATTTTAGGAGCAGATAATCCAACCATCCCCTTTTCTAATAAAAACCCCCGAATAATCCCAGTATCATCTCTTGCCCAAACTACAAACACGTCAGCAATAGGAGAATTTGTAATCCAATTTTTATTTCCATTGATAATATAATGGTCGCCTTGTAAAACCGCTTTTGTTTTCATTCCTGATGGGTCACTTCCATGATCTGGTTCCGTTAATCCAAAACATCCAATTAGATTTCCTTTTGCTAATTCTGGCAAGAACCTATCTTTCTGTTCCTGAGAGCCAAATTTATAAATAGGATACATTACCAAAGATGATTGCACACTTGCACAACTTCTGTAACCACTATCAATTCTCTCGATTTCACGCATTATTAATCCATAGGATACATAATTTACACCCGCACATCCGTAATCATTAATCGTTGGACCTAATAACCCAAGATTTCCCATTTCTTTCATAATATTTTTATCAAAATACTCGTTTCTAAAAGAAGTAACAATATTTGGTTGTAACACAACTTTTGCAAAATTTTGCACCAATTCTTTAATAGATCTTTCGTCTGTTGTTAATTGATTATCTAATAAAAAAGCATCTTTGTAATTAAACAAATTTCTTGTAATGATTCTTTTGCAATTATTATATCTCTGCATCGTTAATGATATAATAATAAATTATTGTTTAAGTTTGTTTTATTTAGTTTTAGGTAGCATACAACAATCCAGCATTTCCACCAACAAATATTACCATATTCACTCTCTCTTCAATTAAATACATATTAAAATTATAATCATAAATTCGCCAAGTAGGTTTGTTAATACCTACAATATCACCCGTAGCCGGATCACAAATAGTCAAAACTTGTGCATATGGATCCGCTGGCGGAGTAATGGTAGTAAGTTCTAACTGAACATTTGTAAAACGACTCATATTCATCGCTCCAGACGGTTGAACTTTAAATGGATCCGTGTCTAAACAAAAATTATAACAATACAAACCAGGTGGCGCAAATCCGGCAGTCCTTACATATTTTTCTACGAAATTATAGACACCTGATGGCAAAATATTCTCTCTATACTGCCCATCCAACAAAATGCCCAATGCAACCAAAATTTCTTTCAAGTTTTGAGGGTTATAAACGCCTGTTGTATATAAACCAGACAATGTTCCATTCGGATTTAATCCAGGTCCCAATAATGGTGGACCTAATGGATATGGATTTGGATAATCTCCTGCTGTTGAAGCTGGTGTTATATCTTGTGGCATATAATCATAAGGCCAATTCGTATAATTGGACCACTGGTTTCTCAAATTTACATCACTGCGTTGAAAATAAAACATCCAACTTATGACCATACCCAATGAATCTAAATCGATTTTATTTGCTCCAGTAATATTATAAAATGGTTTTTCGTAAATTTGTTTAATTAAATATTTTTGCTCGTTCTTAGCAAATATCGTTGATTCGTCATCAGAGAGAAAACAATAAGTGCAATTTAAATTGATATCTGCAAACCAATTCGTTCTTGTATCTATATAAGAATTGGGACCTAATTCCTCATCGGGTGGCGTTTGTAGAAATCTATAAAACTGCATATAAAATTGATTAAAATTAGGTGCTATAACGGGATAATTATTTGTATAGTCCATTACATCGCGAATCGTAAACCATTGGTTTATAGGTCTAAATGTAACATTGATCCATAATTCATTATATTGAAGAGCAACTAATGGGAAAGCTTGAGTAGAGAGAAGACTAAACCAAGAACCTAATGGTATATATAATGTGCGTCCCATAATAGAAGGCTGAGCACCAGCTGGACTTGTCGTAAAATAAGCATTTGGATAAGCGTTAACACGAGCACCCGCATTTGCTGGATCATTTAATTCAGGTACATTTCCTATCATTTCATTAAAAAGTGCCAGCTTTGTTCCTGGAAAATCTCTTCTTACCGAATTTAGAATATATTGTCCTGAATATTGTTGTAATTGTTGATTACCGCAATTAATAGTAATTTTGCTTATGATTTGTGCACCTAAATTTTTAATCCATTGAAATTCATAAGGTGCCCAACCTGTATACCCTGTTGAACCATCTGGATTCGAATATTCTTGAGGAGGCATAATTGGACTCCATATATTTGGCAAAGTCATACAGATATAGCAGTCCATAAGAAGATCTGCATAGCGCTTTATTTTAAACGTGAAAGTGCTCTCTGCAGTTAAACTTAATTGTGGTGTTCCTTCGTAATCTATCCTAAAATTTTGCTTACCATAATTGGTGTATTTTTTATAGGTGCATTTAAAAAATGATTTTTCTGGATTTCCATTCAATATTACATTTTGTTGTCCTTGAGATACAAGTTGCATTAGTCCCCCGGCCATGGTTAGTTATAATATATATTAATCTTTTAATTATAAATTTCATCATAATATAATTTAATAATATCTAATAATTACAATCATTCTAAAAATTAAAAATAGATATATATATTAATAATGTCATCAAACCAAGTCGATTATTTATCACAAATTAAATCTTTAGACGAGAATTTTCAAAGTTATATGATAATAACATTTACGATGATTATATTAATTATTTTTGTAGGATATATGATTTATCTAAGCAGGCTTCAAAATTCTGAAGTTAGTTATATGAATGATTTGTATCCAAGTGTGGATGGAAATATTAGGCCAATAACCAGTTCCGACCCAGATTGTAGTGGTAATTTATATGATTATTATATCAAAACTGCCTACAATGCGTGTAGCGGTGGTTCCTATAAAAATGACTTTGTTAATATAGATGTTTTAAAAGCAGTCATCAAGCAAGGCATTCGATGTTTAGATTTTGAAATTTATTCAGTAAATAATCAACCCGTAGTAGCAACAAGCACATCGGATAGTTATTATGTAAAAGAAACCTTTAATTCAGTGAATTTCTCATCTGTTATGGATACAATACGAAATTATGCATTCTCGGGCGGAACTTGTCCCAATCCAACTGATCCATTATTGATTCATTTAAGATGTAAAAGCAATAATCAGGATATGTATACGAATTTAGCAAATGTATTTGAATCTAATACAGATATCATGCTTGGAAAAGAATATAGTTATGAAAATGCCAATCAAAATTTAGGAAATGTTCCTTTACTATCTCTTCAAAATAAAGTTTTGTTAATTATGGATAGAAGCAATACAGCATTTATGGAAAACGACACGTTACTTGAATACGTCAATTTGACAAGTAATTCAATATTTATGAGGGTGTATGATTATTATAATGTTAAAAATAGTCCAGACATTAACGAATTGACCGAATTCAATAGACAAAATATGACAATGGTTACACCCGACAGTGGCCCTAATCCCTCTAATCCAAGTGGTATGGTTTGTAGAGCAAGTGGATGTCAAATGATAGCTATGAGATACCAATACGTTGATAATAATCTTATGGAAAATGCACTATTCTTTGATAGAGCTGGATATGCTTTTGCTCTAAAACCTGCCAGTTTAAGATATCAACCTGTCATAGTTCCGAGTCCAACGCCCCAAAATCCAGATTATTCTTATGCTACCAGAAATGCTGCAACAGACTATTATAATTTCAATTTTTAAGTTACACGGTTTTTTCATTAAACGAACCGAAAAATGAATGAATAATAATATAAAGATAACTTATAATAAGTTATATATAATCAAATAACTTATTATGTCTTATGATTATGATCTTGATGAAGATGACAAGTTAACCTTAACATTAATCAAAGAACATTTTGTTCAAACACTAAAAGAACAGCCTTTGACAAGTGAACAAATGGATACGCTAAAAAACCTTACGGAAATGCAAAAATTCACTAAATTATTACATTATTGTATGACAGAAGAAAGTTATACAAAAAATAAATATTTATATTACAAATTTTTGAATCTATGTGTCAAGTGTTTTCAGAAAGATGTTCTTGAAATTATGAAACAAATGGAAATAGAGCCAAGTGATGAATTAACGAAACAATTACAGTACACAACTGCTGTTTATAGTAATATATTATTTCTCAAAAAGACATTAGGATTTTAGTCTAATATAACCATTCAATAATATTGATATCATTTAATAAATATTTTCTTTTTATAACATCAATCATTATACGAATTAGGATTTGATTACGAGCATCACGACATATATTAATTTCATCTAATACACTAATTATTGTAAATTGAGGTCCCCAATTGTTCATACATAACATTGATCTGCAGCAAAAACATTCTATTCCTATATATTTTTTTAGGTTTTCATTAAACTGGTAATTTTTGATTTCATAATAATAAGTAAACGGCTTATTATTGATATATAATTTAGGCGGTTTAAATGGATAATAATTTGATATTATAAATTTATAATATTTGTTATCTTTCGAATTTTTGAATTCTATTACATAATCTATACAATGATAACAATTACATCCTATATTTGTATATTGTTTTATATAATATTCATCTTCAATAAATATTTCTCTATTTTTTAAAAAACCCAATTCTTGTTTAATTCTATTCCTGGTAAGCGGATTCTTTATTATAAGTAAATTTGTTTCCATAACTTAATTTATTTTATTCATTTAATATATTTTGTAAATTATTATATTATTCAATTTTATTTTAATTCAATAATATAGGAATGTCAAAAAAAAATGTCTGTAAAAATGTATCCTTTGCAGATTGTGAATTAGCAATTTTACGTATGGCGGTTGATAAGGCCGAAGAAAAAATGGGGAGACGCGTTGTAAATTCAGACGATGTTCAAAAAATAATCGATATTGTTGAAGAGTTTATTAGACACAAAAAATTGGTTTGTTATGGCGGAACTGCTATTAATAATATCTTACCCGAAGAAGATAGATTTTATAATAAAGAAGTGGAGGTTCCTGACTATGATTTTTTCTCTCAAAATGCACTAAAAGATGCAAAGGAATTAGCAGATATTTATTACAAAAAAGGATTTTTAGATGTAGAAGCTAAATCCGGACAACATCACGGAACATACAAAGTCTTTGTGAATTATATGGCTGTGGCTGATATCACCTTTTTACCAAAAGAAATATTTAGTGCTATTAAGAGTGATGCAATTAGTGTTGAGGGTATATTATATGCACCTGCGAATTTTTTAAGAATGTCCATGTATCTTGAGTTGTCAAGACCAGCCGGTGATATAAGTCGATGGGAAAAAGTATTAAAAAGATTATCTCTCTTAAACAAAAATTACCCAATAACAGATTTTAATTGTAATGAAATGGATTTTCAACGTGAAATGAAAAATAATCTCATTGAAGATAAAGTCTATGAAACTGTGAAAAATACATTAATCAATCAAGGTGTCGTGTTTTTTGGCGGTTTTGCAAATGCCCTTTACTCACAATATATGCCTAAAACATTAAGAAAAAAACTGGAAACGGTTGCTGACTTTGATGTTTTGTCAAATAATCCTGAAAAAACAGCTGAAATTGTGAAAGAACGTTTAAATGAAAACGACATAAATGAGGTAAACATAATTAAACACGCGGCTGTAGGAGAAATCGTTCCTGAACATTATGAAGTTAAAATTGGTAAAGATTCCATTCTTTTTATTTATAAACCCGTTGGATGTCACAGCTATAATGTTTTAATAATGAATGGGAGAAAAGTCAAAATAGCAACTATAGACACTATGTTAAGCTTTTATTTAGCATTCTTATATGCTAATAGGCCTTATTATAATGAATTTCTTGACAGAATACTTTGTATGTCTAAATTTCTTTTTGATGTTCAACAAAAAAATAGATTAGCTCAAAAAGGGTTATTAAGACGTTTTAGTATTACTTGTTATGGACATCAAGAATCGGTTGAAGAAATGAAAGCAGAAAAAGCTGCTAAATATAGAGAATTTAAAGAAACAAAAAATAAAAAAATGTTTGAAGAATGGTTTTTAAGTTATAAACCCGATGAATTAAAATTATTGAAGGAAACAAAAAACACGAATAAGAAGAAAAAACTCAAGAAGAAAAGCAAAACGAAAAGCAAAAACCTAAGTGTTTTTAATATTTATGGTTCAAAAACACGAAAAAATAAAAAGGGCATTTACTAAATACTGAATACTGAATACTAAATTTGCCTACTGGCTGGGTTCATTGTGCAGAAACCTCCAGGACAGTCTTCTTCATTTTGTTCTCTGGAATTGTTTTTAAAAAATTTATTAAAAAGGAATACGCCTATAAGGACAATGAATAAAGCAATACCTATATAAATATAAATTGCATAATCGTCTGTTGAACCATTGTCGCTAATCAATTCATTTAAATTTGGTGCATCCAAAGAAAAAGTTGGATCTATGATATCAATATTATCCATTAAAATGATATTTTACAATTAAATAACATTTTAAACTCATAAAATATAGTGTAAAATTAGAAACAATATGTCTCTAAAATCGCGCTAAATATATGAAATATTAGGGTTGACAGTATTTTCAAAATCAAATTATCTTTAACATCGTCTGGAATATATTTTTTCATAAAAAGGGTTATATAGCATATATTTACTAACAAGTATTCAATTAAAAGTTTGAAATTATAATTAAATTTATTTAGTAGGCTCCAGTCATTTACATAACTACACATAGGAGTATTGCTTTTCTTAATAAAAAAACTATGAATATCTAATAATCCGGATAATATTCTATGGAAATTATTTTTTTCATTCTTAATGTTTAATGCATAAATTATTTTGTCGTAACCAAATAACTCCATATGTAAAATTTTCCTGTTATTTTGTTTATTAAAAATATAGGCATTTATGCCATCAATGTATTTTTTTTTATAAAGCATATTATTGTCAATTAAAAATGGAACATAACAAGATTTTACAATTGTATGAATTACATCATCTACATTTTTATAATTCGATTTTACCACTTTTTTCCGCTTTTTAATATCGTGATAACAAATAAATAATTTATTGTTTATTTTGGAACATATATCATTTGGAATTCTATCTTTCAAATACGTTTTAAGCGACTTTAAAGTGCTTAATGTATGCGTTTTTTTAAATTCTTTATTAACAATGTCATATAAACTTGGCATTAAATCGAGAGCATTCATATAATATAAAAACGCCACTATTGAACCTATGCTACATCCTGAAATTCTTTCTATTTTAATATAATTTCTTCTCTCCATTTCTTTTAAAAAATAGAGAGAACCAACAAGGTAACTTCCGTTAAACATTCCTCCATCCAAGACTAAATCAATGTGTTGTAGTGTCTTTGTCTCTTCTGGTAAGTTTTCTATTAATTTATTTACATAGTCATCAATCATATAATGGATAGTAAAATGAATTTAATTATTATAACGTAAAATGGTAAAATGGTAAAATGGTAAAATGGTAAAATGGTAAAATGGTAAAATGGTAAAATGTTAAAATGGTAAAATGTTAAAATGGTAAAATGTTAAAATGTGCCAAAATAGGATGTAGTTTTCATTAATAAATGAAACAATAATCCAAACAAGACACTTGTAAACAAATATCCATTTATATTATAATTTCCATCATTTGAAAATAAAAAGGGTATATACGCATATAAGAATCGTTTAAAGAATGGTAATTGAAACAAAAAATACAAGACCGCTAATAAAACAGGTGCTTGAATTTCATTATACATATCGTCAAGAGAATCATTCATTTGTTTTCCTCTATTATACTGATGAATCATGTCTGCTGTTTGCTCATAATTTTTGATATAATCCACATTTTGCGGTGGCGGAGGTGGAACATAGTTTGGCATAACTTGTGGATCCGCACTTAAACCATTAGTCGTCATCGGTATATCTCTTGATGGAAGTTGTGTAGCGCCCGCTAAAGTCGCTTGTTGCAAGCTATTTACAATTTGATTAATGGTTGTCTGATCTAAAGAGATACCTGAGGCCATTTGTTGTTGTGATTGCACAATTTGTTTTTCTTGCGCCGTCATGGTAACATTATTAGTAATATTTCCTCCACCAACTGGGTCAGTTGGTAAATCTAAAATACTTGTTGCTTCACTCATAATTATTGTAAAGAATGATTGATTATAATAATTACGCAAATCTAACTTTCTTAAAGTATAATTTATTCAAACGAAACTGTTTTAGCATTTAGTGAGCATTTTGTTGCTATAGGAACATATTTAACACATTTGTCTTTATTTTTATAAATTTTATGCTTAAATTCATCTAAAGGAGGAGCATAAAAAGTTAGACAATTATGTTCTTTACATACTTTTCTAAACAATGTTGCTAAACCAAAACCTAACAAAATAGACATAATTATTTTACCTCTTTCACTATGAACAAATTTTCCAAGATGCATCTGCATTTATATTATAATATTATAAATATTATTAGTAAAATATTTTCTAACTTTGTATAGGGATTTTGGATATCAAACTTTCATCTTTGGGACATTCTACATTTTCCTCTTCAAAATAGAAACAATTCTCTGCCTTATCCTTAAATAAAATTTTATCTACATTTTCTGGGCTGGGATAAACATAAATCGTTTTCATTTCAGGACCCATTAAATAAATAAATAAAAGACCGATTGCAAAACTTATTAAAAATATTGGCAATGAGATATAATTTAATATCATATATATTTATCTTAGAAAAAACCTCTACCAAAACCAACTTCGTTTTCCACCAATTGATTCATAGAATCTATTAACATAGTATAATTCTTTTCTTTTGTTTTTGAATCTTCACTATAAAGAGTTAAATATGTTTTTTGTGTTGAATTGGCAAGCTTACTAAATGCTTTATTATAAATTGAAACTCCAAAATCATATTGTCCATTGGACATCACTCTTGGTGGTATAACTAAATTTGATGGTGCTATAAGTCTGCAACCATTCCACTGGGGACCGTGTTTGATTCTCTCATTAACACATTTATGCATAAATTCTTTCATCCAATCAATATTCGTTTTAAATTCAATCTTCAATTTTTCAGGCAATTTATCCCATAATTTTTGGTATTCTGAGTTATTCCATGCTATGCCATCCTTACCTTGCCCAATAATCGGTTCATCGTCAATCTCTTGTTTTTGCTCATCAGGTTCTATTATTTTAATTGACAGTTCTTTTTCTAACCCTTTTTCTGGTTCAAATAGAATGGACCCTTGTTTTTTCTTAAAAACCTTTAGGCCAACATCATAAGCTACTACATTGCTATTATAACCACTTATCAATATGTCATCTAATGAATATTTCTTTTGAACTAATTTACAGTTGTTATTGTCATCGTAGAAAACCATATTTTCTTTATACTTGAGATGTCTAATTTTATTTAATAATGGTTCCAATGTTTTCTGATAAATAGTGGCAGCATCTATAGCAAACTGCCTATCATTATTTTCATTCATTTTCTTTATACAATCTTTTATACTATGAATAGCTTGATATGATTGAATTAATACTTCCTCTAATTCAATACTTCTTTGTAGATTATCTACATTATCATTGAATTTATCCAAGTAATTTTCATAAATAGATGTTAAATCAGTAATATAAGACTTGTTGCTATCAAAATTTTCGAGAGCCGTTTCAGTTGTAATTAACCCAAATAATAATTTATTCTTATCATTTATAATATTTTTTTTTACTTTATCGATCTCATTTCTTATAGCATTTAATTCTTCGTCAAGTTTATTTTTAACACCTACATTTATTTCAATAGCAAAATTACATGGATTGGCTAAATCTCCGCAATAAGCTTTAAATGCTTTATATGCGTCTGTTTTATCATTTGATGGATGATATGTAATTGAAAAAATGGAACCTTTCTTTGATGGGCGTCTACAATTCACACATTTTGGCATTAATTTCAGGAATTCGGAACGTTTCTCGCGTTTACTCAGCGTCTGATTATTAATAATTTTCCTTTTATTCATATTCACTTCATTTTCGAATTTTTCTTTTAATCGATAATATTCAAATAAAGCATCATTGACATTAGGAATTTCTTGAACTAAATTACGAGGATTGGATGCATCTTTTTTTCCAAGTTTTGGTTTATTTATAGATTTTGAATTTATTTTAGGTCTTATGATAAATTCTTCACTTTCACTTTCATTTTCATTATTATTTTCATTTTCACTTTCTAAATCTGAGCCATTCTCATTTTCTTTTATCTGGTCATTATCTTCGTCACTTTCTGTATCTGGCCAAATTTCTTTCATTAAAACATTGGTATCAATCCTTTCTGACATTATATATTATAGTGAATAATTTAATTTTTTACCAAACAACACGTTAAATTATAGGTTTGAATTTGACAAATACTCGTTTTCCCAGTGTGGTAATCCAGTAATTAACTCTTGATGAGCTCGTTGTTTAGCTATTTGAAAATTTTTAATTTTTTCAAGTATATACTGTTGTTTTTCTTTATTTTTTTTGGCAATTTCTGCGGGTGTTAGCTTGCCTTTATATTTGTATACAAGAATACCTCCTAAAATAAGCAAAAAAAAGATGAACATACCGATATTAAAAATAGTATTATGGAATTTTTCTCTAATGATATGAGATTGTTTCAAAGCTTGATTTAAAAAATATTTCACACCTGGTTCGGTCAATGTTGGTTTAGGCAAAGCCCACTCTTGAGCATTCATATTTTATATAGTTAAATTTATAAATTAAATTATACATATTATCTATATGACTAATTCATACTTAAATATTGTGACATTTTTGTTAACTACTCTTTTTTATTATATGGCTTTAAAGCCTTCGTTGCCTTATGCGAAGTATAAAGATAAGGAGCAATATAAACAATACATAAGTAATAATTATATGTATTTAGCTATATATGTATTACTTGTTATTATGATACAATTTATCGTTAATTCATCGATTGTTGCCAGTACGTGTGGAGGCAATATCACAGAAAATATGGGTGCTGCTGGTGTGTTAACTTTTTTGCCGTGGATTTTAATATTTGGTGTTTTAGTATTAATTTTAACTGTATATCCAGGATTCAAAAGTGCTTTTGCTGATGTGGTTGGTTATTTTTATGTTGCTGGTTCAGCCAATAAATTATTGACTGAATTATTAGTAAATCAAGATATTGAAAAGAAAATGACAGAAGATCCTAATATGACACCTGAAAAAAGGGAGGCACTTGAAAGTGCAGCTGATGCAATAATTAAAATATGTGGAAATACTTCCATATTAATTAATCAAATGGTTCCTAGTAATTTTGATGAATATTGGAAAATACTCACCCCATTAATGAAAGACAAGTATAAGGTAGAAGGACCGGAAACGGATAAAATCCAAAGCGATTTATTCGAATTGGTAGTCACAAGAGATAATGTTGGAGAGGCTATGTGGTATATATATACTGGTTTATTGCTTACTGCTATTGTGCAGCTCAAAATAACTACACGTGGTTGCAATCTGAATCCTAAAACAATGGAAGCGAATTATCAAACATTCTTAGACCAAGAACAAAAAGCGCAACAACAAAAAGAACAAACTTCGACTACATACACGATTACTACTTAATTGAAAAATTGATTTAAGGATATTTTCTTTGTAATTATTACAGATTAAATGTTTGACAATTGGGAAAACGAAGATTATTTTGTTCCTACAATACAGACGGAAGAACAAATTAAAACGCTAGCAGAGAGAAAATTAGTTGAAGAATCTGATAACGCATTAACTAGAGATTTATTTAAAGAAAAAGTAAATTATGAAAACCCGAGATGCTTTGAAAAAAAACAAACCTTTAAACGAACAAAAGAGAAAGAGATTTCACAAAAAAATAAAAAACGATAAAATAAAAAGTTTTGAAATGATATTCAGTTTCAAATCTTCAATTTAGTGAATAAATATTTTCTAATCTTAAACAACAGATCTACCATAATTCTGACCTGAATAAAAAATCTAAATTGTTTAGGGTGTAAAATATATTTTACTATTTTTAAGTAACTAACCCACTGCTATAAGGAATGCCTGTATTTGTAACATTCACATTTATCGTTTGATTTAATGATAAGTTTCTCATGAATTTTGAATTAACATACGAGTTTATATCACCATATTGAATACTTAATTCTGCAGTATAATTTGTAGGATTAACTCCTACTGTGGATGTAAAATCACCACCTAAGAATAATGTGTCACTTGAATTAGATGCTAACGCGTTTACAGTACCATTGGCACCATTATTAATCCCAGAAGTTACCGCAGACCAAGTAGATCCATTCCACATTGCTAGGCGATTTGCAGTAACTCCTCCGACACTTGTAAAATTACCGCCTGCGAATAAATTTCCATTAATTATGGTTAATGTCTTTATTTCTGAACCCAAAGGAAGAAAATTACTATTACTTCCGACATCAGACCAAGTAGAGTAATTCCATACTCGCACTTTGTTTTGTCCAGCGAAAACCCCTCCTGCATATAATCTATTATTAACTGAATCAAATGCTAATGAATATACATTACTACCTATACCTGGTCCATTTCCAGGCCCAACCATAGACCAAGTAGACCCATTCCACCTTCCGAGACCATTCACAATAACATTTGATAATCTATTAAAATTTCCCCCTGCGTATAAATTCCCGCTTGAATCAATGATGGAGGAATATACAATATTAAAGTCGCCTGAAAAAACCCCTATCGTAGTCCAAACGGACCCATTCCATAACGAGACACCATTCGTCGTGCCTATGTATACGTCGCCATTTGAAGCGATTGATATCGTGATAGCAACATTAGGAGGAGAACCCAGCGCAAACCACTGAGAACCGTTCCATGTTGCAATGAAATTCACAGAAACTCCTCCTGCTTGTGTAATTGGTCCCGACACATATAAATTACCGCTTGAATCGGTTGCTAACGCGTTAACTGACGAACCAACAATACCAGAACCTACCTGAGACCAGGAAGATCCATTCCATACTGCAAGGCGATTCGCAGAAACTCCTCCTGCTGTTGTAAAAACACCACCTGCGTATAAAAACCCATTTGAACCAACAGCCAATGCTCGCACTACATCATTCATACCAGCGCTACTCAATGCTGAACCCGTATAACTAATGATATAGTTATCAATATTATTCGTTAAATAATTTATTGTGTTTGAGGATATATCAATATTTAGATTTCCAGTCTGCGTATTTAATGAGGTAAAGTAGTTATTAAGATATATTTGATTTATACTATCGCCTAGAATCCTACTACTTATTTCACTAGAAAGAGCAGTGGATAAGGAAACATCTCCTGAAATTCTACTACTTATTTCACTTGATAGCCCTGTGGATAAAGATGTATCTCCGGAAATTCTACTACTTATTTCACTAGAAATAGCAGTGGATAAAGATGTATCTCCGGAAATTCTAAAACTTGTCTGAGTAGAAATAGCAGTGGATAAAGATCTATCTCCGGAAATTCTACTACTTATTTCACTAGAAATAGCAGTGGATAAAGATGTATCTCCGGAAATTCTAAAACTTGTCTGAGTAGAAAGAGCAGTAGATAAGGATGAATCTCCGGAAACTCTGTTTGAAACTTCAGTAGAAAGAGCAGTAGATAAGGATGAATCTCCTGAAACTCTGTTTGAAACTTCAGTAGAAAGAGCAGTAGATAAGGATTCATCACCAGAAACTCTGTTTGAAACTTCCGTAGAAAGAGCAGTAGATAAGGATGAATCTCCTGAAACTCTGTTTGAAACTTCAGTAGAAAGAGCAGTAGATAAGGATTCATCACCGGAAACTCTGTTTGAAACTTCCGTAGAAAGATCAGTAGATAAGGATGAATCTCCGGAAACTCTGTTTGAAACTTCAGTAGAAACAGTAGTAGATAAGGATGAATCTCCTGAAACTCTGTTTGAAACTTCAGTAGAAAGAGCAGTAGATAAGGATTCATCACCAGAAACTCTGTTAGATACTTCAGTAGAAAGAGCAGTAGATAAGGATGAATCTCCTGAAACTCTGTTAGATACTTCCGTAGAAACAGCAGTAGATAAGGATGAATCTCCTGAAACTCTGCTACTAATCTCACTGGATAGACCAGCAGATAAGGAAGCATCTCCTAAGACTCTGCTACTAATCTCACTGGATAAACCAGTAGATAAAGATATAATATCTGAAGTTTGAGGTCCACAATAGGAAACATAAATAGGTCTTCCATTTGCGACTGCGGTTTGGTATTGACCTGATGAAGAAATAGATACGGATTCCCAATTTATATTCTGACCTGTCATTTTGGCTGTCCAATTATTACCATAGTCAGTTGAAACATAAATTTGTCCATTGCTTACAACTGCGGTTTGGTATTGTCCTGATGAAGAAAGTGATACGTAGACCCAGTTTCTATTCGAGTCCTTAGCTGTCCAATTATTACCATAGTTAGTTGAAACATAAATTTGTCCATTGCTTACAACTGCGGTTTGGTATTGACCCGATGAAGAAAGTGCTATGACACGCCAACTTCTATTCTGATCTGTCATTTTGGCTGTCCAATTATTACCATAGTCAGTTGAAACATAAATTCGTACATTCAATACAGTTGCGGTTTGGTATTGACCCGATGAAGAAAGGGATACGCTATACCAATTTCTACTCGTGTCTTTGGCTGTCCAATTATTACCATAGTCAGTTGAAACGTAAATTTGTCCATTGCCTACAACTGCTGTTTGGTATTGACCTGTTGAAGAAAGCGATATGGACAACCAATTTCTATTCTGATCTGTCATTTTGGCTGTCCAATTATTACCATAGTCGGCTGAAATATAAATTACTCCATCAACCACAATTGCGGTTTGGTATTGCCCAGTTGAAGAAATCGATACGTTTTCCCAATTTCTATTCTGATCTGTCATTTTGGCTGTCCAAGTATTACCATAGTTAGTTGAAACATGAATTTGTCCACCATATACAACTGCTGTTTGGTATTGACCTGATGAAGAAAGCGATACGCTATTCCAGTGTTTATTCGATTCAACAGAGATCCATCTATCACCATAGTTGGTTAAATCAATAGTAGATACAGAAAACGCAGTTAAATTATTTTCATCTTGAAATATTCTGCTACTTATTTCACTTGATAAACTAGTAGATAAAGAAGTATCACCAGAAACTCTGTTTGATACTTCAGTGGAAAGAGCAGAAGATAAGGATTCGTCTCCAGAAACTCTGTTTGAAACTTCAGTGGAAAGAGCAGAAGATAAGGATTCATCGCCAGAAACTCTGTTTGAAACCTCAGTAGAAAGAGTAGAAGATAAGGATTCATCGCCAGAAACTCTGTTTGAAACTTCAGTAGAAAGAGCAGTAGATAAGGATGAATCTCCTGAAACTCTGTTTGATACTTCAGTAGAAAGAGCTGTAGATAAAGAAGTATCACCAGAAACTCTGTTTGATACTTCAGTGGAAAGAGCAGTAGATAAGGATGAATCTCCTGAAACTCTGTTTGAAACTTCAGTGGAAAGAGATGTACTCAAATCAAAGATAAATGATGGGTCATTTGATAATGCTGCTGCTATTTCAGATAAAGTATCAAGATTTTCTGGTGTTAAATCACCTATTAAATTTTGTATAACTACAGATAAAGATTCATCTCCAGAAACTCTGTTTGATACTTCAGTAGAAAGAGCAGAAGACAATGATTCATCACCAGAAACTCTGTTGCTCACTTCAGTAGAAAGAGCAGAAGATAAGGATTCATCACCAGAAACTCTGTTGCTCACTTCAGTAGAAAGAGCAGTAGATAAAGATGAATCTCCAGAAACTCTGTTGCTAACTTCACTGGAAAGAGTAAAAGATAATGAATCTATATCGGATAAAACAGTTATATTTGTTGAGGAAAGATAGGAAACTGTAGAGTATAGATTGTTAACACTAACTGTAGTTAAAAGGCCTGACATTATAAAACTATACGAGAAAAAAATTTATGCAATAATAATTATCGGCATAAATTTTTTCCATAACTAAAATAATTATTTTAACTAAAAAATACATAAAAGTTTATACCTTTTCTCATTTTATGTTTATTTTATGCGTTCAAATTTAATAATTTGTCAATTAATATTTTATAATTACGCTTAAGTTTTTCATTAGTTGGCAAAAATCGGTCAATTGCTTTTCTATTTTTTTCTATATACTCTGAAACTTGTTTATCATGATCACTTATAACAGTGTCCAATATTGACGAGGCTTCAAGTAAGTTAAAATCATTATAAAAATAACCCACATCTTTACATAAATATGCGTTATGAACTACAGGCCAACCCATCCAAGCCAAATCAAAATACAGATAATTCAATGGATTACCCCATTGATGTGAGACAGCAATATCAGCATAATTACTCATAAACGAAAGTGTGGTATGCCTTGTTTCTATTGAACATTTTTTATCTTTAACAATATCTAATTTAGTCATAAATTTATTAAATTGATCAAGATTAAAATCAGTCGTTGATGAAGAATTAATATTTGTTATATATAAATGTTTTAAATGCTTATTATTTCTATAAGTAGATTCTGTAATTAAAATAGATGGTAATGCCCATTTCATAATACTAATGTTCGGTTCAAAAATTGTGATTTTTTTATCAGGCCCTTTATTTATGTAATATAAATCTTCTTCTTTACAAGAATTGGCTTTACAGAATAGTTTTATCGCATTATTAGACCATACAAATGGTACTTCAATACATTTGCATTTATATAAAATGCTCCAAAAATCTAAATTAGTACCAGCCATTTGTGGAATAGACCATATTTCGTCATATTTACTCAATCCATTAATAGTAAAATCATATGCGTCATTTTGGCGTATTTTATGTTGGTTGTATAGTATTTTTTCGGTCTCAATTATATATGTATTGCCGCAAAAATATCCAACATGTTTAGTATTCATATGTTTTAAATAGTTGTAAATAAATAGATCACCGTAAGAAAAACTTAGTGTTATGATGACATTAAATTCACTATAAAGTATTTCACTATATTTTTTTAATTTGAATCGTTTATCATATAAAATATTATCTAACATTTCTTTATTAATATTCATGAGTTTTGGATCTTCCACAATAAAATATGCGTCATATCCTATATTTAATAACAATTCACATAAATAGAGACTATTCTGATTAATTCCATTTGAAAAAAAAGATTTAACGTCGTTTAATAATAGTAAAGTAATACCTATTTTTACGTCTTTCACGTGATTTATTTTTTGGTGTTGAAAGGGGATTGTATAACTTATATTCGGGTCATGATAATGATCAAATAAGTTAAGATTGGACTCAGTTACTGTTGAAACGCAATTTGGATGTAATAACTTTTCATTCAAATATACAACATTGGAAACTTTTATTTGTTTAATTAATTCATAAATATTTTTAGACGAAATATTAGAATTATGATTATCCAATTCGATAATACGATTTATTAACTCTAATAAAAAATAGTTTTCTTTAAAAGATCCAAACACTCCTAAAAATAATGTATCATTTTTTAAAATGGACTCAACACAGTAAAAAGTATTTTTTTCTAGTTCGAAATTATTTAAATCTTTTCCAGGAATTACATTTAAATCTATAAAAAAACCTCCTTTAATAAAAAGAACATATAAAGAAAAACAAAATTTTTTTATCACAGCATTATTAATTTTATTAAATAATTCATAAGACAATTGAGGAATTGGATGCTCAACAAAAAATTCTTGGTAAATTTTATCATGTTCGTAATAAAATGTGTAGTTGTCAAATGTATCTTCTAAATGTTTAGGATATCTAAACTTTGATATGGTGAACTTATTCATGATTTTAATAATTTCAAATATAAAATTATAAAAAATTAAACAAATTAATAAATTCTAACATGTATATGTGAATGTGTTGGTGAATAAAAAATATATATTATTTACTCGTTTTATTTAGTAAAAAAAATAATACAAATAAATATATGGAAAATATAATTACTTACGAAACCAAATATGGATTAATATCATTGCTAAAAAACGAAAGATATATTGGTTCTGTTTTCAATAATGGGGGATATTGGGATGAAGATACATTGTTGAAATTAAAAAAATATATTGATCATTCTTTTAACATTTTAGAAATAGGTGGTCATTGTGGAACATCAAGTATAATATATGCTTCATTTATAAATGATAATTCAAAATTATATGTATATGAACCACAAGAAGAAATGTACAAATTACTAGTTAAAAATATTCATCAAAATAGATTAGAAAATAAAATAATAGCTAAAAAACAGGGTGTTTTTTGTTTTGAAGGGTCAGGTAAGATGAATAATATAGATTTGGATGGTGGAGGAGGGAATGTTTCAAAAAGATATAATGAAGAAAAAGATTTACATTGTAACTTTGGTGGTATAAGTCTTGGTTCTGAAGGCGAAACTGTAAATTTAACAACACTTGATAATATGAATTTATGCAATTTAGGATTTATACATTGTCATGCTCAAGGTGCTGAAAATTTTATTTTTTCAAATAGTCTAAAAACTATTAACGATAATATGCCATTTATATTATACACAAATAATAAAACGCATGGAAATTATCTGTATGAAAATATCTGCAAGTCATATCCTGAATATAAAAATGAAAGTAAGTTCGATATGAAAAAATATTGTATAGAAAAACTAAATTATACATGTATTGACAATTTTAATAATTCAATTGACAATCTTTTAATTCCGCCACAGAAAAATTTTAGTAAAATTATTCACATAACACATAAAACAATTGATGAAAAATTATTAGAAGTAAAAAAACAATGGGAAGTTTTAAACCCCGAATATACTGTGGTATTATATGATGATAAAAAATGTATTGAAATATTCTCAAATTATTATGGAAATAAGTTTTGTGATATTTTTAATTTTATTAAAGATGGTCCTATAAAATGTGATTTCTTTAGAGTTTGTTTAATTTACATTTTTGGAGGAATATATGTAGATGCTGATATAAAACCACTTATCCCAATAAAAGATTATGTTGATGATGATGTAGATTTAATGACTTGTATATCTTATAATTACAAACGTTGTCTGTCTAAAGGTGATTTTGTTTACAACCCACAGATGATCGTTGCCAAAAAGTATTCAGAAAATTTATTAGATATTATACATGAATATGAAAAATTATATGATAATAAAGACAAAATTAATTATGATTACTGGCGTTGGTCAATTTGTACATTATTTAAATTAATTAAAAATTTTGATATAACTCCAAATGGAGAAAATACATTTATACATGAAAATAAAAAATATAAATTTATAATAGAAGAAGTTATTGATAAAGAAACAGGTTCTACTTATAACTATGATAACTATAATTATGAAAAATTGAAAAAAAAATCTATCAGTGTCAGATGTAAATATAAAAATAAAATAGTATTAACAAATTTTGATAATAAATAAAAGCATAAATAAATGATTTATACCTTTAGATAATAAAACACCTGTTATCAATTTTTATTACGAAAAAAATGACAACTATAATTACCATCACAGCAGAAGAAATCGGTACTATCGATATTCTGGACAAAATCAAGGAAAAATGGATTACCAATTGATCGATGCTGTAAATTCTTCATCAATATTTAGAGTATACTATATTTCAAATGTAAAAAGATTTGAAAATATTTTTTTATTATTTTTGCTTTATTTGATTTTGATATTAATTAAAGAATATGTTAAAAAAACTACTTAAAAACAAATAATTAAATAAATATGGTGGGATAGGGAACATTCACTCATTTTGGCTTAGCATCCGTTAAAAACATAATCCTAGGTTTATGCGTGCATATTATGTTTCTATTAGGTGATTCCCGGATGAGCTTTGTTACCAGTCAGAGCAAATTGCCTTTAAAAATTTTCTTCGTCAAGGTTTATTATTTTTGGGGGTATTGTCGTTTTTTAAGGTTTAAGGTTTTTCTAATTATTAAGTATTTGGTTTTTTATTTGGTTCAAGTATCAATTATTAAGTATAAATATAATATTTATTTTTCATATTAACGTGAAAAAAGTTGATTCGTTTCAAATGGATAAATTCTGTATGTTTTGTTGTATTGCAAAAGAGATTATAAATTTAGGCAATTTATTAAAGTAGTACCAAATTGAGTATAAAGTACCCTTTCCCACCCATCTCGGTTTTCAATTGCCTTTTTAGCATAGTGGTATTGCGTCAGTCTTGTAAACTGAAGGTCCTGAGTTCGATTCTCAGAGGAGGCATTTTCTAATAATTAAATATTTAGAATACTTAATTATTTTATATTTTATTTTGTTTTATTTTGCTCCACTTTTTATAAAAGTGGATATATATAAATGGCAGGTAGATCCAGAGTTATGCGATTAAAACAATCCATTGTAAATAATATAGATGCTCACACTTTTTCCGGCCCAATGAAAAGCGGAACCTCGCCCAGTGTAGGTGTTACACGTTATTATTGGTATAATTACGCTACACAATGTAATCAAAATCCAAATCAAATTAAAAAGAGTTATGATAATATGGTATTCTTGAATATTAATCCAGCACAAACTCCAGTTAGTGTAGGTTTTAGACCGACGACGAATTATAATTATTCTTATGTTGGTCCAAAGTCAGTACCCTTTTATGATGCAAATGTTAAATATGATAATCATTATTATAGACCCAGATTTCCTATTCAACAACCACCCATTAATACTACAACTCCTGTTTTCATTCAACCATCAAGACACATGACTGGATTTTCTTCTGGTAAAAATTATTAAGCTACTTTGTTACCTGTGTTGCGGTTGGATAAGGGAAGTATCCATTAGGGTTTTCTGTATAAGGATTATATCGTCCTAAATACGTGTAAAATATACCACACTGATTATTCTCTCCACCACATACACTTGCTAATCTATTTTTGGCTCTTCTATTGGCAATGCTGGATGCTCCAACTCCTCCTTGTCCTGGCGTGTATTTATTATAAAGATATTGATAAGTATTACAAGTTGTATTGCCTCCCGGTGAGAACTTGGTTGAACGTCTTCCGCCTACACCAACATTTTTCTTATATAAAAATCCAGGAAAATTGGTTGTACTCCCATACCAAAATTGTCCGTTTGAATTACTTCCATTTCCAAAATTTGACATTTATATATATAATAAAATAAATTAATATTAAATATTATAATAATAATTTATATAGATGACTGAAATAAAATATACAATTCTTGATGAGTTATTAAATGCTAATCCCAATCTAATTGAATCAATCAAAAATGAGTATTTATTGCTTTTATCTGAATTAACATCAGCACCATTAATTGATACAGAATTATTTTTAGAAAATATAAGTAGAATACATGAAATGGGTTGTATTGTTGTAGGTATCATGAATGACCTATCCAATAATCATTTCAAAATATTTGCTTCTGGAACGATTATTATTGAACCTAAAATTATAAGAGGAGGGAAAAACGTTGGACACATTGAAGACATTGTAGTTTCAAAAGAAATGAGAGGAATGGGTATAAGTCAGCAACTACTAGAATTTCTAAAATTGATAGCCAGAGAGAATAATTGTTATAAAATCATTCTCGATTGTGATGAAGAAGTAAAAAAAGTTTATATGAAAAATGGTTTTCGTGTTAAAGGTATTCAAATGGCTGAATATTTTTAACTATTTTCCATAACAGATTTTTCCTTTTCCCTTTCCTCTTTCTCTTGTAATCTCTTCAGTCTCCTTTGTGCGTTATATTGTTCTCTTTTTTCTTTTTTTTGTTGCTCCTTTTTTAGTCGCTCTTCTTCAGGATCGACCAATGCTTTTTGTGCCAGTTTTTCCTCTTTCTTTTTTGCTTCATATAGTTTTCGTTTTTCTCTCAGAAGATCTTTATTTTTTTCTCTCCAAATCCTTTGCCATTCTTGATGTTTATCTTTATTATTTTCTTTGTATTCTTTGGTTTTAGCATAAATCTTTTCTTTATTTTCAGCGCGGTATTTTTTCATCTGTTCCGCAATAATTTCTTTATGATCTTGCTTATATTTTTTTGTTTGCTCTTTAAGCAATTCTTTGTTTTCTTCTCTATATTTCTGGGTGATTTGCTTTTTTAGTTCTTTTCGGTGGTCTCCAGAAATATAAGCCTTTAATGAATTTAGATTAGCGGAATATTCCTCAATTAACTGTTGTTCTCTCATACGTGCTTCTAATTTTGTTTTAAATTTACATTTTTCAAGTTCAATCATTTCCCATTCATCCCAACCACCATTTTCTCTGATGACTTGATAATGTTTCAAATGATAATGCTTCTTATCGCCCTCGTTAATAGTATTTTTCATATGAGCCCGTCTTCTTTGAACAAAATTAGTTGTATGTCCGATATAACAATAGTTTACTTCTTTATTTTTTGGAACAATTTTATACATAACAAACAATTTATCGGTTTCATCCTCGTTATCACAATCGCTCGTAAAATATTCTTCATTAATATATTCGTCCTCCATTCTATACATATTTATATGAGATGTCTTTAAGTTGTTTTTATATAAATATATATCAATTTTTTATGAAATTTTTCTAGTAGGAATATCACTTGCAACAATATAAATAGAATTTTCGGTAATAATAATATATTCCGTTCCGGACTTATAAAACTTCTGAATCATGCTCGTATACTCGTCTTCACTCTTTACAAGCAGCTTTTCACCGCTATCTCTTGCGCCGACGAGAGCTTTCTTGTCCAATGAAGGAGTCCAATAATCCAACATAATAGGTTTATCCTCAACAATAGCAAGTTTACTGGCGTGTTTCATGGTTAAATCACTTGGCAATCTATAATTGAATTGGGCTACAGTTCCGCTTTCAGTCTTTTGAGTTGTTTTCTGTTCAGACATATTATATAATTTAAATATATAAGTCTTTAAATACTTATATATTTAAAGTATTTTAATTTAAATAATATTAAAATATAAATATAATGAAAACACTTATTAACAAAGAAGCAAATTATTCATTACACAATAATGAAAGTTTTAGAAAAGAATTAGAATCTGATCTAAAAGATATTATTAAAAAACTATCTGAATTATTCTTAGAGTATTTCAAGTTTATTAAAGAAAATCTAAAATTGAAAAAATCTAACTTTTCAAAATTTATTATAACAAGAGGATTAGACACTATTATAAATGTATTTAACAATATCTTGTTTTATACAAAAAATTTAGACGTAACCTATTTTCATTGCCAAAAAGCATTCTATCTTTATGTAGAATTTGTAGGACAAATCTCTGAAGATGAAAAAACATTTTTGCAATTAAGTTCGAGAGATGCAGCCATTTATGTGTATAAAAAAACCTTATTTGAAATTAACAATGACACCAAAAAAAATAACGAAGAAATAACTGATTATACTCGCGTAAAATTAGGTATTGTTAATACCTATGTTGAATTATATAAAACATTATTATTAAAATTAGTTAATGGTGACTTTTCAAACGCTGAAAATTTATCAAGTCTTGAAAATATATATAACAAATTAAATAATCTAACAACCAAGTCAAAAATAAGTTTATTAAATAAAGTTATAGAAAAATTATATTATCATATTCACAGTGACAAATATTTTTTTGATTCTTGTGAATTGCTTGTAAAAAAAATATGCAAGAACCAAGAACTTTTAAATGATACTTATTTAAATAAATTTTTGTCTGAGGATTTAAATGATAAATTACAAGAAAACTATGATAAATTTGTTAGCTGGTTTCTGAACTAAATTCAACCATAACGGTCTTACGTCTAATTTTTTTGGCTTTATCTTTTGAAGAGATAAAAGATTCTTTGTCGCCAGGCAAATGATTTTGGCAAATATTTACATATTCATTAGTAAGAATAATTTTCAGGAAATCATATATAATCATTAATACATTCTCGTCACATTTTCCAACAATTAAAACACTACCAGTTCTGAATATCATAAATGAAACCTCTTTCACATTTTTATATAAATGTTTGTTTTCTTCTGAAATTTTACAACCATTTTGAATGTCTGTAGAATCCGGATTATAATAAAATTTGCATTGAATACCAGGATAAGAACACGGATCATACATCGATTGAATATTATATTTAAATTTAAGAATATCATTTAAGGCCTCGCGATTAATAAAATATCCACAATTAAAATTAGAATTAATTAAAACTGTTTCATTTGTATCAGGTTTATATCCTAAACTACTTCCAATGTGCGGTTGAATCGTTTTAACAACTTCGTCTAAAATCAGTTGAAAAGTTGTTTCATTTTGAACTCCTGGAATCTCAAGTTTTCCGGTATTAAATACTTTAACGTGGAATTCCTTAAATTTGTCTTCTATCTTCATGCGAAGTATAATAACAAAACAATTGTAAAAGGCACTCTTCTTCTTGCATCTATAACTTAAAATATCTTTTTTGGAAATTCCAATACTAATTTTACGAATATCTTTAAACTTGATACGACCTGATGGATTATCAATATGAATTATTACATTTTCTTCAAAATAGGGCTCATCTTTTATTTTATTTTGTATAAAATCAACCTCTTCCTTTTCAGTAGAATTAAATTTCATTTGTTTTTTTATAACACCATTAGAGGGCGTAGAGTATGGTATAACAGGAATATCCCAAAATATATTTTTTAGATCCATCGTCCTATTTAGATAAGCGATTTTAGTTTTTGTGCTAATGTATATATCACTCGGTTTAGGAGCAACTGAATTTATGTCCAATAAAATATTAGCCGAAACATAATCGTTGGCATTTTTTGTTAATAAATCATCAATATCCACTGGTTCATCATCTGATAATGCGTCTTCATCATTATTAGATGATATGAAATTTTCCCATTCAAGATCAATATTCGTTGTTGTAGACATTAGGGTATATTCGCACTATATCTTTATATTCTTTATATTAATTTTATTTCAATTATTTTCTTTAATATATAATATAGAGAATGTTAACAACCAATCAACACGTCATCCGTGAAAGAAGCGAACCGATTCTTATTAAGCAAAATTTAACTACACCCATGAGGATAAATTCACCAAAAGGCGAGTACAGTCTTAAGCAAAATTTTTTTGATCCCAGCAAAAGTTCACCTCCCAACGAATTTATGATTAAGCTTCATATGAGAATGAATAAATATTATACGGAAAAAGAAGATGACAGTTTTGATATTAAATAATTAACTTGAATATTATTATTTTGAATTTGAGTGTGTATCAAATTTTCGACAAAATCTAAAAACTTACTATTCACATTTTTTGTCTGTGTTTTAATAATATAATTTAGGAAATCTTTTATTATATTCTTTTTATCAATATTATAATTTATACTTAGGGAATGAATAAAACTATTTATGTTTTCTAGTTTTTCTTTTTGTGTTATTTTTTTATAAAGTTCATCCCATACATCCTTATCTATTATATTTATAGACTCATTTTTCAGATTTTGATTTAATTGCATAAAATTGATCATACTTCTTATATCTGATTTATAAAGTCTTTGAATACACGAAAGTGTTTTAGGCGATAAATTTAGTTTTTCAGATATGGATATCTTGTTTAGGAAAGTTAATATTTCTTCTTTTGGCAATTGGTTGAAACGTAATCTTATAAATTCATTTTGAAGTCCCTCATCTATTTTGCTTATATAATTACAAATTAAGCAAAACCTTACATTGCTTGTATAATTCTGCAACAAGTATCTTAATGCTTGCTGAGCATTTTTCGTCATATAATCAACCTCGTCTAATATAACAAACTTCATACCATTATTAAATAAAGGGTTTGAGTTAACAAAGAAATTGATTTGGTTTCTTATTATATCAATACCTCTTTCGTCTGATGCATTTAAATGTATAATTAAATCCTTGTTTTTTAAACCTACTTTTTCTTGATATGCATTTATCAAATTTATAATGGTAGTTGTTTTACCAGTTCCTGGCGGACCATAAAACAATAAATTGGGAAAATAAGAATTTTCAATTATATTTCTTAAAATTTCTTTATTTAAGGGATCTAACACAATATTTTCAATATTTTTTGGTCTATAAAGTTCAACAAGTGGGATTCCACTAGTAGTCATATTTATAATATAATAGTATTTATTTAATACATAATAAATTGAATCATATTTAGTCCAAACCCATTTTTATTTACCACAAAAATAGAAATAAAAATTGAAATTAAAATATTAAAGATATTTAATGAACATAAATAGTGCCATGAATTCACCTTATCAATCTGGTTATCTTGAAATTATATTAGGCTCGATGTATTCAGGTAAGAGCACAAGATTGGTTGAAATATATAACCAGTGTAAATTTTGCGATATTTCTGTTGCCGCAATTAATCATGATATTGATAATCGTTACGATGAAGAACTGCTATCAACACACGATCAAATTAAAATACCTTGCATAAAAACAAATTCTTTGAAAACGATTTGGAAACCTCATATCAAAGATTTATCTGATACAACATTACATAATACTCAACACGGAGGCAATTGTTTAATTATAAAATATTCCAAGGTTATATTAATTAATGAAGGACAATTCTTTCATGATTTATATGAAGTTGTAAATGAAATGATTAATCAAGGTAAGCACGTTTATGTTTGTGGTTTAGATGGAGATTTTGAAAGAAAAAAATTTGGTCAGGTTCTTGATTTGATACCTTTATGTGATAAGGTAACTAAACTGACATCTCTCTGTTCAATCTGTAAAAATGGTACTCCGGGTATATTTTCTATGAGATTAACAAATGAAAAGGAACAAACTGTGGTTGGTTCACAAAATTATATTCCTGTGTGTAGAAAATGTTATATATCTAAGAAGTAAAAAATGAATGATCTATCATTGGGTGTTTCTTCCATAAAATATATTTAAAAACAATTTAAATTCATACTAATAAATTAAAGTATATGAGAAAGACGGAAGAAACCACGAATATTGTAGCCAAAAAACGCGGAAGAAAGTCTAAAAAAGAAATTGAAGAAGCTCTAAAAAATAGTGTTAAAAATGATGTAATTTTTTCTACCGAAAATATCACTGTTAATATAGAAGAGAATGAAACTGCTACAAACATTTCCAGTACTATGAATTTTATAGATCAAGTGGTTCATTTAGACAATGAATTTAAAAATGACAATCAAATTGAAAACGAAAATATAATTGAGAATGAAAATGACAATGAGAATGAGAATGAAAATATAAATATTTCCTGTATTGATAATAAACCAGTCGCCAAAAAACGTGGTCGCAAACCAAAAGGTGGTAAAATTATTCAACAAATACTGTCAATAGGTAATCTAAAGGAACCAAAACCGAATGTTATACTACATCTTAAATGCTCTTTCAAAGATTTAAATTCGTCAAATAGTTTATTTGGATCAAGTTTAGAAGGTTTTTCTTTTTCTAATCCTAATAATTTATCATACAATATTGTCAATGCAGAAAATGATTTTATTAATTTACCCTTAAAATCATCTGATTTTGAAGCAGATCAGGATAGCACTGACAATGACACTGAAATAATGAAGAATAAGGAAAATGATATTAGAGAGGTTTGGAAGAAATTAAAAGTATTAGAGCATAATCTACATATCAATAATATTGATAACAAAAAGTCAGCGTGTTTTTGGGATACGTGTGAATTTGATAATCCACCGGTTTATATTCCAAAGCATTTTATGAACGAAACGTATCATGTATATGGCTGTTTTTGCAGTCCAGAATGCGCAGTAGCTTATTTAATGGAAGAAAATATAGATAGTTCCATTAAATTTGAAAGATACCAACTTATGAATCATATTTATTCAAAAATATATAATTATAACAAAAATATTAAACCTGCTCCTAATCCATATTATATGCTGGAAAAATATTATGGTAATTTAACTACTCAGGAGTATCGTTCATTATTACGAAATGAACGCTTATTTTTGGTTGTAGATAAACCATTAACCCGTATAATGCCCGAACTTCACGAGGATAATGATGATTTTATCATTAACAATAAAATTATTCCAACGAATAATATTAAATTAAGAAAGTTACAGAGAAAACAAACGAAAACAAATATGCTCAGTGAGCGATTCGGATTAAACCAATAGTGAAATAATAGTGAAATAATATTGTAATATTCATATTATAATATTATTTTTAATTTTTTATTTCGTTATATTATGGATAATGAAAACGAAGAAGCCTTTAATATTCTACAGTATATAAAAGAAAATTTAGCTGGGTTCATTTTATTAGCATTAGCCTTTTCTATCATTTATTTTGTCGATTATATAAACAACTTGAATGCCATAATATATTCAAATTCAATTCCTATTTCAAGATTTACACCTGCTATTAGTCGTCCTTCTCATAAATTTGAAAAAAAAAGGATTAAGAAACATTAGTCATAAATAAATCATTTTCATTTATTACTATATTCTTTATATGATTTTTTTTGCTTCACCTTTATCAATTCTTTCGCGATAATCGCGCATAGCTCCATCTAAATGTCCTCTTAATTGTTTGTAAATTTCTTGATTTACAGAGGTAACTTGTTTTGGCGCTTTTTTTTCACTAATACCAAAATAGTTCCTAATAACAGCCATTTCATCCAATTTAAATTCTACTAATTTCTCTCTTGCTTTTTCTTCTGTATAGTCTGTCTGCCTCATTATAACTTGAACTTTGTCATCTAATTGCTCTCTTTCAACTGAGGTTGATTCTTCCATTATGAAATAGATAAATTATTTTTTAAATCATATTAAACGAATTGTTATATAGTAAAATATCAAGGATGCAAGAGAGCAAAACTACTCATTTATTTGATATCAAGACTATTGTGTCAGATGTTGAAAAAGTAATTCAACAAGGATTAAATAAATTATTAGTTGGTTATATTGAAAGATATGAATTATTAGAAAAAACCCATCAACAATTAATTCAATTGCCGTCAATTGCTGAACTATTAAATAGAAAAGATACTCAGGATTCTGTTCAAGATTTAAAATCAACGACCAATACTGAAAATCAAGATGATTCTTATAAAATTGTCACGTGTCAAGTTACAAATTTAGAAAATAAAATTCAAAAAATGGAAAAAAAATACGATGCTGTCATTTCTGTTTTAGAAAAATTGCTTGGGAAAATTACTCATTTGAATCAAGATATTAAAGAGCTTCAAAATAATAGACATATTGAACAGGATATTTGTAGTGATACTATTCAAAAATCATCAGTTGTCAAAACCAGTGAAAATGAAAATGTTGAAATTCATATTCAAGAATCTGTAGAATCACAGGAAGAAAAAATGAATTCTATTCCCATTATACCCGAAAGAGATCCTTTGGAAAAGGAAATTATTGAATCGATAGTAGATGAACTACAAGAGGAACAAGCCGAGGAAGAAGAACAAGAGGAACAAGCTGAGGAAGAGGAGCAAGCTGAGGAAGAAGAACAAGAGGAACAATCTGAGGAACAAGAGCAAGCTGAGGAACAAGAGCAAGCTGAGGAAAAAGAACAAGAGGAAGAACAAGAGGAAGAACAAGAGGAACAATCTGAGGAACAAGAGCAAGCTGAGGAACAAGAGCAAGCTGAGGAAAAAGAACAAGAGGAAGAACAAGAGGAAGAACAAGAGGAACAATCTGAGGAACAAGAGCAAGCTGAGGAACAAGAGCAAGCTGAGGAAAAAGAACAGGAAGAGGAAGAACAAGAAGAAGAAAAAGAAGAAGAACAAGATGAAGAGGAACAAGAAGAAGAAGAACAAGGAGAACAAGATGATGCAACGATTGAAACTGAGACAAAAGATGTTGGTGATGAATCTTGTGATGATGAGTTGCATGAAACTAAAAAACCAGATGAACAACCAGAATCAGTTGATGAAGATGATGAGGAGATCTTTGAGATTGAGATTGACGACAAAACCTACTGCACTAATGATGACGAAAACGGATTTATATGGGAATTAACCGATGAAGGAGAACAAGGAGAAAAAATTGGTTATTTTAAGGAAGGCGAACCATTCTTTTATGCTGAGGAAAATTAAAATATAAATATAATATAAAATGATAAATTTATGTGCTCCGGCAATAATATATTTAATATTTTCAATTACTCAAATACTTATTGACACATTTAAGGGTCTTTATAATACAGCATTCGTAAAAGTTATTGTTACTATTATGGTTACATTACTTCTTAATATTTTATGTGAAAAAGGACTTAATGTGGTATCTTGGATAATCGTTTTTATACCATTTATATTGATGACAGTTATAGTAAGCATGATATTATACGTATTTGGTTTAGATGCTGCAACTGGAAAATTTGATTATACGTGTAATGGAACAATTAATTGTGGCAATAATATTACTATTGATGCTGGAGGAAATATTATTATTTACGACCCTGAATATAATTCAAGTGTTAATCCCGTTTATTATCAATCACCAAATATCATAGTACCTAATCCAAACGCAAATGACCCAAAACAATTCGACAATACTATTATACCAAGACAATCCAGCAGTCCTGCTTATCAAAGTTAAATAAAAAGTTAGAGAGAATGTATATATGTAAACTATTTAAATATATCATAGTAAATAGTTTACTAATGATTGCTCGTCTTGTAAATTATTTTTTTCATTGTTTTATTGGATGCAGTCTTGGTGTTTTATTAAACGATTTTTTTGATAGAAGACATCCAGATGAATATAAAATAGTTAAAAATCATTTAACAAATTTAATTGTAAATGTATCATATAATAGTATTTATTTTTATAGTAAATGTCAAATTTGGTTTATAAAACATGTTGCAACAAATCCATATTATTTAAAACTATTGGTAATAATTGAAACTATGAAATCATCATCGTGTAATAATTCTATTAATGTTTTGGATTTATTGTATGTTAAAGATAATTTTCACATCAATGTTCCTTGTGAATCACCTGACCTAATTATTGCAACTGACTTGTCAAAAATGCCAGCTTTGAAAAAAATTGTATATAATAAAACTATAAATGATTCTGATATCATTTTTGAAGAATCTACAGTAAAATTTATGATTGTTAATTTCAAAGTTGGAGAGAATTCTTATAAAATTGATTTGAAAACGGACGAATATAATTATTATTTGATTGGCAATGAATTCACAAAAGATTTTTTTATATTTTATATTAATCAACATATTCTATCAAAATATGAACAACATGAAACAAATAAATATGAAAAATATTCTCTCAAATTTCTTGATCAAAACGTTAATATGATTGAAATAGATTTTACAGATAAAAATGAAAGCATTCTAATTGAAAAAACTGATTATAAATTACAGTAACAAAAAGTATCACAAAAATGTATAATCTATAATGTATAATGAATAATATATATAAGTAAAAACTATTTAAAAAAATTTTGATATTATTAGTTATTATGTTATCCCAGCATACAGACTTAATGGAAGCAGCAAATTCATTGGAATCATTTCATACATTATCCGATAGATGGACTTTATGGGCTCATTTGCCTCATAATACTGATTGGAGTTTGAAGAGTTATATTCCTATTTCTACATTTAGCACAATTGAAGAAACAATTGCTGTCACAGAGTCTTTGCCGGTTCCTCTTGTTGAAAATTGTATGTTATTTTTGATGAGACAAGGTATAAACCCTATTTGGGAAGACCCAAAAAATAGAAATGGAGGTTGTTTTTCTTATAAAGTTTTAAATAAGAACGTTTCCAAGGCATGGTCTGAATTAACATATAGAACTGTTGGTGGTTCCATTAGTGATGGGTTGTCATTCGTTAATAGTGTGACTGGGATAACTATTTCACCAAAAAAAAATTTTTGTATTATTAAGATTTGGATGACTAATTGTAATCATCAAAATCCTGCAGTAGTGGCTCACGTTAAGGGCTTGCAATCACAAGGATGTTTGTTTAAAAAGCATACACCTGAGTATTAAATTTATTATATTTATAAGAAAATATATCATAAATATAATTTTTTATTCACTTTATAATTTATTCACTTTATAAATGGAAATACTTGTATATAATAAAAAAATAGAAAATGTTTTTAAGCGATCACGTATCTAATCATTACTAATCCGGTTCCACCTGAAGCACCAGTGCCACCACCTAAAGCACCACCTCCACCACCACCTCCTGTATTTGCAGTTCCAGCAACTCCATTAGGGTTTCCTGGATTTGAAGGTGCATATCCACCAGCACCACCACCATTAGCACCGCCATTTCCACCAGCATTGGCTATTACCGCGCCCCCACCTCCACCACCTCCAGCACCAGCACCTCTTATAGTATTATCAAATGTTATTCTTGCTCCAAGCGACCCTCTCGTTCCAAATTGATTTGATGAATTCAATGCTGCATCAGCAATTCCTCCCCCGCCGCCTCCACCCGTAGATGTAGCATTTGCTCCTGTTCTTCCTCCACCCCACATTAACTCACTTACTCTTGTTTTTGGAAAGGCGTTTGTTCCGCTTGAAACACCACCTCCACCTACAACACCGCCTCCGCTTCCTCCGCCCGAAGATTGTAGCGTAGTAGTAAAGGGTGTTAAAAATGCTTCTGTATATCCTGTTGTTCCGTTAGAACCAGCAACACCACCATTTCCTCCATTTCCACCAGCAGTCGCAGTAAGAGTAAAACTACCCCCACCGAAAGTTACTGCTAATGGTAAGACCATCGTAGAGCTTGTAGCACTTCCACCTACAACGCCACTAATAGAAGAAGTAGAAAGAACAGGAACATTATAAGCAAGAAGAACCATTCCACCCCCGCCTCCACCGCCTCCTTGTGTAGCAGAACCATTACCTCCATTACCTCCTCCGCCTATTAAACAAACATCAATATAAGCATTTGGTGTGAAAGCACTAATATTCAAAGTATAAGCACCTGCAGTAGGAAAAACCCAACATTTGTATTTAAGTCCATTTTCAAAAAAATCAACTGAAGTAGCACCAGCAGTAGCAGTAGTAGCAGTAATATTACCAGTAAATCCATTTCCACCCGTTGGACCCGTTGAACCTGTAGGACCCGTTAAACCCGTAGAACCTATTGAACCAGTTGGACCAGTTGGACCAGTTAAACCTGTTGGACCAGTTAAACCTGTTGGACCAGTTGGACCGGTTAATCCAGTAGATCCAGTATTGCCTGTTGGACCTGTTGGACCGGTTGGTCCTGTTGGACCAGTTAAACCTGTTGGACCAGTTGGACCAGTTTCACCTGTTGGACCAGTAAAACCTGTTGGACCGGTTGGTCCTGTAACACCAGTTGGTCCAGTAGGTCCAGTATTGCCTTGTAATCCTGTGGGTCCTGCAGGACCAGTAGCACCCGTGGGTCCAGTTTTTCCAGTTTTATCAGGGCACGGAACAAAACAATCACATTCATCCGGTTCAAATGGTTCTTCATCACACCAATCACACGTATTGCCACAATCACATTCATCTGGACCAGTGTAATCACAGTCTGGACAAGGAACATAGTATCCCTTTTTGCACGGATCATCACACGGATTGTCAGAATATCGTTTGCCGTTTATATAAGTTACATTTAGATAGGTTACCGTTATGTTTTCACTTACAATGTTTTTTGCATTGATATTACTCATTATATATAAATGGATACATATTTTAAATTAATATATAATTTAAAATATTTTTAATTCTTCTAATTTGGAATAGGAAAAGGTCTCTGATTTTTTTCCATTACTAAAGGTTCAGGCATCAAAACGGGTCCTTTATCAAAAATATTTGCAGAATCTAATTTTGTAATTTCTGGAACAAAACATGGAGCCGGATTCACTAAATTTGTTGAATTAATACCGAATAAAAAAGATTCAGTATCCGCAGCATTATATGATAATTTATTCCAAGGAATTTGAGCAGGTAATAATCCATTACCTGGCAATCTTGTATTATATGCAGCACCATATTGTGAATTAGGGTATAATGTGTAAGTTTCGGATTGTTTAAATTGTCTTTGTTCTAAAGAATAATTTCCTGAAGTATTTCTATTACGTGTAGAAGCCATTTATATACATTTATAAAATATTATTTAATAATACTATTTAACAAATCGATATTTTTCTGAGAAATTGAACCAGTATCTAAATATTCTGAAACACATTTATGCGTTATATACATATAATCATAAGAATATAAAATACTCAAACCGACTTGTTCGTCTTCCGAAATAACGGATTCCGCCATTTTTTTCATTATGTTTCTAAGAGATTGACACCCTTTTATTTTATCATACAATTCACTTATAATATTACTAAATACATTAAAATCGTCCTCATAATCGATATAAAAAATATTTAATATATCTTCCTTATACAATATGTCACGGATGATATTTTTTTCGATGTCACTAATGTTGTCAGTTTCTAAAAAAACATCATCTCTATAATATCGACATTTAAATTTAGTGTCATACATTTATTACTTATGAATAATATGTTTAAATATATTTTATAAAATTTATTATGTAAAATTTATTATGTAGAATTATTGAATCTAAAACCAAAATAGGCATCATACATTTCAAAAATGCAAATTGAACCAACTAATATAATAACAATAATAGAAATGATAGTCAATGCTTCCATTGTATAAATATAATAAATAACTACGTCTAATATATTTATTATATTTATTTACAGTATTTCTATTTAAGCATATTGGTAGGTGGAATGCTTATTGAAATAATCTGTATCACGTGTTAATTCGCGCGAAGGGACACCACCACGAACCCATCCATCAGATGCTACACTTTCAATTTGATGAGCAGGATTATTAATTCGCTGTTGAACTGCAGGTAATAATGGCGTTTGATGATATTTAATATAACTCTTCTCGCTTAAATTATTGACGCTGCGTTTATTGACAATTTGTTCTCCCTGTTGAATCTGGGATTCCATAACAGGATTAACTGCTCCTCGGCCTAAATAAGGAACAGTAGCAAAGGGTCTATGAAAAAGATCTATTCTACAACGAGGATTCGTCTGAATAGTCCCGATTTGGAGCTTAGATGAGTCATTAATATTACATCCACCAGCACCTACTTGAAACCCTCCGTTGTACATGATACCAGGTTGTTGAGTAGCAAGTTCGATAGGTTTTCTCATTGAACAATCAGAAGCAAAATAATTTTGAGTAGAATAGTTACAAGATGCAATGTTTTGAATATCTGTCTGTGAAAGATTACATTCATCAAGCCCGATTCTAGAGAGATTATTAAAGGTATATCCTGAATAAGTTGCCATTTATATATTTATTCAATATATTTTATTTTTCATTTAAATGTTTCTAAATGACTTTTTATTTTTCTTTTATAACAGTTGCTTTTGAAATATTTTTAATAATTTTTTCATTTTTATCTTCGTCCGTTGTCATAACTTCAATTACAAGCTTATCATACTTGTCAGATACTCTTGATGACGAGTTTTTATATTCCGGGTATTTCTCTCGAAATTGTGGAAGCAATCGTATGTTTTTATCGGCCACCTTTTTAACAGCTTTTGTTAACTTACTCTTCTTTTCATCTTCTTTAATCCATTCTCCCTCATCTTTGACATACATGGTTTCTCTTTTTTTATCGGTGCAATGAACGGGTCTTACTGTTTCGTCTAAGTTATTTAAGTTTTTCACAATTATTTTTGAAATACCTTCTACATAACCAAGCTCACCTACTTCTATTAAATCGCTTAACTGTAGCTTAATAGAGTCTACAAAGTCGGTAATATTCATTGCGTTCTTACATGTCTCGTTTAAAAAGAAATTTAGATTGAACGCTTTGTTATGTGAATTCGTAATGGTATTATGGCTGTTATTAGTTATACCGTTTTTAACTATTTCTAATATAATTTCTTTTATATCCGTATGTTCTTTTCTCAATTCTGAATTTTCCTTAATAAGATCCGAGTTTTGCTTAAGTATTTTTAAAATCAGGTCGTCTTTATTCGATAGTTCATCATTATTAGAAGGTTCATTGTTTTTTGAACAGTTTTTGTTATGCCTCCATAAGTTCTGCCTGTGCTGGTATTCTTTATCACAATATTCACACTTAAATGCTTCTTGTTGCCACTTTTTGCCACTTTTCGCCACTAAAGTGTCTCCATTGTCATCATTATTGTGTTTAGCTGTCAATAGATGTTTGTCCCAATTATATTTTTTAGAGCATTTATAATCACATTTCTCGCAATAAAATTCTTTGTTGCCACTTTTTGCCACTAATTTGTCTCCTAAAGTAATCATAAAGTAGCATTAGAAAATATTTTTAAGTTTTTTTAAAAAAAAATTATCATAACAAAATATTTTTTTTTGGTTTAATTTGTGACGATAATTTTTCGTTCTCAAGACAAAAAATTTCGTCAGTAAGAGTATTTTTGGCATGTCGATTTTGGACATTTATTTTTGTCCATTTTTGAAAAGTCAAAATACTTTTCATTTTTTGAAATCAATTCTTTTCCCTTCATATGTAGGGAAAAAATTTTGTAGTATTTTTCGCGAATTTAAAGAATCCCCCTTCATAATGTAGTGTATCCGTCTTAAAGTTCCTTTACAAAATATACTATTTTTATAAATAATCAAACGCGCCATAACCTTTCGCTATGAGAATTAGGATCCTTTGGTCTGCAGAATTAAAGCCGGTTTGAATAAAATGTTTGTCCCATAATCCATGACCGAATTTATAGATAATCTGATATTCCTCTTCAATACTATCAAAGAACGGTTTTACTTTGTTTTCTAGCAAGTCTTGAAGTGTATATTCCTCAACTAAATCATTATCTATTTTCGCTTTTGAGATGGAAACAAGAGTATTTTTTAACCATTGTCTATACTTTTTTTGCACTGTGCCAGTATCTAAATTATCAATAAAATCTTTATATAATTTATAAGTTTGTTGTCTGTTGATTTGATTATCGCATAATAATTTGTATTCATTCTGAATTTTTGGTGTCATTATAAATTATATACTATGGTTTTTATATAATTTATTTCAATTTTTTATATGTTTTTGCGTTTCAATATGTCGTTGATATAATATTTCAGTAAAGCATCCAAAATCACACTTTTCGCAATAAAATGTGAATTCTTTTGTTCTCTCCTCTTTTGAGGAGTGTTTATTTAAATAATGAAGTTTGTAATTAGTTAAATTTTTTGGTATATAATCACAGAATTTACATTTTTCTTCTATTTGTTTGTCGCATCTCTGTTTGCGTTTCTCTCCAGTATGTTTCTTTGATTCTAAGTGTTCATTCCATTCTGATTGATAATTACATTTATATTGACATTTTCCACAAAAATATTTGAATTCCATTTTTAAATTATATATTATTTTATTTTTAAATGGTTTAGAGAAATATTATATATATATATATTATAAATGTCCAAATATGACTTTGAACGATTGGATAAGTATTGTAAGAAAAATAATGTTACCTTATTAGAGGATTATAGTTGTTGTAAATTAACAAGTAATGTATATCTAAAAAGTAAGTGCTCTTATGAGAATTGTGAAAATATTGTTAATAAACGATTTAGAGAGCTAGAAAAAGCAGGTTCTTATTGCTTAAATTGTATTACACCTTTGGACATTTCAAACGCCGAATTTTTCTGTAAATTCACTTAATGACATTGGATACCAATAATAAAAATGTTTTTTATTATATTTATCTAATGTACTGATACATTCTGTATAAAATTTAAAACAAATATTATTTTTATCATTTAGTTGTTCATAGAATAAATAAGCCTCTCGCATTTGTTCATAGCTCATAATTTCTTGATATTTTTCTTCATATAATGTATTGCTTACTTCTTCATCATTAAAATTATATATTGTTATTCCAAAAATATTACCGTTATTATAAATCCCCATTTATATATTGCACATTAGTTTTATTTATATAAATTTTTTAAATATATATAAATCGGCGTTTGAAATGTAAAAAGGTTTAAAATAAAAGCAACAGAAGTTAGAAAAAAAACTTGTTTACAAAAATATGGTGTAGAAAATTCTGCTCAAACAGTAGAAGTAAAAAATAAAATGAAATATAGTTGTATAAAGAAATATGGTGTAGAATATTCATTTCAATCAAATAGTGTAAAAAATAAAATCAAATCGTCAATGTTGGAAAAATATGGAGTTGAAAATCCAAATCAAAATGAAGTTATAAAAAATAAAATAAAACAAACAAATTTAGAAAAATATTGTTGTAAAACAACACTTTATGCTAATGATATTAGAGAAAAAGTCAAAAAAACGATCAATGATAGATATGGCGTAGAAAATATATCACAAAATCAAATTATAAAAACAAAGACAAAAGAAACTAATTTAATTAAATATGGTGTAACATCCCCATTACAAAATCCTAAAATTATGGAAAATGTAGTGAAAAAAAGTTATTCAAGAAAAGAATATATATTTCCTTCTGGAAGAATTGAATTAGTTCAAGGATACGAACCGTTTGCTTTAAATAATTTAATTATAAACGAAAAATTAAATGAATCAGATATAATTGTTGGTGTTAAGAATGTTCCTGAAATATGGTATATTGATAATAATAATACAAAACATAGATATTATGTTGACATCTTTATTCCATCTCAAAATAAATGTATAGAAGTTAAATCAACATATACATATAGAAAAGATGAGCAAGTCAATATAATAAAACAAAATGCAGCAAAAAATTTGGGATACAATTTTGAATTTTGGATATATGACAACAAAGGAAATAGAATAAATATTTGTGAAGATAAATGTTTTTAGTAAAGTGTATATCTATACGCGTCCTTGTAGCGCTGCATATTACCCTCTGGTGTGCTTTCCTTCGCACTTGGCATCGCACCATAAAGATAGTTGCCGTAGGCCAAAGCATCATTGCTCACACGAGTATTAGCTGTCGAAAAAAACGCCCTGTTACTATTATCTAATTCAAAGTTCTGATAAAGGTCGCCAAATAGCTGCTTATTCGTGTTCTTAATACCGGGATTCATCATTTGAACAGCACGCTTAACATTTTTTGTTATATCCTCATCAACATCAACATTAAATGCGGGTGGAGCTGCTTTTCTCTCTGGGTCATCCATAATTTGCGTTAATAACACATTGCTAAAAGGATTTTTCTTGTTGCCTTCCTTAAATTCTGTTCTTAATACCTCATCTAAAGTCACAGGATTTATATAGGATTTTGGTTTATTGTCAAACAAGCCCGTCACCTCATTGCCTTGCACTTCGAAATTTTCCAACATATCCTTTGTAAGCTTTTGTTTGCGCATTTTGTATAAGAAAAATATGACCAATAGGGTTAATGCACCAACAGCTAACACTCTTTTGGACATTGTTAAAATATATCCTAAAATAGTTAACAGAATAATAAGTCGTGTGATAGCATTTAACTTTTGCTCATAGCACATAGAAGATGTGGGCCACAACTCTAAGATATATTCTTTATTGAATAAAATGGTGGGATCATTTGACCAAAATTGTATTGTCATTATATATATAAATCTTTAAAAAAACTTTTGATATATTCATAATATTTTTTCCTTTATGTATAATAATATGGATATGCTGAAAATATATTATTATACAAGTATTCCTCTTGTTACTTGTAATATGCTATTTTATTCTATATCTACTTTATCGACATCCATTACTTCTTCACAAAATGTGGTAAAATTTATATCTCAACATAAAGACTGCGACAGTGTTTTGTTTCAAAATGAAATGGAGATCAATGACATTACCAATAAACTGAAAATAGTTGAATCGTTAGTATTTGATATATTGAGAAAATATTGTGACAATAAAGAAGAGTTTGAGCAATTTAAAGGTGATTTAATTGCACCTGCTTTACTAAATGATGAACAAGACTATACAATGATAGAGTTAAAAATGGTTAATAAAAATATATTAGAACGTATTGATGAACCCATTAGATATGCATTATTATCAACAGCAGAAATTATGCAACAATTACATAATACTCTTATCAATTGTAATAATAAAATTAATCATTATAAGCAGTCCTACGTCAAAAATATAATGTCTTTAAGCTTACAAAAAGAACTGAATGATTTCAAAAAACAATCCGATTTGTTAGATAAAAGATTGTATCTTTTGTTGGAATTATTGAAAATATATGTAAAAAGATAAATTTATTTCTTTCCCTTCTTCTTTTTATTTGAACTCTGTTGTTGCGGTTTTGATCCTCTAGGCGTTCTCTCTGGTTTTTCAGCAGAATTAATAAATTGAAGGGTTTCTTCAATATTCATGGATTGCAAAGCTTGTTCTGTTTGTTGAGATTGCATTTGCGCGGCAGCTTTAGCAATAGCATTTGCTTCTGCTTTTGCCCGAATTCTTTCCTTCATTTTTGCCATTTTTAAGCGCTGATTTAATTGAGCTTCCATTGCACCGGTGTTAACCTTTCCTCCTCCGCCTAAGCCACCCATGCCCATCTTACTCAACAAGGATTGAATATTTCCCATTCCTGGCATATTTTTCATCTTATTCATAATTTCGGTCGCTTCTTCAATCATCTCGGATTCTTTCAATTCGCCAGATTTAATTTTAGAGTCTAATTTATCACCAACTGTTTTCACTAATCCCATAAGTTTTGTCGGGTTTTTCATAAGCTTGCTAAAGACATCCTTCATATCGTTTGCTCCATCAAAATCCATATTCAAATTAGCTGCCGTCTCTTCGGCAATTTCTTTGGCTAATTGTCCAATTTTTCCGTCGAGCATACCAGCAATATGATGGTTGATTTGTTCTGGATCTGGCAAGTCGCTGGGATTTAATCCTTCGCGCAAATTCTCTCCAAAGTTTCCACTCAAATCAAATAAATCTTGCATCTGACTCAGAGTTTCTTGAAGTTTGCCTTTGAATTCTTCTTCATTAATAGCTTCAAACAATTTCGCGGTATCACCAAACGCTTCCTTATTATCTAATGTCCCAACGATTGAAAACAAGATCAGTTGTAGATATTTCCAAATGGTTTCGCGCGTTTTATTAGAAATATCACACTGCCATAAGTTTTTGAAATGAATTTTCGGAAGAAATTCAGTATCAACTTCGGAGTCTTCCTTAAACATTTCTTCATTTTGGTATAAAATATCAAAAAATCTTGGCGGCATCTTTTTCTTACAAAAATCGAAAAGAAGTTTCGCTGATTTGTTTTCAGATTTTTGATATGCTTTGTTTCTGTCTTCTTCTTCTTCAATATAATTGTAATGTTCCTTGCTTTTCCACCACTTATCAATAAAAGGGATATACTCTGGAAAGGTAGTCTTCAAATCGTTTACAAAGTCTCTTATAACCTTTATAAATTCTTCAGGAACGGGATTTGTATTTTCTGACATATAATTTACTATATTAATTTTATTTAAGTCAAACTTGAAAGAAAATATATATTTTTTACATTATACATTATAGATTATACATTTTACATTTATACCCCTGCTTTATATAATAGAAAACAATATTAAATAGAAAATAAGCTCTAATATAGTATAGAATGATTGTTATTGACAAGTCGTTAACTATAAATTTACTATTTTGGTATATAGGAAATTATTATTATAATATTCAGAACAAGTTAGCAAGCAATGTATGTGGAACAAAATTTGCAATGTCCATTGCAACATCACAATTAGGAATTGGTGTAATGTATTCATTATTTTTATGGTTTGTGCCTGATGGACGAGCGATGCCTAAAACTACAATGATGGATATCATCCAAATGTATCCTCTTGGTTTATGTTCAGCAATTGCACATGCTTCATCTGTATTTTCATTAGCGTCAGGTGGTGTAGTATTTGGCCAAATCGTTAAAGCAAGTGAGCCAGTCTTCGCCGCATTTGTTGGTACTACCTTTTATAATAAACAGATATCCATATATAGGTGGTTTTGTTTATGTGTCATTATTTCAGGTGTAGCGTTAGCATCCTTAAAGGAAAGCAAGGACGGACATTATGAAATGGATTTTAGTGTGACTGCATTATTTGGAGCTATGATAGCAAACATTTTTTCCGCCTTTAAGGGAGCAGAAAATAAAAAGATTATAGAAACGCCTCAGTTAAATCAACGCATTGGTTCCGTGAGCAATCAATACGCAATAATGAATATCATTTCATTTACATTATCGGTGCCTATAATGTTGCTTGTGGAAGGATATAACTTGGGTGAATTTTATAGTATTGTGATGAATAACAATATAGCTTCCAAAAACGTCATTTTATCTGGATTAACTTTTTATATTTATAATGAATTATCCACAATCACACTTAAAAAAATGAGCGCCGTCAATCAATCAGTAGCAAACACTGCTAAACGAGTGATTATAATTGTTGGTTCGGCATTAGTGTTTAATGAACCAATCACTAAGTTGAAGGCTGTTGGTTGCGTTTTGTGTATTGGCGGTGTATTTGTAGACTCTGTTGTGGATGATTTGGTCAAAAAATATACATAATCAATGAGAAATAATCAATGAGTTGAACAAGATAAAATCAATATAACATTTTATATTATTATCAAATAATATAAAATTTTGTAGCCAATAAAGATTTAATTACACATATCGGCCAATTTAGTTAAATTTTGAATATACTTCATTACTTTTGCTTGATTTTCTGGTCCCATATTTTTAATCGGTTCTCTTAGTCTATTTATGGACTCCATAATCTTATCAGAATTTTCGGCATGCGATACATCTGTTGAATAATCTTTCGTCAAAAAGAAAGAAATATCACTCGCCTCAATTTGGGTTCTATACTTATCGGCGATAAAAGTCTTCCAAATCTTAACAATCATCTTAGGATTTGCTTTTCTTATCATTGTAAGAGCATTTTTTGCAGTCAATATGTCAGGGTCTTCTGGAAATACACACTGAACATCATTAAGAAAGTCAAGGAAATGATCATTAAACGCGGTTAATATATTAGACATATGTATTTTTATACTATTCTTTTTAAATTAGTTTAGATTAAATTAATTTAAATTTATATTTTGTTTCTTTGAATGATTATAACTCCTTTTTTAAAAACTCATTGGTGGTCTATTACCAGTGATCGCTCTAATATCAGCGTCTCTTTGTTCTTGCATTTGCTTTAATTTGGATTCCATCTGCATATTAGAAGCGTCTTCGCCCATTTTTTGAGCCCCTCTTATGGTTGTATTAAAATCATCGTTCGTTGGCACATTAGAAACATTTCCACTAAAAGCGGTATTTAAATCTACATAATTATGCATTTGTCTCATTCCCCCATTGCCTTCAGCTTTTAAATCATCCGCATCTTGATCTAAAAAACTATATTGATCTGAAACGATGTTTCCAAAATTACCTCCACCACCCCCCAATGAAAACGCCATAGGTTCCATATTGTTTTGAGTAGCTTGCTTTATTTCTTGTTGCTGTCTTGGTTTTAAATGTTGTAGAATTTGTTCACCATATAACACTTGGTATCCTTGATTTAATAACAATAAGGCAGGAACTTTGGTAATATTTTCAGGTAAGATGATTTTCTGACCATTTTCTAAAATAATATATGTTTTATTATTGGAATCTTTAATTCTTTTGTCAATACATATAAAATGAATATCTTTTTGAATATCTGACTTTGATAAAAGCTGTAAATATTTTTTACTAACTTCGCAGTATTTGCTATAATATAAAATGCAACTCATCTTAATATATACTTAGTTAATTGAAAATTATATTTAACTCATTTATAAAAAAAAATGAATTAAATTATTAATTTAAATATAAATGTATATTAGATATAATGCAAGCATACTCAGAAATGTATTCTAAAGCAAATGATGAAGTTCCTTCTGTTAATCCACGTGTAGAACTTATCTCAAAAATAGACGATGACGAATTGAAATTTACGGTTAGCGGAATAAACGTCAGTTTTATCAATGCTATAAGAAGAATACTTTTATCAGAAATCCCTATGGTAGTTTTTAGAGTGTCGCCAAATGACAAAAATAAATGTAATATTATAGCTAATACGTGTGGGTTAAATAATGAAATTGTAAAACATCGTTTAAGCTGTATTCCAATTCATATTAAAGATATTGAGGATTTTCCATTGAAAAATTATATTATGGAATTAAATATTGAAAACAATACAGACACTACGATTATAGTGACTACTGAAGACTTTATCGTTAAAGATTTGGTGTCCGGCAAAAACTTACCCAAAGATAAAATTCGTGAAATTTTCCCAGCTAATGATATTACAGGTGGATTTATTGATTTTGTAAGATTAAAGGCAAAGGCTGCTGAAGAAATACAAGCTAAAAAAATTCATTTAACGTGTGAGTTTGATATTGGAACTGCCAAAGAAGACGGAGCTTATAATGCTGTATCAACCTGCTCATATGGAAACACCATTGATGATGGAGCACAAGAGGCCAAATTGGCACAACTTAAACAAAAATGGAAAGACGAAGGAAAGAAAGAAAACGAAATCGATTTTGAAATGAAAAATTGGAAACTATTGGAAGGAAAACGCATTTTTAAGAAAGATAGTTTTGATTTTATTATTCAATCGATTGGAGTTTATACAAATGTTGAATTGCTCATTATGGCTTGCTCGATTCTAAATAAAAAAATTGCGAATTTAACTACAATGATAGAAGAAGATAAATTAGATGTTAAATTGGCTGAAAGCACAATGAAAAATTGCTATGATATTATTCTTGAAAACGAAGATTATACTATTGGAAAAGTTCTTGAATATAGCTTATTAGCATTATTTTATGAATCTACGCGTTCAATCACGTATTGTGGCTTTAAGATGTTACATCCTCACGATTCGTATGGAATCATTCGTGTTGCATATAGAGAACCGGTAGAAATTTCAAGTATTAAAGGCAATCTAATAACAGCACTTAACTATTCAAATGAAGTATTTAATAAAATTCGAAAAGAGTTTTTAAAATTGGTTCCGCGATGAAATAAAATATAATATATAAATTTTATATTTTATTCTATTACATTTTGTTGTATTTTATTACATTTTTAATTTTTTTGTATTTTATTTTTTATTTTTTATTTTATTGTGTATAAATTTAATTATTATTGTCACTATCAGATACAATAGTATCTACATTTCTCTTTCTCATCTGATAATTCAAACAATACATTAATAAAGATGGATGCAACTCATTAACGTAGTTTTGAACAAATGTATTCGTAATATATAATTTTTTTTCTCTAAGTTCATTCATATAATGTTGATGAATCGTAAACATATGAGTTCTATATTGCTGTGAAAATTCAATCAAAGGTTTTTCCTTTTTAATATAACAAGATACATAATTAGCATATAGGGTGTCAGTAAAAAGATGCACTTGGTCTCTGAAGATAGAAAATTCCTTTTTATTCTCAGGATAAAACTTTAAGAAATCCTTCACTTTTCCTTCTTTTCTTAAACAAAGATATTGATACTGTAATTTAGGTTGATTGCCTCGCAAATGTCTAACTTGTTCATATACTGGATTTCTAATTTTCGTTCTTTCACCCGTAATTTTATTATAAATGACTACACCAACGATATCATAGGATGTATTCATTGAACCATACTTCTCAATTAGTTCAGAATACTTTTCAAAATGATATACTTTGGGAAATTTAACAGATGTTCCGAGACGATCTGTAAAAAATGGAATATATTCAAATACATCAAAAAAATCAACGCTAATATTATCGGGATTATTATTAATCTTGTATATTCCAACCAAATACAATTGTGGTTTTGAAAATGGAATTACTAACCGATTTTCAGGATGTTGAAGAACAAAACTATAACATAATTCAGTTTCTAATTTATTAATATCTAATTTACATTCAGCAGCAGCCTCCATAAACATTTGCCTGAATGTTTTAGAATTGGGTGATTTAAAAAAAGTAGAAGTAGCCCCAACAGTATTTCGTGTAGAAATTTCCCAACTACCGGTTACACCTATTGTAGGATCAAAAAACACATTAATCATCGTTCCTTCTACAAATTCTTCTGCTTCTATTGTTCCAACAAGATTGTTTTCCGGATATTTCTTAATAAATGCATCAGCGGCAATCGTTTTTGGAGGAGCAAAACTAACAACCTGGTTCGCTGAATTTAATACAACCGAACGACAAATTCCATAGGTTGGAATAAGATCACTACATAACAGACTTTTATCATATCTAATAACACTATACATTGAATTATTTGACCTACATAAAATTTTATTGAGCTTTAGTACATCTGAATTTACATTGCAAATATACTCAGGTTTGATTAAATCGTTGAAGCCCGGAATTTCAGAGAGATTGTATCTAAGGTTCTTCATATTCTATTATTTATAATTAACTCATTGTCTTTAAACTATAATTTTATATTGATAATTACTTAAGTATATAAAAATATCTACTATAATTATAGAACAATGTCTTTAGAATATCAAAAAACAGATACAGAATTGGAACTTCAATTAGGTGATGTAATTCGCATTACTAATCCAGTTAATGAAAATTTAAACGAGCAAACTTTCATAATTGATTATATTGACACTTCAAAAACTTATTTAATCAATGCAGACACATTAAATAGAATTAAATTAAAAATATCAGAAGAAGGTATTTTAGGAGACGGTAATATTCGTCAGATTGAAATACTTAGTAGAGCCGATTCTCCAAGTTATGCGAGACAAAATGGACTACTCCCAGGTAAATGGATTAAAATATTTTTCTCCGACCCGAATCCCGCTATTATTGTTGGCGAAATTACAAATTTGGAAGAGGATATGATTGAGATTAGAACAACAGACAACGATATCATATATATCAATTTTGATTATAAAGGTATTCCTGAAAATTTGCCGATTGATATCATTGAAATAATCGAGAAACCTGTAAGAGAAAAACCTGTAATAGAAAAACCCATAATTGAAGAAGAAATAGAAGAAGAGGAACTCGCTATTCCTGAACTGGAAGAAGAAAAGCAGGTAGTAGAAGCAGAACAAATACAAATAGGAGTGCCTGTCCAAGATATTAAAGACCAATTGAGAGAAATGATTATCAAAGCCGACCAAATTGTTTTTGGAAATGAAGAATTAGGACCTATTGTTCAATTTGTAGATGTAGCAACAAAATTAAAAAGATATAGTATTGAAGAGCAAGTAAGTGATTTATTAGACGATCTTCTCTCAACTATACCCAATGCAGAAAGGACTCCAAGAGTTCTAAATAATATCCACATAATGATAGAGAGATTTAAACAGTTACGTGAATCTTTCTCTACTTTCGATCCATACGGAAATGTGGAACGAGCAATTGTTAAAGGAGCTGCATATAAACCACTTTCCAAATGGTTGTATGATTTTAATAAAAATTTATATTGGATTTTACCTGTCGTTCGAAATATTAAAAAAGTATACGGAGCTGAAAATATTTATGAGGAAGATAACGATATTATTAACCTATCTTTAACAAATGACATTAAAGGAATGCAAGAATTAATCAAAAATTATATGTCCAACAATTTTCCTGCTGAAAGTAATAAATATAGTGTTCTTTATTCTGACTTGGCGCATTTTTTCAGACCATTTGATTATCCAGATACTGAGGAAACCAATGATGTCATTTATGAAAAAAATGTAAATGCTGATTTAAACACAGTTATAGAAAATTTAGAAGACTTTTATTCATCTGTGTTCAGCAATAATATGATTAGAAATAGACGATTTGTTATCTCCAAATATTCGCTTGCCAATACAAAGTTAGAAGCAACTGATATCACATCATCAAAAATGACTACTGTTCGTGTTAATATTACGAATAGTGATTTGATGTCGGTTCGTTCCATAATGACTTTGCCAGAACCTACCATCCGTTTTTCAAGAATCAATTTACCAGGCACAGACATATTAACCAAAGCCAATTTGAATCAAGTATTTTTGAATTACTGGGAACTATTAAAAAAGAAAACAAATGTAGCCAATATTTTTGTCGAATCTTTTGAACGTGAATTAGAATTAGATGAAAATGAGTTTGTAAATGGTATAAGAAATTATATCGTAAACACTCCTCCTGAAGAAACGCGTTCTTTGTCTAAAAAAGACTTGTATGCAAAGTATGTGGAAACCATTGTTCCCAAGACACGCGTGATATTTAATTTAATGAAAAAATATATTCAAGGCAAGTTGTCAATTGTTGACGTAGTAGGTTACTTGGAACCATTTTTAATTTATACCGACGATTTAACCTTTAAACAATATTCTGAAATTATAGAATTTATTGATTCAAAAATTTCGGAGTACAACAAGGAAATGATTGAATTCTCCAGAATTTTTAAATTGATATCAACTATAAAACAACTTCCTATTACTAAATCAAAATCGTTTAGCATATTAATGCTTATAACTCCCAAACTATATGACGATGTAATTGAAACGGGATATCAATTAGAGAATCCCCAAGAATTTATGACAAATTCTGAGATTTTGCGTAAACTCATATTAAAAGATGATTCTAGATTATACACTTCAGCCGTTGCATATGAGAATCTAAAACTAATGTTTCCTAAAGATGTAAGTGACATTTTTGATTCTGAGAAAAAAAATAATGAAGACAAACTGAAACAAGAAGAAAAGAAGGACAAATGTGAAAACATTACAATAGCAAAAATGTATACTTCAATGGAACAATTAGAAAATGATAATAATGCAATTATTTATTTCGATAAAAAATATGACAAAACAAATTATGGTATTATGGAGGAGCCCAAAGGATATTCAGAACAGGTCATCAATTTGTCACCAGAGAATTTAAAAGAGTATATAACGAGAGACCAAATAAAAAGAAATAACTCGACTGAATCTGACGCCGCTTATATGGCCGAGACATTAATAGATGGTGCCAAAAAGGTAATAGATGGTCAATATGCCATATTATATAAAGGTTATTCTGAAAATATATCAGACGAATCTGATTATTATGTAAGAAAGGATAATAAATGGGTGCTTGACAAAGAATTGTCTCCAGAACAAAAAATAACTGATGAAGCCTCTATTATTTGCGACTTGCAAGAAAAATGTATTAGTGTTCCTACTAAAACCGATGATCAATGTGAAAGCATGAAAACAAGTGAACTAAATTTGCAAAACTCGTTGCTAAATAGTATCATAAGCGAATTTGACACAAAATATAAGCTATCCAAAGAGCAATTTGAAAAGGAAATTTCTGACAAATTTAACTATTTCATGTCCATTATGCCTATTTTATCCAAAATCGAAACCAATTTCTTATTAAAATATAACAACCAGAGATATAGATTAGGCGCTAATTTAGACGATGACTATAAAAACCAAATAGTTTCACCATTCTCTCAACTTTTAGATATTATTTTAAGTCAAAGGGATTTTGTAAAGAAGCAGAACGACATTCTAAAATTTGCTAATAAATTTACCAGGTCTGGTGTCCCTAAAATGTCTATGAATGGCAAACCAGAATCAGAACATTGGTTATATTGCATAAAAACAAATGTGCCCTTATTGCCTGCATTTAAAAAGGAGCTTGCAGCTGCGTTTATTGATTCTCAATACACTTACCAATCCACATTAGAAAGAATCAAAGCAACCAATGGACAACTTAGCGACGATGGTGATTGGTGGACAGATAAATATACTGGTTGGCCGATCTGTCCTGGCGAGTTTGATACTCAAGAAGGATATGAAGAAGGATTTAAGATTGTAACGAGATCAGTTATGGAAGAAGAAGCGGGAAATAAAATTATGTCTGCTACAACAGAGAAAACGATTAAGTATATCACACCTGAAACAATAATGATTAATAATATAGTGAATGCTTTATCTGTTGCTATGGGCATTAATATAGAGTCCCAAAAGGAATTGATTATCAATTCAGTAGTCGAAACCATTAAAACCACTGTAGAAAGCGAGAGTGATTATAAAGACAAAATTAAAGCTGCTGCTCAAAAGGGAAAATCTTTGCCGTCTTATAGGGATTTTTTTAACACTTCTCTCCTTTATTATACACTGGGAATGTATTTGATTGCACTACAAACATCCATTCCATCAGTAAAAACCAGAAAAACACATCCTGGTTGCGTGCGTTCTTTTACGGGGTACCCATTTGATGGTCAATGTGATTATAGTAGTCTTATTTATTTGGCTTGTGTGACATATGATATTAGAGATTCTGGAGAACCTTGGAATGTGCTGAAAAAAACCAATGCGCAAAAAATTCAAACCAAAATTCAAGCCGTCATTGATACTTCGCTTATTCAATTGCCAGAGGTTCAAAGAAAATTCGTTGAAAAAACGGAATATTTATTAACCAATCCCTCATCAGACATTCCCGAAGAACATGACATATCCAAGTGGGCAGAATTTCTTCCTCCTCTAGTTCCGTTTAAAATTAGACATTTAACAAATATTTCAGATGAATTTAAAAGATCTCTTGTTAATGATTTAAGAAGTGGATCAGAAAATCAGAGAGAAAAAATTCTTGTTGTTGATTCCAAGATAATTCAGTTCTCTCTGGCTATACAAGAAAGAATTCAGCAAATTGTTAAAAGCCACAAAGTTCTCCTTCACACAGCAAACAATGAACCATATCTTGAAAATGCGTGTTGTGACAGTAAAGAAAACGAAAGCACCGTTAGCTATTTTGTTAGTCGCAATAATGAAATAACCGAGTTTAATAAAATAGTTGAGAGATTAGCGAATTTATTAGATGATGTTAGATCCAACACAGAAGCGATTCTATTTTTTAGTAATATCAATACAAAAAATGTATATCCTCCTATTTCAAACACATTTAATGAAAAAACGATCTACTTGGCATTTATATTTTACTGTAAATTTAAATCGTTGCTTCCTATTCCCGAAGATTTATTACCCATATGCACAAGTAAGCCTGATTCAACTTTAATTGATCCGTCAGACACGATTGATAGAATAATACAAAAACTCAAAGAAGATGGTAGAAATTACACGAATGAACAATTCTTAAGACTTATCCAATTAATTAGTAGAGAGAATATTATAAATATTGACATAGATAATCCGGTCATTTCTTGTGTTGCGAAATTGTCAGCATTATTAGATGCCATTTATGACGAAAACAATGAGGACGAAGTCGTTGAATTGGCGCTAAGAGATTTAATTAAATCTGCCATAGATACATTTGACATTGCCACTGATACGATAACACCTCAAGTTAAAGAGCTTAATAATTATTTAATTCGCACAAATGAAGAAATGACGAATGAGTTAATTGAATTCGTTCAAAAAAATAGCGGTTCAAGAGTAACACGTGGTTCAATAAGAAACTTTATAAATACTGTTCAGAACTTGTCTTTTTGGAATTGTGATTCTTCAAATAGAAATGAAAATACAAAAATTTCTAATGATAATATGTATAATGTAACGAATTTTTATAAAACATTTATCAACAATTTTATCAGTATATTTCCAACCATTATTTTGAACAAAGTAAATTATGACGATACAAATATTCCAAGTTATTATGGATTTTCTATATACCATTCAACCAGATTAGAAAAAAATATAGCGGATTACTTTAACAAACTTAAACCATTTTACGGTGTTGCTACATTATCTAAGGTGTTAACTGTTATTCAAAAAATCTCCAAAAATATAATTCGTTTAGCGGAATCTACTCCTTGTTTTTCGAGCATAAAAAATGAAGACAAATTAATTAGAGGAATTATAGATGAGAGAACAAGTAGATTTTTGTTTGAACATTATTTACTTAGAACGCTAATTTCTTATATTGAATTAGCTGATAATAATGAAATGATTGTAACTGAAATAAAGAAAAAAACAGAAATAACTGATCTTTTTTCTGTTGATTACATTGAAGATACGGAAACAAGAATTGATTTAGGAATGTCAACCGAAACAAAAAGAGATACAAAAATTCTAACAGGAAATTTAAGACAATTGAAAGAACAAACCGCGGAACTACTTGTTGCATTTGTCAATATATTAGGTCTTGAAAAGGATACTATCGATAACACCTACGAAGACATTCAAGATAAGGTATTTAAATTGAGAGAACGAGAAAAAGATATGGTGACAGATAGATTAAAAGCTATGACAGATGAACAGAGAGATGCTGACACCATTTTGAAAATCACAAAACAAGGATTATACAGCAAAGGTTTACAAAAAGGATTAACGGTCTATGATAAAGATTTTTATGATGAAGAACAAACTCTTAGAGATGAAATGGAAAAGGCAGAGAGAAAAATTAGGAGAAAAAATAAAGACGTGGGTGATGAAAATATAGATATTCTTATAGATGAATATTTAGAAGAGAGGCGTGATGCTGCTGATATAGATGCTGACGCTTATGGATTGGATTATTTAGGTGAAGATTATTATGACGGCAATTACACTGGAATAGATGCACCTGAATATGAAACTTATGATCAAGAAGAATAAATATTTAGACAAATATAATTATAAAAAATAGTTTATAATTATATATTAGATGTATAAAACCTATATTAGAGAAAATAAAACCTTAGTAGCAATCATTTTATTTATTATTATTTTCGGAACAATACAGATTATGAGACCAAGTTGCTTTTTTAATAAAGATGGTAGTATACGAGAATTCGGAATCGGTTATAGAAATAAAACGATATTGCCTATTTGGTTGTTATCATTAGTCTTAGGTATGTTATGCTATTTAGCCGTATTATATTATCTAATACTCTAATTATTATGATAATCACAATATTTTTTACTCGTATAAAATTCATTTATGTTACACCGACCAAAAAGAAAAATGAGACAAAATGTATTAAAAATAATTTGTTTAATTTAATATAATGAGGATTAAATTAAGTGAAAAATACCAAACAGAAAGATAAGAAATATGTAATAAAATTATTACCATATTAGATTTAAAAGAAGACAACACATTTTTATTGTGCGAGTTAGATGAAGACATAGAAAAACAAAATAAAATAATAGAATAAATTTTATTATTTTATAGAACTGAACTTAATTTATCAATTTGTTCAGTAGTTAGGATGGTCGGAAATTCTACGTGAAAAATAATAATCATATTTCCTTTATGTTCTCCGCGTTTTAAACCCATTTCTGAATACACTTTTTTATATTCAGGTGGCACAATACTACCTTTGTTATTATCAACTCTATAACTTTTTCCATTTATATAATTTAGTTCAAACGAAAATCCACACAAGGATTCTTTGAGAGAAATAGTCTTATCTATAATTAAATCCAACCCTGAGCGTTTAAATGGAGTATTATTTTGTATTAGAATATTTATTTTTATATCTCCTTTACATTGATCTGATATTATATTACCTCTATTTCTTAAAACAATCATTTCATTGTCGTCAATTCCTTGAGGGATATCTATATAAATCGTTTCTTTTTCAAAAACCTTTGTACCATTTTCTAATATCCATCTCTCTATTTCTAGTGGAATAGATGCTCCTGTAAAAACTTGTTCCATATTTATTTGTAAGGATTTCATAATTGGCACCGGTTTATTCATTCCTTGCTGGAAATTCGTTGGTCCTCCATGAAATATATGTATTTTCGCACCAGGAGGCATACCATGCATTCCAAATGGGCTTCCACCAAACACCATATTGAATATATCATTTATTGGTACATCATGTCCAAATGTATGTGGTCCTTGACTATCCATTCTCATAAATGGATTACCTTTCATCATATCGTATTGTTGTCTTTTATTTTCATCACCTAATGTCTCATAGGCTTCATTAATTTTTTGTGTCATTTGAATTGCTTCTTGACTACCTTGGTTTTTATCTGGGTGATATTTCATTTGTAAACTTCTATAAGCCTTCTTAATTTCATCCTTTGTGGCATTTTCGCTGACACCTAAAATATTATAAAAATTTTCGGCCATTTAATATTATAAGAAAAGATATACTTAAATAATTATTTACGTATAATAATTATGACTGATAAATTATTTATCAATAAATACCAACCACATTATTTTAAAGATTTTGGTGAAAACAATGAAGTGATTAAAACGTTAAAAACACTTATTTTAATTGATGACCTTAATATTTTATTAATCGGTGATATGACATCAGGAAAAACAACAATCCTAAATGCTTTAATTCGCGAATATTATTCGGGATTCTCTCCAAAAGAATATGAAGAAAATATTTTATATATCAATAGTCTTAAAGAACAAGGTATAAATTATTATAGAACGGATGTTAAAACATTTTGTCAGACTTGTTCTAACATTAAAGGTAAAAAAAAATTTGTTGTGCTTGATGATATAGATTTTATAAATGAGCAAAGTCAACAAGTTTTTCGTAATTGTATAGACAAGTTTAGTCATAATGTCAACTTTATATCTTCATGTAGTAATATTCAAAAAGTTATTGAAAGTTTGCAATCTCGTTTAACGATTATTAAAATTAAACCATTGAAAAAAGACAACCTACGTGAGATTATCAATAATATTAAACAAAAAGAAAACATAATGATAGATGAAGATGCAGAGGAATTCATAGTTAATATATCCAATAATACCGTTAAAATTCTTATTAATTATATGGAAAAATTCAAACTACTGAATCAAAAAATCACGCTCAATTTAGCAACTCAATTATGTTCTAATATTAGTTTTTTAACGTTTGAAGAATATACCCATTTTATACTAAATTCCCAATTAATACCTGCCATCACCATTATTTATGAACTTTACGATAAAGGTTATTCTGTTATGGATATCTTAGATAATTATTTTGTTTTTATTAAAACGACTAACATTTTAACTGAAGATCAAAAATATAAAATAATACCCTATCTCTGCAAGTATATTTCTATTTTTCATAATATACACGAAGATGAAATTGAACTTTCATTATTTACAAATAATTTAATGAAAGTATTAAGTAAATAAAAAAATTTTGATTTAATATATTATTAATAATAAATATATTATATATGTCAACACAAATTTTTAAAAATCTAATACCAACTACTATATTATTTGAACTATTAGATAAAATTTGTTTAAAGACACAAAAATATTATATCGTAAATAATGATGCGTTTAAAAAAGGTGTTTTTAATGAAGAAATTATCAATTTTTTAAAAATGTGTATCCCTTATTATCATATATCCAAACGCAAATATTTAGAAAAAAAACTTACATATAATAGTTTTGTTACTGTTCTCAGACAAATATGTAATTTCAATAAAATCACATATACATCTCAGATTAAATACGATAAATCCACATATAATATTGTTTATTATATATATCATTAGTATCTACGTCTTGAATTTCCACTTGGTTTCCTGTTTCTTTGCGTTTTCACATTTTTTCTACGTGGTTTAAAAATCTCCTCAATATGTTCATCAGTAGGTGCCTCAATATCCTCATCCTTATCATCTTTATCTCCTAATCCCCAAAAACTTCCACCAAACAAGCTATCTTCATTGTATTCTTCGTCGTCTGTTTTGTTATCTTCATTTACTGACTTGTACATATACAATCCTAAACCACCTAATGCCAAAATTGTTGAAGCTAAAAGAATAGACATTGAATCGTTCATAATTATAATATAATAAGTAATTTAATTATTATATTTTAAACTCATTTCGACAAAGAGATAATTTAGACAATTTTTTACTTTATTTTTAATAATAATTGGAAACTTTTCTTATCATTCTTAAAATTCTCAATAGCCGAGTTTTCTTTAACTTTTCATTATTGTATCCTGAAATCTCATAGGAATGATCTTCACACTCTTTCAAAAAATCAAATGTTATTTCGTTTGGGTCTTGAGGTAAGTTATCATAATTGTATAAAATCTCATTGACTCTATTACTAGGACATACAAGATAATTTATAAAGTCGGCTACACCTTTTGCAAGTAAACATTCATAAGAAAATGGACAATATTCACGCTTCTTAGTTGATGCGCGTCTTCCTCTAATTAAATAAGATCCATCTTTCTTATCATAAATAATAAAAATTTCATTATCTATATTATTGGAATCACTTTCTATTTCCTCTAATTTAAATACTAAACAATCGGTAACGACAACGTCTTGAGAAAAGGCATTCATTTGATACATAAATTATATGTTTTGTTTTTAAATCATTTATTCATATTAATAGTTCATAAATAGTAATTTAACGTCCAGGATATGATACTCTGTTCAAATTGTCGCCCAAAAAGTTAGGTTTTAGACCATAATATGGAGCGCCACTGGGAATTTTCCAGAACCCAACCCAATTCTTCGTGTCAACTTCTAAGGGCTCTAAAATTCCTTGTTGGTTTTCGGGACCAACCGAGAGAAGTAAATAATTGCCAATAATCGTATCAGATTCTAAAACCTGTCTTGTCGAACTTCTAACAAACCACCCATATTGTAAACGACCAAGTAATTCATTAGATGGTATTAAAATTCCATAAGTGCCCTTATATAAATCCAAATAATGATTTGACATCAAATCATCCAATATAATTTGTTTATCGTCAATCGTTTTTGTGCCTATTTCAATTCCTTCAATTAAATTTATTTTTCCACTTTCAACATTCTTCATTGCCCATCTGTCATATTGACCCAAGAATTTTGACTCCGCAGTATGGTCGTGTGACGAAACAATCTCAATATAATTACACAATTTGGCAACGGTTTCACATTCTTTTGGAGCACCGCAAAATGATAAGCTTGGATAAAAGTTCATTCCAACTGACGTTGAATTTCTGTCTATCGTTTCGCAAACAAACATTTTATTTCCTCGGGTTCCTTTTGCATATAATCCGGATAAATCTCTTGTGCATAAAAATGAAATCGGACAGATAAGACCACCATAAATATATAGTAATTTCATCATCCCAAGCAATCTCATATTAGACAAAATGGGGTCGGATAATCTTGTCATATCTATGTTCCATCTCGGAATTAGTTTTTGAAATGAATTATCGTCAAAAATGCAAATTGTAAATGATTTTTCACAATGTTTAATAATACTTCGAACTGTTAAATATAAATAAGGTTGATTTAATTCAAATGAGCTTCTTGAACCGAAACTTAACCATTTTCTTGAATTATATTCGTAAGGAACATGTATCCATAATATGGGTTTTTTACTCATACCTAAAGTTACGTCGTCAAGTAAATATTTTTGAACGGCATCATAATTATCTTTATTTTCTTCTCTCATACGTTTGTCTTCAAATCTTCTATATAAAAATCCTAATACAATTAGAATAAAAAAAAGTATAAATAGATTTTGTAGATTACCTAATTTCATATATTATAATATTATAATAAAATTTTCTATAATCTAAAATTATACCATACTTAAATAATATAAATCTAATTCAAATTTTTTTTTTCAAAATCGGATATTTCTAACCCATTAATAAATACAATATTTCTTGCGGATGTGCCGTATAACAATTGTTGAATAATAAATTAAAAAAATTACATCATTGAAGATTAACCGAGTGAAATAACTAATCCCAGAAATAAGAAAATATTATAACATACGAATTTGGTTAGTAAATAAAAATGAATAATTCTTTATTATTATATTTTATTATTATAAATAAAAATTGAAATATAAATTAATTATATATCTTAATAATAAACTATATCAAACATATTTCAAAATGACAACCGAGATTGAAACATATTTTAATTCTTTATCCGAAGAAATATTAACCCTTGAGGTTAGTAAAAAAAGTAAATATTTACCAGATTTAACTAGATTTAAAAATCTAAAAAAATTATTTTGTTGTTATTTTAATCAATTAACTTCATTACCTACTTTACCACAAAATCTAATAATATTAAATTGTTCTAATAATCAATTAACCTTTTTACCTACTTTATCACAAAATCTAAAAATATTAAATTGTAATAATAATCAATTAACTTCTTTACCTACTTTACCACAAAATTTAAAAGAAATATATTGTTCTGATAATCAATTAACTAGTTTGCCTACTTTACCACAAAATCTAGAAAAATTATATTGTGATAATAATCAATTAACTATTTTGCCGACTTTACCACAAAATTTAAAAGAAATATATTGTTCTTATAATCAATTAAATAGTTTGCCGACTTTACCACAAAATCTAGAAAAATTATATTGTTCTAATAATCGATTAACTTCTTTACCTACTTTGCCACAAAATCTAAAAATATTAAATTGTTCTTATAATCAATTATCTAGTTTGCCGACTTTACCACAAAATCTAGAAAAATTATATTGTTATAATAATCAATTAACTTCTTTACCTACTTTACCACAAAATCTAGAAATATTATATTGTGATAATAATCAATTAACTTGTTTGCCTACTTTACCACAAAATCTAGAAATATTAAATTGTGATAATAATCAATTAACTTATTTGCCTACTTTACCACAAAATCTAGAAATATTATATTGTGATAAAAATCAATTAACTTATTTGCCTACTTTACCACAAAATCTAAAAATATTATATTGTAAAAATAATCAATTAACTAGTTTGCCTAATTTACCACAAAATCTAGTAAAATTATATTGTTCTAATAATCAATTAACTAGTTTGCCTAATTTACCACAAAATCTAGAAATATTATATTGTAAACATAATCCTATTTACAAAATAGTTAATGAACACGATTTGACAGAAACAATAAAAAATATACAAATATTAAATAATTTTCGCTATCTATACTATTGTTTAAAATTTAAAAAACAAATAAGAAAATGGTTATGGGAAAAAGTAAGAGAACCTAAAATTCGCGCAAAATATCAGCCTGATAATTTATTAAAATTACTTGGAGAAAGGGAAGAAATAAGTTTGGATGAACTTGATGAAATTATGGAAAGGTTGTAAAATTGTAATTAAGTAGTTTGCTTTTATTTACACACTCTGGGAAGAGCAAACTTTTTTGATTTTTAGTGGAATTTGTCCCATTTTACAAGTTCTAAAATCTTCAAGGATGTAAAGAAAAAAGAAGTTTTTATCATAAAATTTTCTACTCTATGTAAAATATATGGAACAACAACATAAATAACAATTTGTTTCTTTGCTACACATTTTCCATTTTTTATTTCTGAATTCTAAACACCAAGAGCAGTAATCTAAACATATGCAATAATTATTCACATTTTTATCATATTCTTTTATAGAAGCTATTCCTGTATGTTTAATGCACCATTTTTCACTACAACAACAGGAAAAGCAACAACAAGTTATTTTACACTTATTTTCTGGCGGTCTTAATAGCATTTTATCAGAATTTCTAACGGCATTATATAATGTGTTGCTCTCAAGTTCACTCATATGAAATTGATAATTTTGATAGCTTTGTTATTTTATTGAATTGTATTTTGAGAGAAAAATAGAATTCAATTTTATTTATAATCTAATACTTTTTATTAAATCCTTATAATCTACTTTTTATAGTCTATTTCTTAACATATCATTTATAAAACCACCAATGCAAAACGCAGGGATAACTCGCAAAATTCGACCATAACAAACTGAAGGATATAAATTTTTGATATTTTGGATTCTATCTTTAAAAGGCATCTTTGGTCGCTGATATATGTCTATGGCTAAAATATGTAGTGGTGTAGATATTGTTTGAGCCACAATGGGTAAAGTTAAGGACGCTATAAAATCAGCCGTATTATATGGCATATAATTATGTAAAAAATTTTTACAATCATTTTTGAATATAAAATTTGAAGAGATAGTTATCATATCTCTAACAGCAAATAATCCATAAGAACACTTGGGAAAAATATGATTTTTGCTATGAAATATTTTTGAATATTCTTTATCTTTATATGCTATTGTTACTATGTTTACAAAACTGGTTGTCAATAAAGTAGGAATCTTATAGTCTATATTCTTTTTTTTACAGTATGTTTCTGTCAAGTTTGCTGTCGTATAAGTAGATGCATATACTAATAACATAATCTTACAAGGTTTAAAAAAATTGATTCTTTTATTTAAATAGTCATTACTTGTTTCAAGTAAAGATTTTTTGAAACTTTGATTTGTCAGTTGTGATTTTATGATGGAACTATCAATGATCGTCATAACTGGCGAGACAATGAATCCACTTGTAACTCCACAAAATACTTCATATAAAGGCATAATAGTTAATTAGTTAATAAGTCTTTATATCTATTTACACCCTTGAAGATTATTAGTGTCGTTTTATAGCGTGTTGTGTTAACGCATCTGTCAAATGCTTGCCACATCTGGTAAAAAATAGATGTAGTTGGTGTGGATCAGAACCAGTTACACTATCGTCAGGAATATAGGTTGCATTACCTTTTTTATAGCATAATAAAACAGGTATTCCATTTACCATCTTCTTAGATTTTAAAAATGAATAAAAATCAAATGATTTATCCACATCTATATCGGCGCAAATTACTTCAGGGGGCGATGAAGCGAAAAATCCATGAACAGCTGGTCTTATTTTAGCGCAAGGCGCACACCACTCTGCTGATAGTTTTATAATAATTAGACCAGGGTTGTGCTCTAAAAGATGAAAAAAGGCTTGGCGGTTTTCAATTTCACTAATTACTTGTTTAGACATACTATACTTATTTGTGATTAAATATTTATATTTATAACTAATATAAATAAAAAATTTATATGAAAATTTATATAATTTATATCCTAAATAATGAAACGGTCCAACTCTTTAAGTTATAACGCAATATATAGTTATAAATAACTTAAAGAAGCAAGTTGAAGCCAACAATTACATAAAATATTCTATATATTCTTGGAACTCCATATTAACATTTTGTGACATTTTCATTAATCTGTCAGGGTTTAATACATATTTTACCAACTCTTCACAAAACGCTTTTGTAGAATGTTTCATTGCTGGATAATTTAATTTACATAACAAATTACATATATTTACATTTCTTGATAATCTAAACCAATTAATTTTGTCTACATTTTTTTCAAGTATAGAAATTGCTTGTGGATTTTCTGACAGGATTTCCCATACGACATTATTCAAATTTCTTTCTATAATAGGCATAGCGTTTGGATTAAATGTTAACATATACCAATCAATCTTTTCCAAGTTTTTTTCTAGAATATGAATTGCATTTGGATTACGTGATAACCAATTCCAACAAATTTTGTCCGGATTTTTTTCTAATAGAGGGATAGCATTTGGATTTCGTGATAGAGCTGACCAGTGAACTTTTTCCAAGTTTTTTTCAAGAATAGGAATAGCGTTTGGATTTTCTGATAATAATTCCCAACTAACTTTATCTAAATTTTTTTCTATCAGATGAATGGCATTTGGATTATCTGATATCCAATCCCAGTTTACTTTATCTATATTTTTTTCTAGAATAGGTATCGCATTAGGATTCTCAGATAACCAATCCCACCTGATCTTATCCAAGTTATTTTCTAAAAGACGAATCGCTTTGGGGTTTGGATTTAGGTTTAATTCGTGCCAATCAATCTTATCCAAGTTTTTTTCTAGAATTTCTACTGCACCAGGATTACTTGACAAAACAAACCAATCAATCTTGTCTACATTTTTTTTTAGAATAGAAATGGCATCTGGGTTTTCTGAAAACCAAGACCAGCAACGCTCGTCTAAATTTTTCAAATTTCTTTCTATAATATATCTTGCATTAGGATTGCATGTTAACGCACGCCAATCTATTTTGTCCAAGTTATTTTCAAGAATAGGAATGGCTCCAGGATTGTGTGATAACTCAGTCCAGCTTAATTTATCCAACTGATGAAATTCGTAAATAGGTTTTCCAATCATATTTATTACTTTTGTCTATATTACAATAAAATAAAAAAAGTGTTTCAATTTTTTATTTACACCCTTGTTTATTTGAAATGGGACAAACATTTCAAATAAAACAGAATTTGCACGATGGGGCTTAAATTCAATTCATTTTTCAATTTTTCGTTTTCTTATCTCAATGAAAGATTTTCCTTAATAAGTTCTTCGTTATTCATTAAGGTATTGTAATAATTTTTATTATTATAAAAAAATTGAAATATAAATTAATTATATATCCTAATAATAAACTATATCAAACAAATTTCAAAATGACAACCGAGATTGAAACATATTTTAATTCTTTATCCGAAGAAATATTAATCATTAATGTTAGTATTAAAAGTAAATATTTACCAGATTTAACTAGATTTAAAAATCTAAAAAATTTATTTTGTTGTTTTAATCAATTAACTTCTTTACCTACTTTACCACAAAATCTAATAACATTAAATTGTTCTAATAATCAATTAACCTTTTTACCTACTTTACCACAAAATCTAGAAATATTAAATTGTTCTAATAACCAATTAACTTCTTTACCTATTTTACCACAAAGTCTAAAAAAATTATATTGTAATAATAATCAATTAATTTCTTTACCTACTTTACCACAAAATCTAGTTTTATTTAATTGTTCTAATAATCGATTAACTAGTTTGCCTACTTTACCACAAAATCTAGAAATATTAAATTGTTCTTATAATCAATTAACTAGTTTGCCTACTTTACCAAAAAATTTAATAATATCAAATTGTTATAGTAATCAATTAACTTCTTTACCTACTTTACCACAAAATTTATTAGTATTAAATTGTTCTAATAATAAATTAACTTCTTTACCTACTTTACCACAAAATTTAGAAGAATTTATTTGTTTTGATAATCAATTAACTTCTTTACCTACTTTACCACAAAGTCTAGAAAAATTATTTTGTGATAATAATCAATTAACTTGTTTGCCTACTTTGCCACAAAATCTAGAAGAATTATGTTGTGATAATAATCAATTAACTAGTTTGCCTAATTTACCACAAAATCTAAAAATATTATATTGTAAACATAATGCTATTTACGAAATAGTTAATGAAGACGATTTGACAGAAACAATAAAAAATATACAAATATTAAATAATTTTCGCTATTTATACTATTGCTTAAAATTTAAAAAACAAATAAGAAAATGGTTATGGGAAAAAGTAAGAGAACCGATTATAAAAAAATTATATAATCCAAAGTATTTAATTGAAAATTTAGGCGATGAAGATGATTTGGATATGGTGTTAAATAATTGGAAATAATAAATAATTGGAGATTGAAATGTAAAAAAGGTGTAAATGTCCAAGTAAATCAAATAATTTATAATTTTATAATTTTACATATTTTTTTTAACAAATGCTTCCAGTTCATCTACATCTATGTGTGGCAAATTGGGATGAGATTCCCAAAAATACTTACAATATGCCCACGAGAATTCACAATCTGTTTTATAATAATCTAATCTATATTTAATAATTGCTTTATATAACTTATCCGGTAAAAATTGTAGACTTTGTCTTGGCATCACATAACATAATTGAACTAATTCTGAAACAGGATTTTCCATCTTGTTTTCAATAAATTCAGTATTAAAATAAGGAATAAAATGTATTAGGTCTTCCAACAGGGGAGGATAATGATAATGATAACACCATCGCCAATTTGGACATCCGGTTGTATAATATTTCATAGTCCATTCTAAACCTTCCAGATAATTTGTGCATATTTGTCTACGTCTTTCATCATTCATTTCAATTTCAAACAACGTTTTGTAATATCGTTGTTGCCAGTTATCTTTGAAAGGATTAATAAATTTTTCAACTGAACGCTCGTAAGTAGGTATATTGATAAAATGATTCATCTTTTCTTCAGGTGTAATGTCCGGCAATTTGTATTTTTCTTTTCGGTCACGGATTTTATGCTCTTTTTTCAAGAACTCAAACTCATTTTTAGCCAAGAATTCAACAAGTTTTCTTACATTTTTCCAATAAATAATCTTACCATTCGTTAAATTTTCATTTGTATTTCCAATTGTTGCCTTATATGCTTGTAGCATTTTATCGACACCACCTGTTCTAATATTGACAGCAGGAAAATGCGGCATAAAATCGTTCCCTAAAAAGAAACATAAAAAAATATAATCATAAATGCGGTTCTTTTGTTGTTCATTTGATAATTCTTTGCCATTATTCATATCAAGAGTGATAGCGTCAGCTAATTCCGGAATATCCAAAACATAGGCTTCGTTTGGTTCAAGTTCTACATTAATAGACTTGATAAATTCAGGAGTTTCTCTAAATAAATAAATATTCCTTGTTATCGGCAAATGATTAATAGAAAGCATAATAAGGTCGGCGTCAAGACCATAAATAACCGTATTTACACCATTATGCTCTTGTGGCTCATCTCTTATATACTTGAATATTTTGTGCTCGCCTTCACCGTAGACATTTGAACCCGAAATAATAATATCAGACAAATTAAAGGATGAAGGATTGGAGAATGCTTTGGCAATTTTTTCGTCGAGCATTTTCATAAACACGGTTCCAGGAGTAATGGCGGTTGTATTCCAGGGGTCAGGCGTAATTGTCTTGAAAATAGATCTTGATAATGAAGTTTGATATACCGATTTAAATCTTCTTGATCGCTGTTGTTCTAATTTAGCAACGGGTGCTACGCCATCAAATGCAATGATGAGTCGTTTTGTTGGCTTTAATAAAAAAATATATTCTTTTATGTTTTGAATTGTTTTTAAAATAATAGCATTGGATACTTCTTCTGTCATTGCTGTCGCTTCCATTTTATAAAATGCGTCGTATATGATAGAGTTGCAATCCAAGTAAAGATTATCAACTTTAATAGGATTTAATGATAATTTGCGAATAATATTGGCATGATTTTTTACGATATAGCTAAAAAAAGACGGAATTCCCATAGTTGGTTACATATTATAATGTTTTATATTTAAATGGTATTTATATATATTAAAAATAATAAATTTTAGCAACTTAAAGATGGAATAGTTCAACTAACAAAATATAAATATTAAATAAAAGTAATATATAGAATGTCGGATAAAACATTGGGAGGGAAAAAAGAAAATAAGGCCAATGATGTGTTGCCTTTAATCGAAAAGAAGATTGAATTTTTCAAAGACATTATTCAAAAAACAATTATTCACATTCAAAAAAATAAAATGCTGGATATTTTAGGAATAAGCGATGTTAGTTTATGTATTGAAAAACTTGGAGAATTGAGTAAAAAATTGCAAGAAATGATGAGCAAAAAAATAACCGCAACAGATGTAGTTATTAATAATTTACAGTTAGTAAATAATGATTTGTCAAGTCTTCTTAAAAATTATGGCACCGATAATTTGGAGGATTTATTATTGATTTGCTTTGGAAATAATAACAAAATAACAAATGATGAAAATGAATTTAATAAATTTGAACTTTTGAAGAAATATTTTCATCCAACCAGTTATAAGGTTGTCCCCAAAAAAGAAGAATCAAAAAAGAAAGATGATATAGATGATAAAACACCGAATTTATCGTGTTTTGACGTGGCTTCCATATATAAGCAATTTCATATGAGAGTATATGGTATGAAGGTTTATGTATATTCCATTCCTCTCAAGAAAAATTTATTGATATATGGAATTGTGGATGATATTATTATTGACTTTTTGAACAATAGATATATTGCGAATAAAATGAAATTGATAAAAGATAATGTTCCACCTGAATCAGAGTTTCAAACAGAAACGTTTGATAAATTTATTAGTTCTCTGACATTAAAAGATTATTTGATTCACGAAAATCATAATGATATTTATAATAAATTTGTTGGTTCATCGTCACAAAGTAATTTAATAAAACAGAAGCAAATATCTCAAACTATAAAAGAATTTGTTTCTGATGATATGTATAATAAAAGAAATACATTATTAACACTTTTGGTGCGTTCAAATCATTACGAAAATCAATATTTGGCTTATTTATTATATGACCTTCTATCCAATGATTCAAATGGAAATGTGGATACACAAGAACAGACTATTTTATTTGACAGTTTTCCTTGGTCTATCAAGCAATCTTTTAAGCAAGCTATGAAAAAAACGATACAATATACAAATGAGCTATCCAATTTTGATATTAATAAAATTCCACTTGAACAGCAGATATGTTTATTAAAGGCTACAGATGCAGTAAAGGAAAAAGCGATGATGAAATTGAAAGAAGTAAAAGCCAAATCTGAAGATTCTGGTTCAAAAGCTCGGCAATACTTGGACGGATTATTAAAAATACCATTTGGTGTTTACAGGAAGGAACCTATATTAAGTAAAATGGAAATAGTAAGAAATTGTTTTAAAGAATTACATAAAAAATATGAAATTGAAAAAATATTTCCAGAAATAAAATCAAAAGAAAAATATACAAGCGTTGAAATCCTTAAAAATATAAAAAAGTTTCAAGGAAACGCAACTTCAACAAATAAGCAACAAATGTTGGAGAAAATAAATCAACATTTAACAAGTGGTGATAAAAAAACAATTGTATCTAATTTAAAAATCTTGGAAACTATTTTAAAAAAATACAAAAAAAAGTGTTCAAAATATTCACATTTGACAAAAGACGAATTATGTTCTCATATAAATAACATTGTCGTGTCTTATCTTAAAGAAGACGGAGAAGAAGATAATAAAAAAATAATAGACGACATAATAACGGAATTTAAATTCAATATTAGTATGAATCCCTTGTTAAACAACATTAACATTAAAAACGATATTGATAAAATAAATGGACATATGAAAGAAATAACACATTATATGTCAGGAGTAAAAGAAACTTTGGACAAAGCAGTTCACGGCCACGATAAAGCTAAAAACCAAATTGAGAGAATTATTGGGCAATGGATAAACGGAGAACAAGACGGATATTGTTTTGGGTTTGAAGGACCTCCTGGTTGTGGTAAAACATCGTTAGCTAAACGGGGAATTTCAAATTGTTTAAAAGATGATAAGGGGAATCCAAGACCGTTTTCGATGATACAAATGGGTGGTGATAGTAACGGTAGCACTTTACACGGTCATAATTACACCTATGTAGGAAGCACGTGGGGTTCAATTGTTCAAATTTTAATTGACAAGAAGTGTATGAATCCTATTATATTTATAGACGAAGTAGACAAAATTAGTCGCACAGAACACGGTAAGGAAATAGTAGGAATTCTTACACATTTATTAGACCCTGCACAAAACGATTGTTTCCAGGATAAGTATTTCACCGGAATAGACTTGGATTTGTCAAAAGCATTGTTTATTTTGTCCTATAATGATGTTGAAGCCATCGATAAAATTTTGTTGGATCGTGTCCATAGAATTAAATTTAATAGTCTCTCTTTAGAAGATAAATTAATCATTTGCAACACGCATATATTGCCGGAGGTTTACAAGAAAATGGGATTAGAAGATATGATCCATTTCTCTGATGAGGTATTAAAATTTATAATCGACGAATATACTTCTGAATCTGGCGTTCGTAAATTAAAAGAGATTTTATTTGAAATCGTTGGAGAGATTAATTTGGATATATTAAAATATTCCGATAAAGATTATGAACTTCCTATTCAAATATGTATTAATGATATTAAGACAAAATATTTTAAGGATAAACATGAAATTAAACACAAAAAAATTCATAACGAGAGTCGCGTCGGAGTCATAAATGGATTATGGGCTAACGCTTTGGGTAGAGGAGGCGTTATTCCTATTCAAGTTGGATGGAGACCCAGTCAACAATTTCTTTCTCTCCATTTAACTGGTATGCAAGGTGATGTTATGAAAGAATCTATGAATGTCGCACTAACATTAGCTTGGGATTTGACGAGTCCTTCAGCCAAAAAAGAAATACGTGATGAGCATTCATTCGATAAAAATATAAACGGTATTCATATTCATTGTCCAGAAGGAGCAACACCAAAAGATGGGCCGAGTGCAGGCACAGCCATTGCTACAGCCATTTATAGTGTTCTCAATCAAAAGAAAATTAAATATAATATAGCTATTACTGGAGAGATTTGTTTGAATGGAAATGTCACGGAAATAGGTGGTTTAGATTTGAAGATATTAGGCGCGATCAAAGCTGGGGTTAAAGAAATATTGTTTCCCGTTGAAAATATAAAAGACTATAATAAGTTTCTGGAAAAGTATAAAGACACTCCTTTGCTGGAAGGAATCAAGTTTCATTCTGTTAGTAGAATTCAAGAAGTATTTGAACTTGTTTTTGAAGAATAAAATAATAAAAATAAAATTTAAATGATAAGTAATATAAAAACTTTTATATTACTTATTTAGTATATATGTTTTCAACTATTTCATTTAAAAAAGAATTTACATTCGAAGAACGTTTTGCCGAGTCAAAAAGAGTTTTTGCCAGACATCCTGATAAGATTCCTGTTATATGCGAACGTTCTCCAGCTGCAGGAAGGGATTGTCCATTCATCGACAAAAAAAAATATTTAACACCACCTGATTGCACAGTTGGACAATTTTTATATGTCATTAGAAAACAATTACGTCTACCATCTGAAAAAGCGCTTTTTTTGTTTGTCAATGGCACCATTCCGCCAACTACAAGTTTAATAAAAGAAATTTATGCAAGACACAAAGATGTGGATGGTTATTTATATGTAACTTATGCGCAAGAAAACACATTCGGATAATATACTATTTTTGTCTAAATAAAGAGTATAACAACAATTACCAAAATAATGATACAAACTATAAACCCAGCACAAAATTTTACAATTCTTTTAATAGTGCTTTCTTGAGGGTCGGGAACAGGATATTTTAAGATACCCTTTATTTTCGCATTTGGATCGATTAAATGTTCATCTAATTTATTGTCTGAGTCAACACTAACCACTATATTGTCTTCACTGTTACTTCCGGGAATGGAAATGGTATCATAACTATCTGCTTTCATTTGGCTATTTAATTTAACTTTAATTTGTTATTAACTATTTAACTCAATTTTTTTAATAAGAAATTACACCTTTGGACATTTAATTTATGTCAGATAAAAGTTATATTATTTATTTAATTTATTTTCATTCACATCATTTGAAAATAAAATAAAATAGAAAATAAAATTTAAAATTGAATCTATATTTTATATTTTTTATATATAAAAATGCATATGCGAAATTAAATATGAAAACACAAACATTTACCATTTTAATGACAGCAGGATGGGTTTTTACCATTGGATTATTCCTCTTATATGTATGGAATTATGAATTAAGAATAGTTATTCGAAGACCTAATCGTGTTATTATAAATGTCCCTTTACCAAATCTTGTTATTCGAAATAACCAAGTTCATCCTTTGGAAGATGAAAATACAAAAGAAAATAGCACGTCCAGTTGTTATAATAATGAAACTAAAGAGGAAACCAAGATTGCTGAGAATGTGTAAATGAATATCTATCTTGTTTTTATATAAAATTAAAATTATCTATAAAAAATCAATTTAAACCTTTGGACATTTCACACGTTAGGAAAACGCCGATACATTTATAAAAAAATTGATTTAGTTTGTAAAATAAATATAGACATTACCTCACACTGATTTTGAAAATGTTCAATATTAAAAATATAGAATTTAGTTTGGAATTCTTTTGGAATATGATGGAAAAGCAAAGCATGTTGTGTCCTGCTGAAACCAACATTTATTGTTTTTACAAAAGAGGTGAAAATTATTATATTCAAGCCTCTAATGAATATGATTTAATGATTAAGCTAAAAAAAAATAATATATTGGATTGCGATGTTTATACTGATTTGTCTTGCGATGCTGACCCTGATAAAACATTTCGAACTAAGGAAGAATTGTATAAATATTTTGTTGATGAATATATTCGTTTCTATCGTGAATTATACAAGGATTATTTTGAGAAATTGATTATTATTTCGTAATAAATGTATCGGCATTTTCCTAACGTGTGAAATGTTCAAAGGTGTAAAAAAGAAAAAAATATATTATGCAAAAACTAACTTAAAGACAAAGTATAAATATTTTATGAAAAGGAATCAATTGTATAATTATTCTTTTTCCTTGTCAAGATATAACTGATTATGTTATTTTCTTATTTTAGTCCAGTTTTGACTAAAAATAAACTCAGCTTAGCTCAGTTGGTAGAGCGGAGGACTGTAGTTCCTTAGGTCGGTGGTTCGAATCCGTCAGCTGAGACTTTTACTTTTATTTTTGTAACAATACGTTTTATAAAATTTTACATTATAAAAAATAATGTAAAATTTCTTTTTTCAACCAAATTAAATATTAAGTGCAGGAATGCTATAATTTTCTCCATCTTTAACATATTTTGCAATTATTTTTGGATTAACTTGATTTTTGATAATATCGGCAGTTTCATAGACGTTGTTAAATTTATCAATGTAATAAACAATTCCTTGAATATCCTGTGCCCAAACTTCCACTTTATGCGTGTTTAATTTGGGCTCATCCTGATCTTCCACCATAATTCCGTGAGGAGTTCCTTTCAGATGAGTACCACAGTATTCACTACCTTCTTTTCTACGACGTGTACACTGTTCTTCATTTGCTCTTTTAGCACAGCACCTGTCATAAATAGGAACGAAATTTTTGACACGCTTTCTTTTTTGAAAATCTTCCTTGCTAAAAGAAAGCCTATCATAGTCATAAATATATTGTAAAAGTTGTGTGGATTTAACATCATTATTTAACCCCATTTGAGTCGCTTTCTCACGAATATTATCTTTAAAGGAGGTAATATATGTTTCAAGCTTCTTATTGAGTCGTTTTTCCATTTCTTTATGTCGTTATTTATAATATAATATTTAATATTTAAATCAATTTTTTATATTATTAGAAAACCAACTTAAAGAAGAGTCTATACGTTTACTATTTTTTTTTCGTTATTACAGTTATATATCTATTTAATGCATTTTGCTTGACATTAACAGTTTCTTCTTGAATTGATTTATCAATTATGGGTTCTTCTGTTACATTTTGCTGAATAATAGGTTCTTCTTCAATAACTTTTGCATTTTCATCGATTTGCTCTGAAAAGGCTTCGTTTATAGAAGTTATTTTTATAATATCCTTTTCGTCACTTCTAATTGTTAAGGGTGTAATATTTAATTGTGTAATTTGTTCGGTGTTTAATTGTTCTTTATCAAATGGTATAGTATCTAATTGGACATTGTCCTGTGCTAATAAATTTTGTAGAGGTGATTCGGGTTGTAAATGATGAGGTTTTTCATTAATTATGGAATCACAAGACTCCTCAATATTAATAAACATGTCTTCAATTTCTTTATCAGTTAGTTTTTTATCCATCGGTTTTTCTTTTTTTGGTTTGCATAAATTTAATAAACCTGTCACTTTATGAACATTTTTTTGAAATATTTTTTTGAAATCTTTTTTTTGCTTATCAACAGATAATGGTATAGTATTTAAATCATCAACTTGATTTATTATATCTTTATCATTGATATCCTTATCCTTAATATCTTTATCCTTAATATCTTTATCCTTAATATCTTTATAATTGATATCTTCATCATTAATACCTTTATCAAGAATTGGCATATCAATAGATATAGAAGAATGTGATCTTTCCAATGCATTATTAACAGGTAAACTTATATTGTTTTTTGTGTTTGATTCATCGCTTGCTTCGCTATTTGTTTCAGAACCAATCGACGTCTTCAATTCTCTCAATAATGTTTTATCCATATTATTAGTAGAAAATTCATCAATCAATTCTTTTTTCTTGTCTTTGCTTATTTCAACAGAATCATCAAATTTAATATCATTTGTAATATGAGTATACATCAACTGAATTTTATTGCTGAAACGTTTCAAATATTTTGAATGCATCTTATGAAAGAATTCAATATAGGTTATGAACATCATTATTTTTTCCCGCATTACGCTTATATTGAAATTAAATGAAGTAATGAAATTGTCTATGTTGAGACCGATATTCTGTTTTGTTTTATGAATTAATAATTCATTTTCCTTATTATTAAGTATTGACATCAATATGCCAAGTAAATTTAAAATATTTTCATGAATGTCAAGTATTATCTCAAATTTATATTCTCTAAAAGGTTCCAAGTCTTTATATACAGGAAAATGATGCATTTTTACTAATTCTGAAATCTTTTTATCTGTAACACTTTTTGATATATATTCAACAATAATTTTGTTTAATTTAAAATATTCACAATACATTCGATTATTTATTGCTAAAAATAAACGCTTCATGTCATCATATTCAATATCAATTAATTTACTTTGAAAATGAAATGAGTCCAGACCAAAAATAAACATCTCGCTTTGGCTTGTTTTAATAAATTCAGCATAAATCTGTCTTAATCTATCAATTCTTATTTGTAGCGTATCAAAGACATTTTTAACTATGTTTCTTATATTAATTATATAGTTAAATTCACTTTTAAGTTTTACAACTCTTGATTCCATATTACATTGGCAGAAAAGAAATTTTTCTTTATATTGTTTTTTTATATTTATTTTCTTTATATTGTTTTTTATATTTATTTTCTTTATATTGTTTTTTATATTATTTTCTTTATATTTATTTCTTGTGATATATTAAAAATGGATAATATATCAGAAGACACGAATGAACTAATCAGTAATAAGTTCAGCATCGAATGGACACCAGAACACGAACAAATACTTATTGAATGGGGAGATAAAGCAATGTGTTATAGATGGCTCCACGCTAAAGCAAATGCTATGTACAGCAGTTTAAATGCTTGGTATACAATCCCTGTAATCATTATATCCACATTAACAGGAACTGCCAACTTTGCACAGGAAAGAGTTCCGCCAGAATATCAAAATTTTTTTGTAATGATTGTGGGTGGGTTTAATATTATGGCTGGAATTATTACAACTATTCAACAGTTTTTAAAAATCACACAATTAAATGAATCTCATCGTGTAAGCAGTATTGCTTGGGATAAATTTTATCGTAACATTAAAATAGAACTTGCTAAACATCCAACTGAGAGAATTGATCCAAAACAAATGCTGAAAATGAGCAAAGAAGAATTCGATAGATTAATTGAAACTAGTCCAAATATACCGGAAAAAATAATTCAACAATTTAAAACCAAATTTTTCGAAGAAGAAACATTCGATAAAATAATTAAACCTGAAATCTGTGATATTTTAATTCCCACAAGTCAATACAGAAATCCATGGTATAATGAGGATAACCAAACCAAAGTTATGAATGAAACTCTAAAAAATGAACTTATGAAACAAAACAAAATTAAAAAACAAAACGAATTAGATAGAAAAATGGTTAGCGATTTTATTATCCAATTTAATAATCTAAATAATCGCGAACCTATGGAAACAGAAATAATAGATAATTTAAAAGATAAAATGGATTTGAATACGATCAAAAAAATTATTGAACAAAACAAAACCTTACTTGTTAAAATGAATGTAGATGACTCTGTTTATGGAAATAATCTTGTCTAAATCTTTGGATAATCGTTTGGTAAAATTAAAATACATAATATAATAAATATATAAAATAGTATATAAACTCCATATATATCTTCAGTAATACCATAAAAATTTAGAACCTGAGTTAAACTATAAAAAAATATAATGGATAAACCAATTAATGTTACAGGATTCATATATTATTATTTTAGATATTATTATTCTAAACTATTCTATAACTTTCGTTATTAGGTTCATAACTGTCTCCAAGAGAAGTCTTATCTATAAAATGATAACTGAGTGGAATTTGTTGATTATAATCTTTCATAACAAATATTGGCGTTTCTTGAAGAAAGCTACCATCATCTAATTCAATATTTCCTAAATAAGCGCTATCACACGTTCTTGTCCATAAGCCATCATGGTCTGATATTCTTAAAGTTTGAATTTCATAATTTTTGTTTATCATTGAGTCGCCTAATTTTTGTTTTTTAATTTCCGATTCATCAATTGGATAATTAGGCATATTTTCGATAAACTTTGTTATACCCGTAAATAATGCAAATCTCACAATACCACCTTTTAAATAGATTCCGTTTTCGTTATTAGTTATTAATTTATTATGTAGATACTGGGGTCTATAATCAGGTGACCAACCACCATGCCTTATGGCCTGATTGAAATTGGTAAAATAATAATAAGGACCTAAAATGGCTAACTTATTTTTTGGTGACTCGCCAAATGTATATGTAAAATTTAATTGGTTAACTGTTGGTTTACCAACAAATCCTACTATGGGTAGTTCGTATAATTCATTATTTTCATCATATAAATAATTTATTGAATTATTTGTGATAAAAAAATCTGTTGTTTCATAGCATATTGGTATATTACAAACTTTACGATGATTTATTATTTCATCTGGCAAAACAAAGAGAGATTGAGTTGAGGCATTAGCATTTTCGTATTCAAAGATATAATTGGATGTGTCAAAAAATAAATAAATCGTTTCTTCAAATTCATAATAACCGTCGAAACATATTTTTTCATTAAAATTTTCAAAATCCAATACTCGCAACATACCTGATAAAAATACTTTTGAATAACGAATCAGTGTATTACTGTTAAAATCACTAAATATCGGTAAATTAGGTAAAGCCATCTCTCCAAATCCATTATTTGAAAGCAGAAATTGAATAAATGGAAATTTGCCGTCGTTATTTATTTTATAAACACATAATAGTATCTGTGATTCTTCATTTATGTCAGGAAGTAATTCTAATTCTTTGTTTAAGAAATTCGTAATCATATAATTATAATTGTGCGGTCTTTGAGAACCTGTTTCTCTATCGTTATTCATAATTATAATTATAATATAGTTATTTGTTTAATTTATTTTATTATTTTATCTATTTCACAAATTTATCTATTATCTATTTATCTATTTTTCTTTTTATCGTCTCTTTAATTTGTTCTTCTCGACTATCCATAACATGTTTCGTTATTTCTTCTGCTATCTTCGCATCATTTTTATAATAATTTTGTAATGCTGATAAAAGGGTTTTACCATTTATTGGTTTCTTTACTTTGTTCTTTTTATAAACCAACGCTCCACCATTTATATCGAAACAATCAATACTATTAGTTTTCATAACAGTGACTAAATTTTCGGTTAATATCTTTTTTTTATTATTCCTTTCCTTAATTTCACTCTTTAACTGAGATATCTCAGTATCCATTTTAATCCATTCTTTAATATTATTAACAAGTTGCTCTTTCGCACTCTGCGTCTGTTCTTTTGATTCCATAATATTATTATTATATTATATTTAAATTCTTAATTAACAATTATTTTTTTAGAAAAGCTTTGGGTTGATTAAACTGAATTTTTCTTCATTCAAATGAAAATACAAGGGAGTAAAGACATATAACTACTTGTTATCTTCAATTGAATTATTAACTTTATTATAATTATCAGTATGATTTATTTTACACATTATATACGTATCTATAAAACTAGACCCTTTTGGTATTGCACCAATTTCTATACAATCACTCTTTTTTACCCATATTATAGTATTTTCATTTATAAATTTATTTTCATCAGTTTTGATGTATGATGATTTATTATTTTCCATATTATTTATATATACTAATAACATAACTTTATACCATTTTACAGCTATATAATTAAGTTACAGGCATTCTGGACAATAATATTTACATTCTTCAAAATAAACACACTCTTGGCAAACATACCCTTTACATTTAATGCACTCAGCTACTTTTTCGTAGTTATAATATATTTTGCAGACAATACAGATTGTTTTCATTTATATAATACAAATAATAAAATTTTAAGCGTTTATATGCATATATCATTCTTTTGTCCCATTACAAATGTTCAATGAGGTAAGTGGCGTTTACAAAAGTTATTTGTAAAAATTTTACAACCACACGGATTACCTTTATTCGGACCAGTCTTTAAAATTTGTGAACATCCCATTGGATTTTCAACATTTGATGGTCCTATCACAAGATTTTCTGTTAAAACATTTTTATTTACTTGTTTCAAAGCTTGTTTAGCCTTTTTTGCATTTTGTTTTTCTTCTTTTTCCTTAGCTTTGGCATCTAATTTTGCTTGTTTTTCCATTTCTTTAGCATGTTTCTTTGCCAAAGTTTCAGCTTCTTTTTGTTTTAATTTATATTGTTTGATCATTATTTTTTTATGTGAATAGCAATAATGCTTAGTATCACCATATGTAATAGGTGATGCTGGGTCTTTATGATTGTAAATATTTATTTTACTTCCAAACATATTGCATTTTTCAGACAAATATTTGTTATTCGTAGAAGATTCTTCTTTTAATGCGTCATAATTTGGATTTGGTATCAAATATTCACATTTTGGTGAATTACAATAACTATTATAAATAGTTTCTTTATTATTTGGGTCATAAAAATTGACTCCGTTCACCTTTTGCAGACCTAAATCTTCATAATAGGTCAATAAAAATTCTTGTTTTTCACGACAATATGGGCATCTAATCTCATTTGTATTTAACTTTGTAAAAATGCCCTCCATATGGTTAAATTTTTTTTTATGGTTTACTAAATCATGATATAATGGTATATAATTAAATTTGTGTCCACATTTCAAAGTTACATATTTATCTGTTAACAATTCGTCTGTTATTAAACACCTATTATTATCATCATAACTCAAATCATTGTCAAGTGATTTATACAATTCAGAAAAAAAATCCAACCCTCCTTCTATATTATATTTATTCATTTATTATTAATTATGTTTTATCTTTATATTTTTTTATATATATAAAAAATATAAAATGAGTCCACCAGAAGTTTGGGGTCCGGCAGTTTGGTTATTATTCCATTCGCTAATTGAGCAGTTGAACCCATCAGTTTATGAACACGTAATTGGTTCAATGTTTAGAATAATTGTTAGAATATGCAAGTATCTTCCTTGTCCGGATTGTTCAGCAGATGCAAGTAAATTCTTAGCAAGGATTCATTTAAGAGACTATAAAACAAAGATTGAATTCAAAAATATGCTATATTTATTTCATAATTGGGTTAATGTTAAAAAAAGAAAACCTCTTTATAATTATTCACATTTAGAGAAATATTCAAGGATAAATATAGTCTACGTTTTAAATAATTTTATATCAAAATATAATACAAAAGGTAATATGAAATTACTTAACGAGTCGTTTCAGAGAAGTTTTGTAGTTAAAGAGTTAGTTTCATGGTTTAAAACATTTGCTTCAGCTTTTGTTCAGAAGCCTCAAGAAGTAGCTGTAATTAATGAAGAACAACCAGTTACTAAAGAAGAATCTATTGATAAAAATGAAGCCATCGTTGAAGAGCAACCTGTTATTAAAGAAGAATCTATTGATAAAGAGCAACCTATTGTTGAGGAACATCAGGTTGTTGAAGAGCAACTTGTTATTAAAGAGGAGTCCATTGTTGAAGATCAACCTATTAAAGAGGAATGCATTGTTGATGATCAACCAGTTATTAAAGAGGAATCCATTGTTGAAGATCAACCTATTAAAGAGGAATGCATTGTTGATGAACAACCTATTATTAAAGAGGAATCTGTTATTGAGGAATCAATCGTTGATGAAGAACCTATTATTAAAGAGAAATCCATTGTTTTGGAGAAACCAGTTATTGAGGAACAATCTATTGTTGAAGAGGAAGAAACCAATAGCAAAATAGAAGAAACTATGATTGTTGAAAATAATGACATTCAACAATCCAAAAAGAAAAGAAAAAGCAAATCAAAAAAATAGAAAATTTATAATTCGCTTATTAATTGACCATCTTTGTACATTGAACACTTAAAAGTTTGCTTACTGGGTTGATAACAAACTTGCTTATCACTTGAAGTTTCATTAAAAAATAAATATTTACCCGAACCGCCAGTATACATTAGAGCAACAATTAATGAAGCTGACGTCGCACCAAGTAATATATTTAAAAATAAGTCACCCATTTTGATTACGCAATTTTTGTAAATTTTAATAAAAATATCAGCCAAGAAATAAGTTATTAATGAAATGAAAACCCAGTAGTTAATTGAACCATTATTAAACATTGGAACAGACAAATACATTATGGTAAATGCAAAAACAAAAGCACTAAATGTTGGGTTTCCATATTTGCTGTATTGAATTGAAGTGCATATCGTTTTGTCATTGACAATAGGATCGGCACCCGACATTCTGTAAACATAACTTCGAACAACGCAACAGCCTATTAAAAACCCTAAATAAATTAAACCCTTAAAGTTTTGATAAAAAAAGGACATCCCCGTTATAGTTGTTGCCACTATAATTGGAGAGAAAAAAGAAAGAAAAACAATGATATTGATGGGTTGAAATAATTGTAAGGGAGAATCGGGCACACCTCCCATTTTCATAGTATTATTAAGTGTTGTCATATAATAATAATTAATAATATAATTTAATCATTAATATCTATTTATTTTTGTGTATAAAATCTTGTTTCTAAATAAAAATATAATATATCCTTTCAAATTTTTATTATAATAATTCAATATATTCAGATCATTTCAATTTGTGTTTTTTTTTGCTATTCTCTCTAATCTAATTTGATGAAAAAATATTTTACCAATACTGCAGCATCTATTTATAAATTTATTACATAGATTTTAATAACTATTATGGGAAGTTAACGGTTTTATGGGAAGTTAACGGTTTTATGGGAAGTTAACGGTGTTAGAATTTGGCTCCACCTTTTTTAAAGGTGGAATAATTTTTCAGTAAATGTAAAAGAAAGGTAAAATAAAAAAAAATTGAAATGTTTTTTTTGGTATAGGATAAAAGCATTCAAAGAATTAAATAAAAGTAAAAGATGTCTTCGATTTACGTGTCAGA